AGAATGTCTCCGTATACTGAAGACATAAAAAACTCAGGTGTCAAATTTCAGCAACATCTAAGACAATTTTTGGGATCTAGCTACATCGGAGCTATAAACTCAGAAGATTCTATTCCAGAGTTAGGCACAAGATCTAGATCAGCAAATGCCGGTTTTATTGGTTCGCCTAATTATGTTATAATCGCTAGCGGTAGTTTCATAAACGCCGGGACAGATTCAATTGCATTCTTAGGAATGAGTAGAAGCTAGGAAAAAACATGCCAAGATTGATACCAGATGAAAGTATAATTTACTCTCTAAATAGAGAATTTAGTAGTAGAACAGGTAATGTTTACAAAAGTGTCGGGTCACTGGTAGGTTGGTGGCGATTTAACGAAAACGTGTCTAGCGCAGGAACTGTTACTGATAGTAGTGGAAACGGCAGAACAGGAGATTTTAATGCTCCCGATGAAAGACCTAGTTTCAAAGATGGAGTAACGCCTAGCAGATTTATACAAGACGCAAGCGCTGAGTTTGACGGTGATACCGGTGAAAACGATTCTGTACAAATAGGAACAGCTTCAGAGTGGGATGTGATTATTGGCAACGGAACTGGCAGTCAAGAAAAAATGACATTTAGTTCTTGGATAAGACCGTTTAGTGATGGGCATAATAATTTTGGAAGAATTTTAGATTTCGGCGATCAAGACGTTGCAATGTTTGTAGGGACGTTTAACGGCACCGTCAGAGTTCTTTTTTCAATCAAATTCGGCTCGATCTTCACCGGCGCTGACCAAGGTACATGGTATACTCGGTCAAGCATAAGTCTAAACGAGTGGTCTCATGTTGCTGTGACATTCGATGCGAACTCTCCATCTAACGATCCTGTTATGTACATTAACGGTGTTGAGTCTCTATTAGTAGAGTATGAAACGCCAACTGGTAATTTTCAAGGGATAAGCTCAGAAACATGCCATATAGGCAACAATAGCGCTGGGACTAGGACTTTTTCAGGGCAGTTGGCAGACGTTGCTGTGTGGAGTTCAATTCTCTCAAGTGAAGAAATTAGAGCACTTTACGAAGCTGAACACGGCTTTTCAAGAAGGGGGTCGGGAACACTTTCTACACCTCCCAGACTATTACTTCGCGAGAGAGATAATGCAACTGGATCCTACCCAACTGTTCTTAGAGCAGGAGACAGAGACAGAAAAGGCAACTATAACGTGTCTTTCAGCGACAACAATGTCATAAATTTTGGTAGAAGAATTAGAGAAGTTTTTGAACTAAAAAATCGAGCTGGCAACGGATTCTTTGGTTTTGAAGCAGTGGGTGCTTCAACAAGTGTACCCAGGTTAGGTCTAGATTTTTCTTCAGGTATGCAGATAAGAACTGAGATTGTTAGCAGTAAAAACGAGAAAGCACCTACAGCACTTGTCTTTTCTTCACCCGGGAGGCTGGCGCGGGGTATAAGATGGGTTAGAACAAAAGAAAAGATTAAAAACCCAAGAGTTAGACTTAAAATAATTAAAGGGCCCTACAACGAGGACAGAACTATACTTAAGTTTGGCTTAGGGCTCTCATTAGGTAAAGTGACTGACGTCTTAAAGATCCAAATTGACACAAATCAAGACTTTACCAGCCCGATTACTATCAAGACGATACAGAACGATGAAGCTAATATTTTGAGTCAGCTTTTTGTAAGAAATTTTGACAGTCCTCGGTTCCCAAAAAGAAAGGTTATTGAGGTAAATCTCCACCCAAGCGATTTTCCAGGAGGCATGGATCCTTTCTATTTGCGAGTAGTTCAAGACAGCATTAGTGATGCCAGCGAATCAGTTTGGGCAATAAGTGAAATGCAGATTGACTATCACAAGTCAGACAATATTACTTATCCTTTAGGTGTAGATGCGAACACCGTTGTTGGGAAAAAAATACTATCATCATCTGTCAATTCTCCTCATATTGTTCCAGAATTGGTAGGGCCAGGTAGAAGCATATCAGGCATAAGTGACACTCACTTAACTTTTACACCTGGCGAAGATGTCTCACCTTTTGACGAGAGTGTGGTATTTACTAATCCTTCAAGCGTTTTCTTTGACCAGGGTGTTGATCCTGAAATCATTCCGGGATTTAGCGCTCCGGTTTCTAGTAAGACTATTTTCGAAGTAGATCTATCTCCAAACTCTGAGACAACTTTTGGAATGAACACGCCAGCAACTAACGACAACATTGGCCCTGATGAAGACGAGCGCGGACCAAGAATAGAAGACAACGTTGACGTCAAACAAATGCTAATGGTCTATTGGAACAACGATATTAAAAGGTGGGAAAAGATTGCAAACGGTGTTTGTGGAAATGGTGCGCTCGGATTAACAGACACTTCAACAACAAGTGTCAACCCATCACTAACTCAGATGGTTAGTAGCGGCGCTTTAGGTTTTTCTTCTATAGGTATGGTGTCAACTGGCTCCGACGCAACACTTACAAATCAAAATACTGTTAATCAGGATACTCTCTTATCATACGTCAGACCTACTTCTACTTTTGGATTTCCGTTTCAAGGCAAATATGAGGCAACTTCAAGTCAATTTATCAGAGCAAGAGATGTAGGAATCACGAAACCTTTTTTGCTTGAAAAATGTTCTTTAGATTTTAGTTCTAAATTTGAGTTTGCATCAAATCAGTTCGATTCAGGTTCTAGAGCATATTCATTAAGAGCTGCTAGAAATGATGGCACTAACCCGTCTGGGCACACTAACTGTGATAATCAAAAAGTTTATATTCCAACTTTTTTTATTCTCAAGCAGTGTGAAGACAAATTTGAAACAATCATAAATTCTGAAATTTTTGCTAATCAAAGTGAAATTCCTTTTCAGCAATCAATTTCTATTCCTGACAATCAAGTTCTTCTTTCAACAGGATCAGAATTTTCAGTTGTAGAAAAAACAAGAGAGTTAGTTACTTACGGTCAAATGACGCTCTTTGTTAGCGGCGTAGCTAACACAGCTGCAACTAACACTGAGGGTCGTGGAGACACAAATGCTCAAGTTAATATTGATGAAATAATAGACAACGGTATTGGTAGAGACTTAAACGTTGATGTTCTCAAGGCGACAGGACAGACATCTTTTAATGTTGCAAATTCTCAACTTAGCTCTCTCACAGGTAGCTTTGTGATGAACTTTCCTTGTCGTTTGTCTCCAAGAATTGATAGGCTCTCGTTTACAAGGTTGGCAGTTTCATACACGCACGGCCCAACTCGAAGAAACTTAGCATTTCTTTCTTTAAACAATACGATGGGAGGCAGAGGAGATGGATCTGTATCTTCTACTAATAGATCAATCGTTAATGGTTTTGGCTCAACACAGAAAGGTGAAGAACTTGATCATTACACTTCAGCAACCGGCGGGAAACCAATACTTGTATCACCCACAGATGCTCGATTTATAGACACAGCTTCGCCTTACATAATTATGCCAGATGATGAGATTGTATTCGGCTGGCAGTACCCCATGACCTCAGAAATCTTAGATGCTGCCCCGGGTAAAAGTGACAACTTTTTCAACACGATGACACCTTTCGGTAAGTCAAAACTTCGTCTAATCGGTTCACTAATTAAGGACAATGCAGAGTTTCATGAAGGCCCTAATCAAAATTTATCATCTGATTCTGTTCACGAGATCATAGGCGCTGAACCTCTAGTCGATCAATTTGCAGTATCTAGAATGGGTGAAAATGTTGGTAATTTTTACGACACTAGAGTGTCTAGTGAAGCAATCACACCCTCGTTAAGAATTGGAAGTGAAACTTTAAGTAAACAAGAAACAATTTTAGGCGACCCTGGAGCTGCACGTGGATTCATTAAATTTAGAACGACTTATCGATCCGACGGCAAGACAGGTGGGATTGAAGTAGGTGACCAGATCAAAATAACAGCTCTCCTCGCCGACGGGTCTACCAGTATCAAAACTTTCACAGCACATGCTACAACAACAGACTCAACCAGGTTTCGGGTCGTAGGGACAGCCACAACTTACAACGACGCAGTAGCTACAATCTTTTTTCTAATAGCTTCTATTAACTCTAGCGGCTTTTTTGAAACGATACCAAGCTCAGGTGCCGTAACTGTAAATCTTAGATTTGGTAATGTGTACAGCATCAGTTTAAGAGTAACTCAAAAACACGGCGGAACCGCAGGTAATTTGCCAATTACTTTAAGCCAACCAGGTGGAACTTTTGCAATCGAAACTGAAGATTTTACTGAAGGCGCGGATGGGGAAGTTATTTTGGGAAACACATTTTCTAGAGATGTACGCTTAACAGACGAGTTAAGAGTTTTTACAGATAGTACGGGTTCGGCAGGCGCTTTCTTCGACGAAAATTCAACTTTTGGCTTGATGCAAGCACAGAGAGGAGGTTTGTCCCCCAGGTACTACTTTAGTTCAAAAAAATACGGAAACTTTATTGACTTCATTGACCAGGGCAAAGATTCAAAATTTGCAACAGGAAAAGGCCGACTTAGACGAGAAGCCCGGGGGTCTGCACTCCAAGCACCTATCCGAATAAATTTTGTTAGCGGTACAAATGATGACTCAATTGGAGTAAAAACTTACGTGCCCAAACCTCCTGAGCTATCTCAAAACAAAACGCAAACTTCTGAGCTAACATCTCCATTTACTGACCCGTCTTTGGCAGTCAACGAAGACACTTAATCAATTTATAGCTGCCTCTTGAAAGATGCAAGCCAGTTCAATTTAAACTATTTAAAAATAAATTTTTAATGAAGATACTTATTAGAGAGGAAAAATGGCAGGAATATTAGATAGTAAGACTCGCTTCATTGACTTAATAGTCACACAAGAAGGTAAGAGGCAAATAGCGTCAGGAAAGCTGAGAGCTGAGTATGCTTCTTTAAGTGATTCTCAAGTGTTTTACGACAAGTCTGAAGTCGATGAAGTGTCTAATAGAATTTACTTTCAGGTAATGGATTCGCCTAACAATGTCATTGTTTTAGAAAAAGATGATAGTGGTAAATTAATAGAGTTTAACTTTTCACCCACAGGAAGCATTGTTGGCAATGACATATTTGACAAGGACGCCACTTCTACAAATAAACTGAAATTAAAAGCAGTGACAGGCTCTGCTTTCACTTCTACCTCGACATCAATAATGCAGTCATTTACAGAGCATTTTGGGGCACAGCAAGTTTTAAGCACTTTTGAGAGAGACGGTAACGAATTTGAGCTAAGTACTGAGAGAATAAATTTTGCGATATCAAACAGCGTACCTTTTAAACGAGGACCAGAAAAGGAAACAATCAATGTTAACGACGCGGAACCTTTTTTCTTGGACTCAAAACTAACTCATTTAGGCGCTTTTGACTTTTTACCTCCAGTAAACATGGACGGCTCACCGTACGGAGTTTTTGAAGATATTAGAAGTCTAAAGAGAGAAACACTAGATCAGATTAAGGATCAATTAGGTCCAGAAGGATTTGAAGATTCAGCGCCACAAGATGGGACAAGAAGAAGGAGGTCGACTTCAGGTTTTAGAACAGATAAAGTCGGTGATTTCGATGTGATCAATAGAAAAAGTAAACGACCGCCACGCGGGACTAGAGACATTAGGCAATTTAAGACAGTATATTTTGATAAAACTTCAGATCAAAACAATCTGATCATGCAGATATTTGAAGACGGACCTAAATCAAAAATGCTAAAACTTGATTTGATTGACGCAGGCTCTTTTCACGACAATAAGAGTCAAATGTACCCTGAAAAAAGAATATTTTACGCAGGCAAAATTTACATGGACGACTTAAACGTGCCAACTTTTATTAATTTGTTTACGATAGTCTTAGAGTAAAAAATGATAGCAAATGTAAAAAATAAAAAAGTATTTATCAGATCAAACAGATTTGACACTCGACCTAGAATAATTAGCAAAAGAAAAATTGAAAAAGGCAGAGGTCCTAAAGTACCCCTAGAGAATAGATTTGAGGAGCTTGTAACAGTCGAAATTAGCTGCCCTGTTGATCAAAGAGTGATACTAGAAGAAGAAATAACAGATATAAAAGTTTTTTCTTGTAACGTCTCTTTAAACACGCTTAAAATAAGACAAAACGTACTTGCTAAACATGATCTTCCTGCAGCTTCAAGAGAAGAATTTACTCCAGGACAGCAGCTACAAACTACCAGGGGTGTTGCTTCAGCGCAAAAAGATTCTCAAAAATCTCGAGGGCCTAGATCAAGATCAGCAAAGAGAGAAAAACAAAAAAGTAAGAGCACAAATAGACAAAAAAGATACATTAATGTTGTTACTGACATTAACAAAATTAGCCAAGATGTAAGCGCTTCTAGGTTTGAAAAGCTAAAATTTTTAACTAAGGTAAGTGTTAATCAAAATTTGAGTGCCTCTAAGATTAAAAATATACAGGGCGTTGTGCAAAACGATATTGATCTTTTTGGAGAAAGAGAAGTTTTTCAAGTTTCAAGAAGAAGGCAGTTTGGATCAAGAAGAAAAAGAAGTGGTCGCAGAAGACAAAGAGAAGTTAACATTCCGGTTTTAAACGTTCCTCCAGTTGAGTCCATATCTGCAAAAGCTTTTAAAAATGCTTACTTTGAAAAAGTAAAAATAGGAAAAGACCCACTTTCTTCATTCGAATATCAGGATGTTAGCACTTCTCTTCAAGAGAGTATAAAGGGTGTTTCAAGTATTGATAAAAGACCTCATGACAAATTGAGAGAAGTATTTAGAAAAGCTGCACAAGAAGAAGTTGAATCAGCGCCTGATGTTAATGACATCAGAATAATTAAAAGAAAAGAGTCTAGAAGAAACGAAGTTTACAAAACTACTTTTGAGATTTCGATGAGAAGACTCAGAAGATTGTCTAGTAATGGTGCACTTCGACTTGTATTTTTTGCCTATGACCAGCATGGTATTAAGATAGACTCTTTCGGTCAAAATATAAACTTGAATCAGCTTTTTAAGACCATGCAGAATTTTACAATCGATTTTGATTTATCTATGAGTAGAATTAACAGGGGCCAGATTATTTCTTCGATTTCAAATAGAGAATTAGAATCAGGTGAATTTAATGTATATCAAAAAATATTTTCTAAAACAAACAACTATAAAAGAAGAAATTTTTCTAATCTTGCAAGAGAAGTCGAAGTGCAAGGGAAAAACAAAAAACGGCTAGTCGATGGTCTAGACGGCCCAATAAGTGATCCGCTAATACCAAAAACAAAATCAGTCTTTCAGAGAGTTACTGCCAACTTTGAAGATAGAGAAATTTCTAACACAAAATCTGCAGGTGTTTCTGGGATGGCAGCAGCATCAAATCAACTTTCATGCGCTGTGTATGTATCTATGATCGATGGACGCGGAGAAATAACTATTTCAAACTTATCAGAAGACGTTGCAGCCGTTATACCTGTCAAGAGAAAAGCGAGAGGCATGAGAGGTAATAACTTTGAAATTGTTAAATTTCTATCAAACAACACGCTGGTAGAAAATAATAAAACTTTTCTTGACCCCAACGATCCAGATCCAGTTTTAACATTTTTTGATGATGATCTAGAAAATGATCAGATATACGAGTATGCAGTTATTCTCTACGGCAAATCAGGATCTCCTCAAAAGTCAGGAAGTAGATTTCTTGAAAAGAATGTAGAAAGAGAAGGGCTCATAAGCTTAGAAATTGAAAGTGAAACAGAAGGTTTCACAACCTCAGATGAAGAGAGTTTTGCTACAATTAGCTTTGATGTAACTTTAAACAGACTTGAAGACGATGTTGATAAAATTCTTAACTCACTTTTTGGTGATAATCGACAACTTTTTTCAGAAGACCTGAAGGAAATAAAAGACGCCTCAAATCTAAATTACGGAATTAGAGTACATAGAATTGATACAACTACAGGCGACTATGTATTTGTGGGTTCTTTTAGAGCATTTAGTCAAAAGTCAACAGAAGATCAACCGAGCACTGATTTACCTAAGACATATGAAGCGAAATTTACTGACAGTGCACCTGCTGCAAATGATCAAATATACAAAATTGAGCCTTACTTGATACCACCGGCTCAGATACTTGACAAGGTATCTGCGACTTTAGAAAATCTGATAAAAAATAAAAATAGGTCTAGATCTACTTTAAATAAGCTTTTAGTTTCGAAGCAAAAGATCTTGAATCAGCAAAAAGTTTCAAGTATTGGAACAAAATATGCTAGCGCGTCAACAAGAAAAGGATCTATTTCTAGTAGAAAATCTTTTGTAGAAAAAAATAAAAATGATTTATTTTTAGAAGGTGTGACAGGCGATATAGAATATGAAATTGTCTCTGCTTCAAAGTCCGAAACAATTTTTGATCAGTTTAACATCAGAAGAAGCAGCTTAACTCTTGTAAAAACTTTAGATACAGATCTTTCTGGTGCAAATTCTATTCCTAAGAACATTGTTCGTGTAAACTTTTCTGTAGGAGAGTCAGACAACTTTGTTGACTTTTATGTAGTTCTTAGGCAAGAAAATCAGAATGGTAAGATTATTATTGACGGTGCAATACACAGTACTGACTTGTCTGATGATAGAAAATTTATAAGATACGAATACTTATCTAGTATAAGTTCATCTGTAGGCATAATAAGATATTATGTGGTTCCTATATCTAAGATTGGAACACGCGGACCTGTAAAAGACTTAGGGACTGTTGTACTTGGAGGTTGATTGTGGCTATTAACACTACAAAATCAAAATTTAGAATAGATACGCTCACAAAAGAGTCATCAAATAGCCCTGCTGTTGTCTCAATTACAACGCCAAAAGAAGCTTTGTCAGAGGAAGAGCAAGATACACTAAATAATGTGAATGCTTCAAACAAATTTAAAATTATTAACAGAGAAGCGTTAAACCCCATGAAACCTGTTGTGATTGCAAACACAGAGTTTGTTCCTATTGCTAAGGGCAACACTTCACCTGACTCGACAGGTTTAAAAGCGCAATTCGGTGAAGGCAACCTTCTTGACATCAACAGCGTTGCCAAGCTTTTTGAAATACAGCGACAGATAAGAAAAGTCAATCTAGCAAATGCAGAAAGCTTACTCAACGACGCGAAAGGTTATAACAATTCAGAAATACTCAGTGCCATTAGAGAAAAAGTAGAGAGTGTCTTCGACGACATAATTGACAAAGATATTAATGTAGCAATAGAGAATTTTGTCAATGTTGTGTCTAGAAAACAAAATTCAGGTAGAAAAACTAAGAAAAAAAATCCAGATGCTAATAAAACGCTCGCTTCACAAATACCTAGAAAACCTACGCTAGAAAACATTAATAGCGAGAGATCAGAAGACCCATACTACAGGACGCTCATTGAGTATGCTATTTACGAAGTACTAGTTCAAGAAGCCATAGAGTATCTAAGCGGAATATTGAGAATAAAAGAGTCAGCACTAAAATCTTGGTCAATTCTTGAGTCAGTATCTTACACAACGCTTCAGAATATAAACGAAGGCGACTCTGATTTTCCTAGCAACGTTCAACAATTCATAAAAGATTCTGGTTTGCTTGGTGGTAACGTTCAAGAGTTCTTCCGAGATCCTGCTTCTGATAAATTTGCTAAAGTTTTGGACGTATCGTCAAAATATATGGGCACTGACACATCTTTGATAATTGAATCCTTTGTCAACGCTTATGAAACAATTCATTTAAATTACCCGCTTTCACAAAGACGATTTGACGAAGACAATCGAAAAATTGGCCGTGTCGGCCTGAATGCAGACATTGATGATAACGGGACCCTCTACGATGCTTTAGAAGAATTGCAGCAAACGTGGCTCATATCAACTTACATCGATGCTATGGATGATAAAGATAGGAGAAAAAATCCTTATTACAATGATGGTAAAAAAATAAAGCAAGAAGATGTTCGGGATGTTTTATCAGAGCCGGGTGTTGATGGCTTTTTTGGAGACAATAAAATAGGTCGAATAATGAACAAGTTCCCAGATTCACTTGATGACATGACTATCTACTCTGAACTTCTGGCCGCTTGCTTATTTAACGATGCCATGGCGATCCAAGAACATCGGAATTCACAAACAGCAAATGCTTTTCGCTATCTAGACGGGTCGAACGTACCAAGAGGCAGCATAAAAGATTACTACGACAAACTTTTAGGTCCTCGAACATCTATGAAAATTAAAGGAGCTTTAGGCGGCGATGTCCAGTTCGACCCGTTAGTGAGCGCAGCAGCGCCACCGCCTATTTTTAAGCTACTAGAAGCAAAAACAGATACAGGTTTAAACACTAAATACATACCTTTTGAATCTACACAAAAGTATCCTACTGATGAAAGCTACTTGACTGGGCCTGAATTTTTAATTGATGTTGCGCTTCAAAGAGGAGATGAAGAATTTACTGAGTTTACAAATCTAGTGAGTAATTATAAAAATTTTGCAAACGCTTACGTAGAAGATGTTGATAACAGGTTGGGTATTTATGAAGTTGAAGATTCGTTTCTTGCTTTGTGCAGAATGATTTCAGATGATTTATTTGATCAAGCCCAGGGTGACATGAGCAATACACTGTTAAGACTTGCGCTGCTAGTCAAGCAGTCAAAAACTAGAAAAGGAATAGTAAGAGCTTTTAAGTCAGGTTACTTGGGAGATAAGCTTAACTCAAAAAACAAGAGTACAGGCCGAGGTACCGGCAAGAAAAGAGGAGATCCTTTTTTGCAAAATGATCGTTCGATTACACGTCCTGAGGCACTTCGAAGAGCTGTAAGATACAAAACAGATGTATTTCTTAAAGACTTTATTGATAACACGTTGAATGTAGCCAAAGTGAAGAAGAAAAGAGATAAAGACTTTAGAACTCTCGGAGGCGATAAGTTTGATGCACTTAAACAAAAAGAATACACAGAAAAAGATAAAAATTTTAATAAATTAGGTAAGTCAGCAAAAGTCATTAATGCGGGATCAGCAGGATCGATGTCCAAAAAGAGGACATATACGATTAAAAAGCAAAGTGGTAAAAAATACAGTTACGACGGCCCGGGTGACATCAACAAGGAACAAGCTTTGCTCGACAGGGGATTGAGATACGGGAAAAATTCGCTTAGTGATTTCCTTAATAATGAGCACTTTTTAGACACTTTATTTGATAGCAAGAGAAGTGAACTAAATAGTTTCAATAACAAAAGACCCGGACTTGTTAAAGGTGAAACTGTAGAACTTGAAGGATTTAATAGAAAGTTTCCAAGATCTCTTAAAAATCAAGGTGCAATATTAAAGCTGTCAGAACACCACAGGGCGTTTATCTTGTATGCTTTTGTTGCAAAAATATTACAACGGCACCTAACAGTGAAAGCAAAATCTTTCAACCCAAAAAGATCTAACAACGCAAGAATAGAAATAATATTTGACAAAGATAAATTGCTAGGTGTTGCAAACGCGTTTAAGTTTGTAGGTGTTTACGGTCAAAATGCCCAGCCAGAAAATTTAAACCAGAGATCTGACGCTTTTAGAAACGCTTACAATAGCGCCAAAAACGACTTGATTGCGGCTCAAATATTAATAAAGGAAAGAGCAAAAAGAATAGGTTCTCTTATATCAATTCCTGCTATGCATGCTGCTAATTTAAAAAAGCAGAGAGACAGGATTGTTGATTACGTACAGCGGGGTGATGGATCAGATAGATCTTTGGCAGCCATTGACTTGTTAAAAGATCGCAAGATCAGAGCCTTCGAAGACACCGTGTCTTTAATTTCAGAAGAATCGGTGTCAGAAATGTATCACAGTTACATCAACACGTTTGTACCAGTTAAAAATAGCATGTTTACTGTAGAAGACAAAATAGGTCCAAAGCAAGTCAAACTTATGTTTAAGATACTAAGTAATCCTGGCTATGGATTTTTGTCTTCTGAGAAAAGAGGTAATTTAGTAGTAAGTCACGTCGGTATCACAAACTCTATGCTCGCTACAATGCGATTTGAAGCTTTTAAAATGACAGGTAATTTAGAATTTCTTGAGAGTAAGAGGTTTTGTGTAAATATTTTTAAGAGAAATGAAATTGATGCCGAAGAAGTAGTTTATCCAAAGACTTTTCTTTTTGATTCAAAGTTGCAGCTAAATGATTACAACCAGAAAGGAGAATTGCTCAACCACTTAGCAAACTACTCTGACAGTTGGACTTTTGACAACGTGGTAAATAATATGGAGTTTACTCGATGGACAGACAAAAGAGCAGAGACAGAAGATGAACCGGGAGACCCTTACGACCAACTGAAAGAAGCATACAGGGCGAGACGACAACTAGGGTCAGATCTACTGTCTAAAAGAAACATAACAAAAGAATTGTTAATTAATCACATAAACGACTATGCACTTAAACACTATTATCGTTTTGGTCTCGGGCTTGACTTTGATACATACAGTTTTGTTCTTCGCGGCAGAAGTATAGATTTTAGAAAGCCAGACGGAGGTTTTAGTACTGCTAGGACAGAAATGGCACAAAACTATGATGATCTTATAAATCGAATAGTTGCAAAATACCCGGCGGCAAACATCGATGAAGTGTTAGCTTCGGAACTTTTTAGAGGTATTAAGACGATAGGCGCCACACCTATCTATTCGCTAGGTACAAAAACAAAAAGAGTTTTTCTTCCTAAGAAGTTTGATAGAGTTTTATCAATACCGTATAACGACAAAGACTTTGTGCTTTACACACCCATTTATGATCAAGAGTTTGAAGACATATTTCAAACAAAGCCTAATTTCAGCTACACTTCTAAAATAATTAGACCAGACTTTAAACCTTCTACTTCGAACGACACAACAAAAAATTTTAGATCAGCACTTCTTGAAACTTCAACAGTTGAAAAATACAAAAAGAATTGTAGGCAAGATTTTCCAGAAGTTTTCAGCACATATGTGACAATAACAATTTTACCTGATAGGACAAAGTAATGCCTGAAGAATCTGATGATAAGTACATAGTAATTGAAGATATACAATATGAAGCTCAAGAACTTTCAGGTCTCAAAGACGTTATAGATGAAGGTAGCTACCACGAAGGTGACGAAGAGGTAAAAGTAATAGATTCATTTCCGTCGATTCCTGCACTCAGGGTGAATGTGCCTGAAGTTCAAGAGGCAAAAGCTACATTTAAGTACAACTACTTTTTACCAAATGAAAGAGAAATTATTAATAATGTCGGTGAAGTCATAGACGTTTCTGTGTCTACAAGTAATGAAATATTTTTTGAATTAAGTAACGACAAAATACCCAGGTTCGTCGAGTTTAGTTTTAAACCTCCTAAAAAATTTGGAAGAATCAAAGAGCTTAGAAACACTCAGATAGTTTCTAATAACTTAGATAAAATACTTGTAGAGGGAGGAAGTGTAAGCAGTGAGTTCACTAGTTTTGAATTAGTTGACACAGGCGCTGAAAAACACCTTTATGAAATGATGAATAGCTCTTTAATAATTACCGAAACAGGCGCGGAAGAAGACTCTCCACAAGATGGGTACAACAAACTTTTAGAAGCGCTGTCTGACGGTGAACTTACAGGACAAGAAAAGAAACTTGTTTCTTCAGCACTGAAAGGAATACAGTCTAAAGGATACAATGTCGCATCATCAGATGTCGGAGACGCCGCGGCAGAAACTGCTGATGACCTCGCTGGGCGACAGAATTTTTCAATGCAAATTAACAACTTATTATTCGACCAGGTCATAAGTAGTGGAATTAGAGTACCTGACTCACTTTTCCAAGATGAATTTGGATTCATTAAAACTAAGTCACCAAGAATATCAGGTAGAGCGAAGAGGCGTAATGCTTCAAATTCTATGAACGAAAGTTTGTATGTGACAAAAGTAAATCCAATCAGCATAAAACCAATTCAGCAAAGTGGAAAAGGCAAGAAGTTTGCTAAGAAAAAGTCTACTGTTTCAAAAGGCAAAAGTTATCCAAATATTAAACACGCAGGATACATTATTAAAAAACTTGAAGTTTTTGATGATGACAGATATGAAGAACGAGGATTTTTAATATCAGACAACCCAGACGGTCTTTTCATAATTGATAAAAACGTAAGATACGGCGGTGTCTATTCTTACGAAATTAGGTCGATATATCAAGTAGAGATGATTGCTGAAACTAGAAACGAAAATGACGCTTCATTAGATACAGTTTCGGTCGTAACTGTTTTGATAGCATCTGAAGGTACAAGCACGTCTGTCAGGTGCGTTGAAAACATCCCTCCACCTCCTCCTACAAACTTAAAAATATCCTTTGAATACAAGTCAAGAAAGCCTTTTGTGACATGGCAGTTTCCTGTAAACCCCCAGCGCGACATAAAAAGATTTCAAATATTTAAGAGGCATAGCACAAGTGAACCTTTTACTCTTATTAAAGAGTATGATTTTGATAATTCGACTATAAGAACATCAGTTTCAGAAGTAGCGCAAGAAGAGAATCTGGTAAGATTTAGCTCGCCAAGAATTTCATTTACTGACAATACTTGGGAAAGTGGCCAAAAACCAATTTATGCAGTCGCGTGTGTGGATGCACACGGATTGTCATCAAACTTAAGTTCTCAAATTCAATTTGAATACATTGCGAGACTTAATAAAATTAAAAATACACTTATTAGTTTTCCAAACGCTCCAAAACCTTATCCCAACATACTCTTAAATAAAGATTCATTTGAAGATGCAATTAAAGTTAGTGGGTACGAGAGAATGAGAGTTTATTTTGATCCTGAGTACTATAAAGTTACAAAAAACATACCAGGCAGAGGCGAGATTGAACAAGATCAAAATTTTATAAGTATTGACAAAGATAACGATACTTATAAGATACATATCTTAAATCTTGATTTGCAAAAAGACAAAATTTTAAACATTCGAGTGGGAGACTTTAGCGGTTCCCCGCTCGATGGCGTCAGTAAATCAACATTTTCTTTTACTTCTATTGACTTATAGAATTACAATATTTTTTTTTAGTGTATATTTAGATACGAGGAGACTATAATGGGATTTTTAGATCATAGTACAAACAACATCATCGTTGATGCAGTTTTGACAGATTTAGGCCGCCGTTCGTTAGCTAGAAACGACGGCTCATTTCAAATATTTCAATTTGCCTTAGGTGACGACGAAGTTGACTACAACGTTATTAGACAGTTTGGCAGAACAGTAGGTAGAGAAAAAATAGAAAAAAACACTCCTCTGCTTGAAGCTTTTACAGCAGGAAGTTTAGGTCTCAAACATAAATTACTTAGTATATCAAATGAGTTTTTAACTCACTTGCCTGTCTTAGACATGACACTTGCTGGTACAGATTTAACTAGCACTGTTGTGAACTTTACTAGAACAGCAACAACTTCTCAGACTGTTAATGCTGCAATTAGCTCAAAGACAGGCATCGGAATAGATCCTGATATTCTAGACGGTGAATTTCGTGTAGAAGTCAACAATCTTTTTCTAACTATTGCAGGCGAGCAACCAGATGTTGTATACACAGACAACATTGCTGTGTACAGAATCCCTGCAGATTTCAACACTCAGGGAGATGAAGTTTCTGCATCTATCACGCTCAACTTAAAAAGTTTTTCTGATACAACTTTTGCAACTTATAGCGTTTCAGGAGGCTCTTTCATTAGAACTTTTGTGAAAGTGACAGGAGTTAACTCAGGCTTAACTAAAAACATTGAACTGCAGATATCATAATAAGAGGGAAAAATGGCAACTTTTAAAACAATATCGAGTGCTGACATAAAGACAACTAGAACAGTGCTCAACCAGCTAATTGACTTTGTCGAAGAAGACGTATCAGGTTCTACATCTAGAAAAAGCTATCAAGTTTTTGTGACAGGCAGCGGAGCAAACTCAATAACCTCTTCGCTTTTCCAGACAGTATTTGATCAAAACTTTAACTTGCAGACAGCGAACGAACTCTTTGACGTAACTTACGGGGTCTTTTCAGGGTCCACCACAGTGTCAGCACTTTCGCCCAATATTGACACTAATGGGAAATTACTTTTCCCTTCACAGTCACTGATGATGAGAGAAAAGATAAACATATATCGACAGTTTGCACAAACTCTTTTAGGTGATGCAGAGTCTAGATTTAGAGCACCCTTCTCAAGCACGACAGCAACAGACAACGTGGATAACGCCCTGTTCTTATGTTTCAAGAGGTTGTTTGTTAGAGACGGCATCAAAAGAGAAACTTTTGCAATGAGATTCTTCCAGTCGTGCTCAAATCCTGAACCTGGAGACACTTTTGATAATATATTTGGTCAGACGGCCCTACACCCATCCACTGGGTCAGTTATCTTTACAGACGTTGGTGCTGCATCAAGCATAGAAAGGTCACAGTTTGGAGGGGATGTAGGAAACATTGTCTTGGCTTCAGATACTAGCCAAACAGTCGGCTTAATGTTTTACCAAAAAGGTATTGCCATACTTGATCTTAATAGAGCACTACAATCAGACCAAGTTATGAGTGGGACAATTGAGTGTGTAGGCGCCGGATCAACTGTGCCTATTAGTGCTTCTTTCATACCTAACTTTGTCAATTCTGCCTCCATGGACGATATAATCAAGCATATTTCAACAGAGAGGTTTGGTTCTGGAAGTAATACTTTCTTAACATTTCAAAACAACACAAAGATTAACTCAACTTTAGTTTTCTGTAGAGCAACTGCAGACGAATTTAACTACTCTTCAAATCCAACTTACACAGACTCTGAGGGTAGGATTTTGGTAATTGATGAGTCACAACAAGGTGAACAAAAGTCATTTGCTTTCGTGACATCAGTCGGTCTTTACGACGCAAACGAAGAACTTTTGGCAACAGCAAAGCTTTCCAGGCCTGTTGAAAAGAACGATGAAAAAGATTTGACATTCAGAGTCAGATTAGACTTCTAGAATGGAGAATCCATGTCTTTTGTCAAACTTGACAATAGAAACCTTGAACACACTTCAATTTTATTAAGGCCCAGTGTTCATTTTGTTTCTTCTTCAGTAGGTGCAGGAGTCACCGGGTCGCAGTTTGTAAGCCCGGTTAGATCTCCTGCAATTAAACAAGTCATAGATTTATCAACAGCCGCTGACAACTTAGTCGAAGATGTTCTTGATGGCGACTCTAATGTTAGCGATTATAACATAGACAACTATGTAAGAGCAATAAGTTTGCAGAAAGCGAACACAGACGCAGAAGAAGGAATAACAGATCTTTCTGTTTCACTAGAAAGATATTTGAGTCTTATTGATGAAGCGCCGAAAGATGTTAGGTTCTCAAAGCAAATTGATGCTTTTAGATTTGATCCTCCTTTCAAGTTTACAAAAAACACCACAGAAAAAAACGTAATTAGAAACGTTTTGATGCCTTACCATAGACACAAATACGAAAATTGTGGATTTTGGTATACAAATTACAACACGCTCAACTTTTTTGACAATGAAAAAATACCGACTGGGTCTGTGTTAGCATATCCAAGTGTAGGAGAAAGATACCACCTACCCGATAGCTTTTCTTTTAACTTCTGGATTAATCCTAGATACTCAAGTGCTGATAGAGACTATCGAGCAGGAACAATTTTACACATCTCTTCTTCTATTTCTCTGTCACTCGTATCCGGGTCAACAGTTGATGAATTTGGTGCAGAAAATACCTTTAAACTACTTCTTCAGCTTAGCCAAAGTGCTGATATTCCTCCCTCTTCTATTGACTTAAATTCACCCTCAGGGCCGTACCCAAGAGATTTAATATTCACTTCTTCGCATACACTCAATAAAAATAATTGGCACAACGTGCTTGTTGCGTGGTCTAATTCTACAAATAACAGTACCGGTTCTATTTTTATTGATAAAAAAGAAACTCTCTTTAATATCCCTTCTGCTTCTGTTTCCGCTAATAGAAATTTAAGCCCGCCCTGCCTGCTCCTGGGCAATTACCTTGACGCAGTCTACGACGGAAACGAGTCTTGGGCGAGCATGGTAAATCAAGAAGTAACAAGCACAGGTCAGAAAGATATTATCGAAGGGTATAATGCAGAAAATGTCACTACAACTACTGACAATTACAAGATTGATCAATTGTCTCACCCGTTAAATGCTGAAATACACGATGTGAGGCTCTACGATAGTTTTATTAACAAGAATTTATTAAAATTTGAAAAGATATCTGACACTAGTCCAACTACGACTGCGGGCATGGTGTTTTATGTTCCTGCGTATTTCTTTCCTTCTTCATCAAAAAGAGATGTCCTTGTTACACCATTTCAAGCAATTGAAGCAACTACAAACGACCCGTTCAGTGTTCAGTTTTCGTTTGGTGTGGGAGGTAAGCTACTTAATTTAGAAAACTATACACTAGATTTTGTTCACATGGAGCAGCCTAGACATTTCGGATTGTTTCCAAAAACTATCAACACCACAGTTCAAAACATAACTGCTGATGAATTTGTTTATCACTCAGCTTCTAATTTAAAAAGAAACTTCTCAATCTTACCGAACGATAACGGTCTTCACAGACCTGTCTACGACATACTAGAAAATTCTCTCATGTCATCAAGTGACATGTTTAAAAAAGACGGCAAGGCGTTTGATTACTCCATAATTAGCTTGGAGAATTTAATACCTACATCTTCGCTTTTTCCAGGGTTAGTCTTTACTGGTGGATCTATCTTCGAGAAAATAGTAGGATCATCCCCGGAAAACCCAGGTGTTGCCCCGGGTTCTGTTTTGACTATCGCACAAAGAACAAGAGACGTTAGCTCTAATGAAATTAGTGTGCTTGACATATCCAACCTGTACTACGGTTCTAAAATACACCCTGGGTCTTTTCATCTATTTGAAGAAAATCTAACAGGCTCTGGCGGCGGAATTTCTATAAACATAAAAGACAACAAGCGCGGAGGTTTGTTTAGAGCAGATTGCCTAACAAAACAAGCAGACTGGAACAACATAGGGACGCTTCTCTACGAAGAAGGTTTGGCGGTCATCAAGACACCTAATCTTTTCTTTTACGGCAAGGACAAGCTTGATATGAAGCTTAGAGGCGAGCAGCAACTCCACAGTCTTGTGATGAACATTCCTGCCTTTGCCGGATTCTTCATGTCTTCTTCTAACAAGACGTATGAAAAATATCCTCCCAACAGTGCGCCCAACAACGAAAAACTAAGCACGGTTCACATATCGACTGTCAATATTCATGATGATAACTTTAATGTGATCATGCAGGCTAACTTTGCGCAACCTATAAATAAAACTGAAGAAGACGAATTTGTCATAAGACTTAAACAGGACTTTTAATGATTTTAGGTATTGACATATCTACTAGCTGCACAGGTTTCTGTGTTGTGAACGACTCAGGCACACCTGTTCACTTTTCTTATGTTGAATTGACAAAAGAGAAGAACTTTTTTGAAAAAGCTAAAAAAGTAAAGAATCACATTCTAGGTCTAATAATCAAATATCCTATCGATAATATTTCTGTGGAAGATTATTTGACGAGTTTTGCTCGCGGAAGATCTTCGTCTGGAACTTTATTTAAATTAGCAAAGTTTAATGGCATCATACAGTGGATATGTTATAATGACTTAGACATAGAGGCGTCGCCCATAAATGTTAATAACGCTCGAAAAGCAAACAACATTATCGTTTTATCCAAAAAGAAAACTGCAGAGCCTACAAAAGAACAAGTCTTGAGACAGGTAAAAGAACGCGTAGGTGATATTTTCGAATTTCCAACTAAAATACTCAAGTCAGGCCCACGCAAAGGGCAAGAAGTGACTAACAAGGTTTCTTACGATATGGCTGACGCTTTTGTCATAGCAAAAGCTGCTTGGATTGAAAAAAGTAAAAAAGCTTCATAATATCTAAATGTGAGCATTATAACTTTAAAACAAAAAAGAGAACTTTTAAGTTCTGCTTTTGGTGAAGGTATTGTGTCAAGCAACGGAAAAGACGTTGCTGTCCATTGTCCTGTTTGCTTAAAGTCGCCAAAAGTTAAGAAAAAAAAGAAGCTTTCGATTTGCATTGAAACAGGCGTGTATCACTGTTGGGTTTGCGAAACCAAAGGCAAAAATATTGCACGTTTTGTGCAGGTTAACTACCCCAACAATAAACAGATAGATAGATTCAAAGAATATTTTGGAGGTTTTAGGGAAGAAGTATTACAACAAGAAATTTCTCTAAAACTACCTGATGATTTTAAATTGCTTGCAACGAGCAGATCTAAACAATCTAATTTTATAAAAGACTATCTTTTTAAACGCGGGTTTAACGAAGACGACTTATTTCGATTCAAGGCTGGTTTTAGTTTTGAACCAGGTTTTGAAAACAGAGTCATATTTCCTTCGTTTGACGAAAACTTGAATTTAAACTTTTACTTGACTCGTGTGTGCGAGAAAACAAAGTATCAACAGTACAAAAATTGCAAGGCTTCTAAAAGAGATATTATTTTTAATGAACACATCATAGAATGGGACAGACCGGTCATAATTGTTGAAGGAATATTTGATTCATTAAAAGCAGGTAGTAATTCTGTTCCAATTCTTGGTAGTTGGATTGATGAAAAATACAAATTGTTTAGGAAAATTATCGAGTCCAACGCTAGTGTTGTTTTGGCTCTTGATCCTGATGTTCAAGAAAAACAAATGAAAATAGCAAAGAGGCTAATAAACTACGGAATAAACGTAAGTTACGTTTCTAATATCCAGAAAGATTTAGGAGACATGACCAAAAAAGAAGCACAAAATTGCATTTTGAATGCCAAACCTTTTGACAATATGGAAAGAATGAGATATTTAATAAGCGGAATTAAATCTGGTTCCATGTATTAAGGACATGTTGACATGAAAAGAGAAAGCTTAAGAAAAATTATCCAACAAGAAATATCAAGAGTAAAAGAAGATTTGCTCGTAAACCCAGCAGACGTGCCCGATAGTTTTAAGCGAGACCGAAGCGTTAGTGCTCGATCTACTCCATGCTCAGTTCACCAGCATGACCCTTGTGACTGCCCCAGTGATGACGAAGATTATCCCCTACCTCCTAGCGTGAGCAAGCATGTAATGAAATTAACTTGCTCTTCTTGCGGCGGACCTCTGATGATGGAAGGCGGCTGTGGATGTGGAGATTCACCCCCTTCAAGTTATTCAGACTACGAACCTATGCTAATGTATCCTAGCGCCGAATCTATAGTCGGCACATTTTCTTTAGAAGACGAAGAAGAAGGTCACAAGTCAGGTGCATATATGGCAAAGTCTCAACTTCACAAAATCGCCCAGTACGCTCAAAAACTTCAGCACATGATACCAGAAGATCATGACCTTGACGACTGGATGAGAAGTCACATTTCACAAGCTGCAGATGATATTGGTGAAGTTTATCACAAATTAGACTACATGCACGAGCAAGAATAAACTAAGAGGAAATTATGATTTCGCTTCAACGTCTTTTTGAAGATGTCGACATTACTAGTGTACCTAAAAAATACAAAAAAAGGCTGACTAGAAAATGTAAAATCTTTGAAGGTTTTGAGGCAACAATTCCTGAGATGCCTTACCCTGAACTTGGCACAGAAAAGTTTGAAGAAGACTTAGACGAAGTCAGACGCTGTGTAAAAGATCCTTCTCTTTCAGAAAAATTTTTAGAACTATCTGACCGAGACGCTGAAGATATATTTAAAAAATTTTTAGGAAAGGAAGAATTTGACTGGTCAAGTATTGATGACATGCTAAAAGAGTTTGACAGCATTATGCTTAGACAGAAATTCAAATATGATAGACCTCGCCCTTTTGAGTATTTTAAAGACAGGGGAGAAGATATTGAAACTGCAGAAGCCGGTTCACCATCTTATCCAAGTGGTCACACAGCTTTTGCTTATTTGATAAGCAACTATCTTTCTGACCTTTTTCCTGAAAAAGCTATGCAGCTTCAAACAATAGCAGAAATGATTGCGCAATCAAGAATAGAAAACGGTGTGCACTTCCCGTCAGATATATCAGCCGGAAGATTTTTAGGGGAACAAGCAGCAAATTTTTTGCTGAAAGAGAGCAGCTTAAATGAAAACTGCATTAGTAGGCAAAATCAAAAGATTTTTGTTAAATTTTTAAGAAAGCGAGCACTTAAATCTAGGTCATCTTTCAAGAAGACACAAGCAATAAACTTTTTTACTGAAGACATGGCATCATTCTTGAAAGAATGTACAGGTATTTCGATAGCAGAATGTAAAAGTGCTAGCGAGTCATTCATTGAAGGATACCCGATAGAATATTGCACAAAAGAAGTTGAAATCAAAAGACTTCTAGAAGGAATGACACACATATTCTTTGTCAAGCAAGAATCTTTCTCAGACTTCGCTAGATTGAATAAGATTCTTGAGTCGCACTCAAAAATAAGAAGCGATCACAGATCAACATTGTCAGGTGTATCTTATGCGCCTGCCAACAAAATAGTTGAGTATGCACCGAAAGTCTGCGATATTCGTGACAAGCCTTTTCTTAAATTAGCAACTATGAGTTGGTTAGCGCCTTTTGAAAAAGGCAATAAAAAGATAACTAATCTTGTCTTCTTAAAAGAAACAAATTTTAACTTTGACATAGCAAATCAAATAATCATGGATGAATTAGATTATATGTTAGAAAATTTTTATCATGAAAACAAGATAGAAAAGCTAATTTTGTAGTGTGTAATTAAAAAATCTTCTTGCTATAATAATAAAAGAGGTAATTTATGGCAAAAAGGAAAATATCAGCTTCTGATTTAAGAAAAATAAGAAAGAGCTACAAGGAAGAACGAGCTTTGTCTGAGCCTGACGGAATTCCCAACAGAGCTCAAGAAATAAGAAAAGCAAAAATAGCTGGCAAAGAGTCAAAAATAAGTGAAACTGGACATACACCAAAAGAGTTGAAAAAAATAGCTAGACAAAACCTCAAAAATATAAAAGAAGATTTTTCTAGTACACAAAAAAGTCAAGCAATATTTTCTTTTGAGGCAGGCGACACGGTTAGCTTTAATTACAAAGGATCAGAAGAGATGGGTTTGATTGTGTCAATGTGGGTCCCAAATGAGTGTGCGACAAGGGAACAGGCTAAGAACTCTGGTGTTGTGACACTCTTGTCCTCGGTAGGCAGAATTGAAATTAAGCCTATTGAAGTTATTGAAAAATTATGAGTGCATTTGCAAATAAAAAAGTTTAAAATATAAAAGTAAAGAGGAAAACAAACACATGCAAATGAACATTAACAAATTTATTGAAGTAACTACTAATCTACCCGCCAACATATCGGTCCTTGTCAAAGGTGATACAGGTATTGGAAAATCTGATGTGGTAAAGCAGATTGGCGAGATGCTAGATTTGCCAGTGCTAGACTGGAGGCTTAGCACTTTTAGCGAAGGCGATATTTTAGGACTTCCAGAGCTCGTCGATGGTACAACACGCTTTGCTCCAAATGCACGATTTTTATCTGCTTGTCACAAACCTCACTTGCTTTTCTTAGACGAAGGAAACAGAGCTACAAACGAAGTTCAACAAATTGCATTTCAGATCGTTCTTGATAGAGAGCTTAATGGTCACAAGCTTCATCCAGAAACCAGAATCTTTATGGCAATTAACGAAGGTAATGACTTTGACGTAAATGAAATGGACCCAGCATTGACTAGAAGGTTCTGGGTAACAGAACTTTCTGTTGGTGCAAAGCCTTGGTTATCTTGGGCTGATAAAAACAATATTGACCCCATGATTAAAAAGTTTATCAAGAAATATCCGGCTCACTTGATGCACGAAGGGCAAAGGACGCCAGGTGAGGTCTACCCTTATCCAGCTTCTTGGGATCGACTTAACGCGTCTTTAGCTCACGCAGGCTTGAAGCCTTCTTCTTTCGCTGGCAAAGATACACCTGATAATGCTTTTTACTTTTGTGCTGGTTTTGTTGGCAGCGCTACAACGGCAGCATTTCTTGATTATGTGAGAAACTACCGTCTAAAGATTGGGGCAGATGAAATTCTAAACAACTTTGAAGAAGTAGAGGCAGACATTGCTGAGCTCCCTTCAGACAAGAAAAACGAAGCGGTTGATCAAGTTATTCTTTATTTGAAAGAAGCAGAAGTCAATGTTAGTCAAGCTTTAAACATTGAAAAGTTTATGAAGCACATGTCAGATGAAGTTGTAGTTGATTTTATGCAGAATATTTTGGCTACTAAAAATAAGCATAATATCAAAACAATTCATAAAGTCTTAAAGACAAGAGTTCTAGAGGCCACACGATCAGCAATTGGAGTATGATCATGGAAGAGCTTTCACAAAAATCTTTCGATAGTGTTCTTTTAAAGTTTCTACTTGACGAGCCCTTCTTTGCTACGATTATTAGGGCTATGCGTAAAGTTAGGTCTGAAGATTTACCTACTGCTGGTGTCAACTACGAAAAAGGCACAATGACACTTTACTGGAACCCTAAGTTCATGCATTCTCTAAGCACAAAAAAGAAGTTTGGACTTTTAAAGCACGAATGCTACCATCTTATCAGGAAGCACGTGACTTCAAGAAAGCAAAAGCCTCACCTAGATTGGAATATCGCAACAGATCTTGCAATCAACAGTGATATTCCACTCGATGAATTGCCTGAGTGTGGCCTTATTCCAGGAAGAAAAAACACACTAACTGTAGAAGACAAAGAAAAGTTAACAGAAGATAGAGTGAAGTCTATTGAAAAGTTTAGTAATTTCATTGAAAGTATGCCTCCGAAGAAATCATCTGAGTGGTATATGGAAAGAATTCAAGAAAACAAAGAGATTAAAGACATTATCGAAGACCTTTACGGTAACAAAGTAGTTGCAATCTTAGATGAACACGACGAATCCGAGCTTTCCGAATCTGAGCAAGCTCTTGCAGAACAACAAGTAAAAACTATCCTCAAGAATGCAAAAGAAGTTGCAAATAACAGAGGCTGGGGATCTGTGTCACACTCGACACGGCAAGAAATAGAAAAAGCAACTCAGGCTGAATATGACCCCAAGCGAGCGATTAAATACTTCTGTGGAATGAAAATGAGAAGCGGGTATTTTAAGACTCAGCGCAAAATTAACAGAAAGTATCCTTACATTCACGCTGGTAAAAAGTCCAAGAAGACATCTAGCCTCGCTGTGTACATAGACCAAAGCGGCTCTGTTGGCGGCACAGCGCTGACAATGTTTCAAGGTTGGTTAGCAGAGCTTTCTAAGACACACACATTCACCTTTTACTATTTTGACTCTAGAGTTGAGGATGATTCTAAAACAGTTTGGAAAAAAGGAAAAACTGCGGATTTTAGAAGATCACTTACAGGTGGTACCTGCTTTGATGCTGTTGAAGATCACTTTAGAAAAGTCAAGAAAGATTTTGACGGATGCATTATCATGACTGACGGTTACGCTCCCAAGCCTAAGTCTTGTACATCTAAGAGATGCTGGGTAATATGTCCAAATGGATCACTGCAATTTACTCCTGATCGTAAAGATTATGTGATTAAAATGAACAAGGGATATTCATGAAAATACTTCATATCGCTGATGTTCACTGGCGAGGCTTATCCAGACATCAAGAATATGTTTTAGCTTTTAAAGACCTTTTTAAGCAAGCAAAAAAAATTAAACCTGATGTCATATACGTCGGTGGAGACATTGTACATTCAAAGACCCAAGGTATATCACCAGAACTAGTAGAAAACTTAGTGTGGTGGTTTAATGAAATGGCATCGATTGCGCCTACTCATGTTATTCTTGGAAATCACGACGGACTTATTCATAATAAAGATAGGCAGGACGCAGTTACCCCTATTATTGAAGCAATAAATAACGATAGGATATTTCTGTACAAAGATTCAGGTGTTTATCCGACAGGCATACCAGGTTTTGACTGGTGTGTCTTTTCTTGTTTCGATGAAGAAAACTGGAGCAAAGTCAAACCAGGAAAAAATGTATCTATAGCTCTGTATCATGGAGCAGTAACAGGATCCTTAACAGACATTGACTGGGTTCTTGATGGAGAAGTCCCTGTCAGCTTTTTTGATGCATTTGACTTTGGTTTGTTAGGTGATATACACAAAAGACAGTTTTTAAATCAAAAATCTACAGTCGCTTACTGCGGCAGCACCATTCAACAAAACTACGGAGAAGATGAAGAAAAAGGATTTTTAGTGTGGGACATAAGATCCAAAGACGATTTTGATGTAGAATTTTATCCTGTAAAGAACGATTACAAGTTTGTGACTGTTGAGTGGAAAGGCGATGTTGAGAAAACTGTCAGAGCATGTTCAGCACACCCAAGAATGTCAAGATTTAGAATAAGTGCTGTCAATGACTACATCACGCCAGCACAAACAAAATCTCTTCAAAAAGCTCTTAAAAAATCAAAAAATGCTACAGAGGTAGTCTTTAAGATAGACAATTCATTTTCTTCTGACATGATTAAAGAAAATGAAGTCACAACTTTGAACTTGAGAGACCCTAAAGTACTAAAAGAATTGATGCGTCAGTATTATGCTGGAAGCAATATTTTAGAAGAAGAGTGGTGCGAGCTTGACAATACGACTTCAGCTTACTTATCAGAAGTTACTCAAGAAAATGTTGACTTGAGAAACATTAAGTGGGGTGTCAATAAAATAAAGTTTGATAACACTTTTTGTTACGGTGAAGACAATGAAATAAATCTAGATAAACTTCCAGGTATTACAGGTATATTTGGAAAAAATGCTCGAGGAAAATCTTCAATAATCGGCACCATAGCATACGGTCTTTTCAATTCTTCTGATAGAGGCGCTATAAAAAATATTCACATCATTAACTCTAGAAAAAATTTCTGTAGAACAGAAATAGACATATCTGTAAACGGAACGCTTTTTAGAATAGTAAGAGAAACAAAAAAGAAAGTCACAAAAAACAATGTGTGGGCACCTACTAATCTAAGCATTTACAGAATTGATGACGCAGGAAACATAGTTGAGGATAAAACAGAAGAGCAGCGCAGAGAATCAGAAAAGATATTGAGATCTATGATTGGTACTTCTGAAGAATTTCAAATGACAGGTCTTGCATCACAAGGTGAGATGAATGTCTTTATCAAAGAAAAAGCGACAGCAAGAAAAAATATTCTTTCTAGCTTTCTAGACATGAGTGTCTTTGAATTAATGAACGATCACGCTAAAAAACAAACTGCAGAACTCAGGGCAGAATTAAAAAGGTTTGCCCCAGAAACTAGCTGGAACAAAAAAATAAGTGATCTAAAAAGAAAAATGAACACTAGTCAGAATCTTCTAGACAAGATTAATGAAGAAAGAGAAGACTTGCAAAAAGATGTTGAAAGACTAACTAAAGAAGTTCTTGAAAAGTCAGGCTCTAATTTTGTAACAATGACTGATCTTGAAAGTGCAGAAAGAAAAGTTAACTCTGTAAGAGAGAAAATTGATGATGAGCAAGAAAGCCTAGATATTCTTAAAGATGCAATTTTTGAGTCAGAAACAAAAATTAAAAAAATCGAAGACTTTGTAGATTCTTTTGACATAGAGGAAGTAAAGCTTAAAAATGATGCTGCAAAAGAACTAGTGCAAACCTTATGGAAGCTTGAGGGACACCTAAAGGCAGAAAATACTGAGCTCAATGCCATGGAAAAGTCAATAAAGAAGCTCTTAGAGGTACCCTGCGGCGATGAGTTCCCTACTTGCAAATTTATAAAAGATTCTCACAAGGATAAGGCTAGGATCGAATCTAAGAGAGAAAAAGTAAATCAGCTTAGTACAAATGTATCTGACTTAAAATCTTCTTGGCGAAAAATAGAGAAAGAAAAGTACAGTGAGAAAATAGAAAAGTATAACGCCATCATCCAAAAAAAGTCAAAACTAATTTCCAGCATTTCAGAGAATCGAGTTGAAATACAATCTTTAAACAATGATATTTCCAATCACAAAAACGATCTCTTGAAATTAGAAAGAGAGTACAGCGATCTTAAGCAAAAGTACGAAGGGCAAGATAAAGACAGCGACACTTCTGGTGTAGCACGTCTTTTAGACTCAAAAAAGAGATCTCTAAAAGAAAATGACGAAAAAAGAATTAGCAAAATTAAAATAGTCGAAGGTGCGAGGCTTTCAATAGAGCAGTCAGAGAAATCAAAAGAAAAGTTTGACACTTTAAACACACAACTAAAAGTTCAAGACTTGTTCATACAAGCAACTTCTAAGCGGGGTATTCCGGTTCAAATAATCAATTCTTTGTTGCCTAAAATCAACAGAGAGATTGCAAAAATTTTAAAGGGAGTCGTACCATTCACAGTTGTCTTAGAAGCTGATCTTGAGTCAAACGCCATGGACGTGTTTATTGACTATGGTGATTCAAAGAGAATCATTGAGTTAGCGTCAGGCATGGAAAAAATGATCTCTTCTTTAGCAATTAGAGTAGCGCTTATTAACGTTTCTTCTTTGCCTAAATCTTCTATGTTGATAATTGACGAAGGGTTTGGATCTCTAGATGAAACAAATCTAGAAGCTTGCGGTAGACTATTACAGTCACTTAAAAAGTGGTTTAAAAACATCATCATTATATCCCATATTGACGCAATCAAAGACATTGTTGACAATACAATAGAAATTACTAAAACAGGCGTAGATTCACATGTTAAAAACGTATAGCATAAAGACAAACAGAGATACCCAGAAGGCTGCAGGTGATAAGTTCTTTTGTGACTTATGTGGTTTTATGTTAAAAAGCCAAGAAGACTTTCTGCTTAATTCTGAGTACTTTTGCTGCCACGAGTGTTATTTAGAATTTGCAGAATCTAGAAAAGAAAAATGGAAAAAAGGTTGGCGTCCAAAAAAAGTTGATGTCAATAAGTACATAAATAGAAGGAAACGTCTAATTACTACTAAAGGGAGAGTTAAATGAACTTTCAAGACTACAATACATTAAGCACTGTTATTAATGACACATTTGGTCAGACTTATGAAGCACAGCCTGGTTTTATGAAATGCTCAGTTCAGATAGTAGGTGAAGATAGAATGCAGATGACTTCAATGTCAGTCGTAAACCTACTGACACGTTCTAACATGCAAGTTGCTGCCAAAGAATCTGAGTCCGAGCTTCAAAAGCTTACAAATGAATGCTTGAAGAGAATTAAAAAAGATTTCAAGGCAATGGCTGGCAGAGCTCTGAAGACTAAAAAAGTGTCAAGCGATACGTCTGTTGAGCTAATTAACATGAACATTTACTCTGACAAGGGTACAGCTCTTGTAAGACAGGTCCATATATTTGAAATAAGCTGACTTAAGACCTATGTATTTTGCTATGGCGAAATACAACAAACAGCTCCAAGTAAAAGAAATAATCAAATGCGGCAAAGATCCTAACTATTTCTTTAAGAATTACTTGAAAATACAACATCCTGTAAGAGGGCTTATTTCTTTTGACACTTATCCTTTTCAGGATGATTGTGTCGAAGAATTTCTAGAACACAGATTTAATATTATATTAAAGTCTAGACAGTTAGGCTTATCAACTTTGGTAGCTGCATACGCTGTTTGGATGGCTATCTTTCAAAAAGAGAAGAACATTCTTATCATTGCAACTAAACTGACAGTTGCACAAAACTTTATCACAAAAGTAAAGACTATGATAAGAGCACTTCCAAAGTGGCTGTTGTTACCAGAGATAGTTGAAAACAATAAGCAAAAAATTAGATTTAGCCACGGATCAGAAATAAAAGCCGTACCAACATCAGAAGACGCAGGTAGATCTGAAGCACTTTCTCTGCTAATTGTTGATGAGGCTGCTTTTGTTAGAAACTTTGACACCATATGGACTGGTATATATCCGACTATTTCTACTGGCGGTAGAGTTATAATTTTGTCAACCCCCAACGGTGTCGGAGGCCAGTATCATAAATTGTATGTCGACGCAGAAGCAGGATTGAATGAATTTAACGCAATAAACCTACCCTGGAATGTTCATCCGGAGAGAGACGACGACTGGTTTGAGAAGACAACTCGAAATATGAACAAGCGACAGATTGCTCAAGAATACTTGTGCGATTTCGCTACGAGCGGCGAAACTTTTCTTGATAATAACACACTAGAATGGCTTCGAAGTTGCGTTGAAAAACCTGTAGAAAGAGCTGGGCTTGATAGAAATGTCTGGATATGGAAATACCCAATGAGTTCACACGAGTATATCTTATCTGCAGATGTATCGAGAGGTGACTCAAAGGATTACTCAACTTTCCATATCATAGATACGACAAAAAGTGAAATTGTAGCTGAATACAAAGGTAAGATTAGACCCGATACTTTTGCTGAGCTTATAAATGAATTTGGATTGAAATACAACAAAGCACTTGTTTGTCCAGAGAACAACAGCTATGGTTACGCAACTATACTAAAGTTGCAAGAACTACAGTATCCAAAAATATACTATAGAAGAAAGAAACAAGCGTATTTAGGTGATTACGTCCCACCAGCCTCTGCCGACGTCGGCGGGTTTACAACTTCTGGTAAGTCTCGTGCTACAATTCTTGCTAAACTGGAAGAAGTTCTGAGAAACAGAACACTTATGTCTTATTCTTCAAGATTCTATGAAGAATTAAAAGTCTTTACTTGGAATACAGGTCGAGCGCAAGCAAGATCAGGTTTCAATGACGACCTAGTTATGAGTTTAGCAATAGGGTCGTGGTTGTACGACGGCGCTTCAGAGTACGCAAAATCAAATTCTGGACTAAATGAAGCAATGCTAAACGCAATATCAAAAAATCAAAGAAATTACAACGATACACCTGATCAGGTTTTTTCTCCTACAGGAGTTTATAGCGGGAAGAACTCTAGTGTAGGCAGTAACGTGAAGCAAGACCTAAATAAAACAAAAAATCGAAGTATAATACCTCAAGATTACATGTGGGTAATAAAGTAGGAAATTTTAATGGCAGAGAGTAGATCAAACATATTTCAGCGGCTTACTAGGCTTTTTCGTTCTGGGCCTGTTGTCAAAAGAAACATTATAAATCCAGATGACAAGTATACTTCATCAGCATTTGAAATGTTTAGAAAGAATCAGAGCAAAGTCTACAGCAACGCTATGTCGGCTTATGGAACTTATGATAGAATGGCGAGATATTCGGATTTCTCAGAAATGGAGTACACTCCTGAGGTTGGTAGTGCTCTCGATATATACGCCGAAGAAACTGCTTCTGCAGATGAGAATGGGAGAGTTCTTCATATTCACTCAGATAATGTGAAGATTAAAAAATTACTAGATGACTTATTTTATGACACACTAAATGTAGAATTTAACATGACTAGTTGGGTCAGAAATTTGTGCAAGTATGGAGATCACTTTCTGTTTAACGATGTAAGTCCAGAACTTGGTGTCATAAACGCCTATCCTCTTCCTATTTCTGAAGTTGAAAGAGAAGAAGGTTTTGATCCAAAGGACCCGATGGCAGTACGCTTCAGATGGGTGACACAAGGTAATCAAGTTTTAGAAAATTGGCAGATTTCACACATGCGTCTTTTAGGTAACGATGCCTTTATCCCATATGGGTCTTCTGTTTTAGAACCTGCAAGAAGAATTTGGCGCCAGTTAATCTTATTAGAAGACGCGATGCTTGTTTACAGAATTGTTAGAGCGCCAGAAAGAAGAGTTTTCAAGATCGATGTAGGTAATGTGCCACCTGAAGAAATTCCTGCATACATGGAGCGTGCACAGTCTTCATTGAAGAGGGCATCAATTACGGACCAAAACACAGGTAAGGTAGATTTAAGATACAATCCGCTGTCTGTCGATGAAGATTATTTTATTCCAGTTAGAGGTTCTGAGTCAGGCACAGATATTGTTACACTTGCGGGTGGCACAGTTGCAGGCGAAACTAACGATGTTGAATACATACAGAAAAAACTTTTTGCAGCCCTCAAAATACCAAAAGCGTACTTAGGTTATGATGAAGGTCTTGGTGCTAAGGCAACTCTCTCTATGGAAGATATAAGATTCTCAAGAACTATTTCAAGAATTCAGAGAACTGTTATCGCAGAGATGAACAAAATAGCAATTATTCACTTATACTGTCACGGATTTACTGACACTGATTTGCTTGATTTCACATTGTCTTTGTCTAACCCTTCAACAATTGCTCAACAACAAAAATTAGAGCTTTTTAGATCAAAATTTGAAACAGCTGGGGCTGCACTGCAAACACCAGGGCTTGTTGATAAAAGTTGGGTTCAGAAAAACATTCTCAGGCTCACAGATGATGCGATTAGATTAATTAAGAAAGGACAGAAACTTGACAAAATTTCTGAACTTGAAATTGAGTCAACTCAGATTACGCAAGCTGAAGGACCTTCTGATCCCCTCCCGGGTGGCGGAGGCGCAGAGATTGAACAGTCTATAGACTTAGGTATAACACCTCCGGAAGGAGACGCAGGTCTCTCGGAATCTGACTCAGTTGAAGATGTAAATGTTCCGATTCGGGTCAAAAACAAAATTGATAGCATAACTTCTATCCTCTCTGAAGATGACGAGAAAGATGAACTAACAGACGACGAAAAGAGAGAAGAGCTTAGACACGAGTATGAAGAAAAAAGGAGAAAGCGTCAGAGAAAATCAGACGCTAATTTTGCTGAAGATTTTACTTCTCTGAGAAGAGACGCAGGCTCTCGAAGACAAAATGACGTAACAGGTATTCCTCGAGAGATGGATAATTTAAAATCTGCAGGAAACCTTAAGTTTGAAGATATAAATATAGATGAGTATTTGGATAACAAAATTATTCAAAATACTAAGATGACTAACAGTATTAAATCAACACTCTCTAGGCTTGATAATGTCTATGGAAAACCTAAAAGTTATACAGGAGTTATCTCTGAGATTAATTCATCAGAGGAGGAAAAATGAGCATCAAACACAATAAAAAAAGAAACGTAGGCTTAGTGTACGAACTATTAATACAGCACATTACTAGTTGCATAGTCGAAGGAAGAAAAAGCGACGCCCGCGTAGGTACTAAATTAATTGAAAAACACTTTGCTAAAGGTAGTGAACTTCACAAAGAGTTTAGACTTTTTAACGCTCTCGCAAATGCAACTGTAAGCGACACACACATAGTTGCGTCAGTGCTCACTGAAGCTAAAAGAGCTGCTAGAAAAATTGATACTAAAAAGCTTTCAATAGAAAAATCAAAACTGATTAGAGATATAAACTATAAAATTAACAGAAAAGATTTTTTCTATCAAAACATTCCAAACTACAGACAACTCGGATCAATTCAAATAGTCATTAACGAGTGGCGCAAAGAATCACCTGATCTTGGTAGGTTGATTGAATTTGAGAAGAAAGTTGGAGAAAATTTACTTACTGAAAAATCCACAAAAACCGTGAACGACATGCAGCGCGAGCTCGATGCTTCAAAATCAGATAAGCTAATTTTAAAACTTATGACTGAGAAAATTAATAGCAAATATTCTAATTTATCAAACTCAGAAAGAGAAATCATCAGCAATTATGTTTTTTATTCATCTCAAAATGATGAATATCTGACAAGTTACCTTGCAGAAAAAAGACAAGTTGCGTTAGATTTGTTGGAAAATTTTGAAGAAAATGAGAGCAATAAGATACTCATAGAGAAAGTTGATAGAGTTAGAAATTCGATACAAAAATTAGAGAATCAAGATGTAAACGATGAGTCAATAGTTAAGTTTTTAACAATTACTAAGCTTATTAATGAGCTTAAGAGTGCGGAGAAAGAAAATGTCTGAGCTTAAAGTTCTTAGAGAGTGGTTGCCCATCACCTGTGATAAAGAAATAATCAAAGAAAATAGAGAAAAATACGGAAAAATTATGCTTAAAGGCATAATTCAAAGAGCTAACACTCTAAATCAAAATGGAAGAGTTTACCCGAGATCAATTCTTCAAAGAGAAGTTGAAAACTATCAAAAATTGATAAGAGAAAACAGAGCGCTAGGAGAGTGTGATCACCCAGATTCTTCTGTAATTGAACTAAAGAATGCATCTCACATTGTTAGAGAAGCTTACATGCAAGGTGACGATGTTTATGGGACAATTGAAGTTTTAGATACACCTAGCGGTAAGATTATTCAATCACTCATCGAGAGCGGTGTAACTTTAGGAATTAGCTCTAGGGGTGTTGGTTCAACTTCGTCTCAAGGTAACACACAAGTTGTTCAAGATGATTTTCAATTAATTTGTTTTGACATGGTTAGCGAACCATCAACTCCTGGTGCTTTTATGGGACTTCAAGAGGGCAAAACTATAAGACCGAGAGAGTTAAATAATTTTTTTAACAGGACCGACAGGATTGATAGAATCTTTAATGAGATTCTTACATGGGATAAAGATGAGCAAAGTAAATAAAAAAGTACTTAAATCAATTGTTAAGGAATGTTTAGTTGAAATTTTGGCAGAAGGTTTAATACAGAGCCCGGGCAGCTCGATTGAAAAAAAGAGAAGTCTAAAAGAAGCAGTTGAAAGCCGAGGTAGAGTTATAGGCAGACAAAGACTTGACCCAAGAATGGGCAAAACAAACGAAAGTCCACCTGCTGCTCGACAAAATCGAGGAAGTTACTTAGATCAAGTAAGCTATGGTCAAAATAGCAACGAAGACGTGTATAGAACACAGCCTCAGCAAGACAACAGAGCAAATCAATTAATATCGAGTGTAACTAAAGATCCGATTATGAGTGAGATTTTTGCAGACACAGCTGCTTCAACTTTAAAAGCTCAAGCAGGAGCTGAAGGTAGAAGAGGCACTGCTGTGCCTTCGACACCTGCAGATGAAGCTGCTAGAATTGTAGAAGCGTCAGACCCTATGGAACTATTTGGAGACTCAGCAAGAAACTGGGCAGATATGGCATTCGCTCCAAAAATAAATAGATAAAAAAATAATTGCAAGATATTTAAATTGCAAACATTTTTTCTGGAGCTGTCATGTCTAGACCTACTAAACTTACAAAGGATTTGTTAAAAAAAATAATAGAAGAAGAACGTCAAAAAATAGCTGACCAAAAAGATAGGGTCCAAAAAGCTAAAAACTCTAAAGACATTAGGCGGTTTTACGAAGTTAGAAAAGAACTAAAGGCACTTCTCCAGTTAAAGAAACAACAAAAATTTCTTTTTGAAAGAATTAAATTAATCCAAAAAAAGAATGAGGAGCAATAATGTCAGGAAAAGGAGATATTTTAGTTACACCAGACGTCGTGACCGAGGGAGGCCCTGGCAAAAGATTCAATGAGAATTTAAGATCAGCATATGCAGCTTCTCCTATACACGCTGGCGACATGACAGATGACGCTATTAGAGAAGTCTGGTCTCAAAATGTGCAGTCGGGCGACGTCACTGCAGCATTTGAAGCATACGGCGGCGCTGTTGATAGCGGTACAGGCAATAGAATGTTAGATGGTTTTAATGTCGATTTTGTAGACGCACCTGATATTGGAAGCAACGACAAGACAATAGATGAAAAAGAGTTTGGTGCAGGTCAAGGGGCGCCAACAACTCCCTACATTCCACCTTTGACTTCACCTGGTCCGGGCTCAGTATCAGCTAATGACCAACCTGCATTTACAGGAGTCACACCAGACCCTGCCCAGCAGAGCGAATTCGGATCAGGTTTGGGCGGACAAGCTTCACCACACGAAACTTCACCTGAGGTAGCATCTCAGGACACAGTAGCAGGTCTAATTTCAGGAAGATCATACTTAGGCTCAGCTGGATAAAAGTAGGTAATAATGGGTTATGAAACCACAATAAGAATTGCTAAAGCCCATGATGGCAATCTTGGACGTGGTTATGCGAGAATATCAACAGGGCACCCGACGCAGGGAGCAACTCAAGGTGAGTCTCGTCCTATGTATCAGTACTCTGAGCTTGGTGAACCTGAAGACGAAGACGGCGATGATTTTGATATTCTAGACGACATGGATGTTCCTCTAGTTAGAGCTATTCACGCCGCCACAGACACCCTTGTTTACACGAATCCTAATAAATCAGGCAGGGCTGACAGAGGTTCGTTGACCGGTCGTAACGCGACACGACTCGGTATATCTGAAGATTCTTATTACACGACTCCTGTCGTTCAAGGAATATCGCCAAGAATAACTTATCGACAGAAAAGAACAACAGGCCCGGTACCACGTAACACAAAAGGCCCAGCTTTTGGAACACAGTCGAATGCAAAATACATTAGAAGTGCTCCAGGTAGAAAAGGTGGAACTGAGTATGGATCATCTCGTGCACCCTTACCTAGACACGACGAGTATGATGATAACATATTTTCTCTCATGGATTTAAAGGATCCAATGGAGCGCGCTTTTTTAAATCAACAAAAAAGAGTCAACAACGTTAAAAATATGGTCAATTTAATTGAAAAAGAATAATTAAAAAGGAACATTAGCAAAAAACAGCTATATTTATTAAGTTTAAGAGGTAATCAATGTCAAACAAAGTTTTTGAAGAAGCAATAGCCGATGCAAAAAAACTGAGAGAAGTTGCTGAAGAAAATGCAAAAAAAGCGATTCTCGAAGCAGTTACACCAAAAATTAGAGATTTTATTGAATCTGAGCTTCTTGAAAGCAAAGATGATTCAGTTGAAGAAGAAATTAACGAAGACGTTTCTTCTGAAGATGAAGAAATTACGTTAGATGAAACCTCACTTAGAAAATTATCTACGCTGTTAGGTATTGACGTGTCATCTGATGTGTCAGATGTTTCTAAGGTAGCAATATCTGAGTCTACTCGAGATGCTTTTCAGCAGCTTGACGAAGATCAAAAAGCAGAATTAAAAAATTTAGCAAACAAAATTAATAGCAGAAAAAGAACTTTGTCTGCTGATAACATAAGTAATAAAGATACGAATTTAAAGGAGAATTCAGTGATGGATGACAAATACTACGAAGTAGATCTCAAAGCTCTTAGAGAAGCTGTTGAAGCCGAGCTTTCAGAAACTTTACAACAAGATGGAGAAAGCGCCGACGAGCAGCAGGAGCCTAGCATCGAAGAGATGCTTCAAGAGCTTAGATTAGTTCTTGACTTAGGAGATGACATCGAAGAAGACCAGATCCCTGAAGAGCTTCGTGGTATGCTTGACGACGATGATGAAGACGAAGAAGAAGTCGAGCTTGAAGACGAAGAAGCTGACGACGCCGAAGAAGCTGGTGAAGAAGCAGAAGGCGAAGCTGGTGAAGAAGAAGAAGTTGACTTCCAAGCACTCGGTGAAATGTACCAAGAAGAAGGCATGGAAGAGATGGTAGAAATCGATGAAACCATGCTCGCTGAAGAAATTCTTCGTATTAGAAAAATGGTCCGCGAAGGCAAGATGGATCACCACTTTGGAGGCAAAGGTCCTCACCAAGGTGTCGATGGTGCTTTCGGTGGTAAAGGCGGCGGCAAGGGCGACGCCAGCAAATCTTTCGGTGGTGGTGCAGAAGGGCAAGATCCCTTTACTAACCCACCCGACATGAACAAACTTGCGGAGGCATTCCGCACTGAGCGCCGTAAGAATCGCGCGCTTGATGAGAAACTGAAGAAATACAGAAGTGCTGTTGATACTCTTCGTGAACAGTTGGAAGATCTCAATCTCTTTAATGCCAAGTTGCTTTACGTCAATAAGCTTCTTCAAAATAAGAACCTTAACGAATCTGAAAAGAAATCTGTTATCAAGGCTCTTGACGAAGCTAACAGTCTTAGAGAGGCTAAGTCATTGTACAAGTCGCTCACAGAGACATTTACTCGCGGTAACAAAAAGACTCTCGCTGAGTCAAGAACCCGCGGTTCATCATCCAGACCCACAACATCTTCAGCGCCGAAGAAAGGAGCAAACGGTGCTCCAGAGCTCGACCGCTGGCAGAGACTTGCAGGTCTTAAATAAACTGTTCACAAACTTATAGACATAATTTTACATAAAGGAGTTAAAACATGTCACGTTCATTTACTTTAAACCAGTTAACTGAAGGCATCCGTGATCGTCACGTTGGTGCTGAAAGTAACAGACTGATGGAGAAGTGGACCCGTACCGGTCTACTTCGTGGTCTCGGCGATCAAGGTCGCGAGACTATGTCACGTCTTCTCGAGAACCAGGCAGCCCAGGTTCTTCGTGAAGCTAACGTTCTCGGCAGCGGCGGATCAGCCGGTCAGATTGACGGCTTCTCAAACATCGCGTTCCCAATCGTTCGTCGCGTTTTCGGCGGTCTGGTTGCAAACGAGCTCGTCTCAATTCAGCCCATGAGCCTTCCTTCCGGTCTGCTCTTCTACCTTGACTACACCTACGGTTCAGACGTTGGTGGTGATGACGTTCTTGAGTCAGGATCCTCCCGCGACCTCGCAGGTACTGATGCTACTTTCAACAAGGGCGACTCACTTTACAACAACCCAGCAGGTTCTTCCGTTCGCACAGGTTCTGATGCTACAGGTGGCCAGTACGACCTCGTTGGCACTACCTACTCACGCGTTCACGAAGGAGTCAGACTGACAGGTACATCAGCAGAGTTCGTTGTTTACAACGGTGCATATGGTGGTGGATCACAGCAGGTTGTTGATTCTACTGGTAGAATTACCACTAGTGGTTCAGACGGAAAGCTTATCCAGTTCGACCCACAGGTTACACAACACATCGTTGATCGCGACTTCGACTACCAGTTCTTAATCGTTTCAGCTTCTGTTCTTACTGGCGGCACTGGCAAGAGACTTGATCCTACTGCTGTTAAGTCAATCGCTCTCTTCTCTGCCACAGATGATGGCGCAGTTGCAGACTACTCAGTTCCTGCATCAAACGTGCAGGGTGGTAGCGGTATTCTTAACGTTCGTCGTCTCAACCAGCTTGGTACCATGACTGGTGCAGCAGGCTCTGTTAAGTTCACTCCAAACCCACTTGCCAGCACTGCTGCAGGCAACCTTGACACCGGTGTGCTCTTCGTTATGCAGGGTGTCGAAAGCGCTCTTCACAACGCGGCGACAAACCTTACAGCTTCGTTCGCTGTCGCTGATAGAGTTGAGGCAGAAGGTGGCACTGGTGGAACACTCACCATTCCTACCTTTGAGTCGAACTTTGAGTCTTCACCACAGCCTGTCATCCCTGAGATTGACATCAAGATCGAGTCCATCGCGGTCACAGCTACCACACGTAAGCTTCGTGCTCGTTGGTCACCAGAACTCGCTCAGGACCTGAACGCTTACCACAGCATGGACGCTGAGGTCGAGCTCACTCAGATCCTCTCTGAGCAGATCGCTCTTGAAATTGACCGTGAGATCCTCAACGACCTTCTCGTTGAAGCTCGTGGCGCGAACTTCTTCTGGTCACGTTCACCCGGTAAGTTCGTTAACAAGAGAAGCGGTGCATCCGTTGAGCTCGCATCTTCACTCGCAACAGGTCCTCAGTTTACTGGTACCGTCCGCGAATGGTACGAGACTCTCGTTGAAACCATCATCGACGTTGCAAACGAGATCCACAGAAAGACACTTCGTGGTTCAGCAAACTTCATCGTGTGCTCACCTGAAGTTGCTACAATCTTCGAAGCTTCTGTCCTCTACAAGCCCTCCATCAAGATCGATGGTCAGGGTCAGGTCGGTTCTGAGTTCTCACTCGGTGCAGCAGCAATCGGTAGCTTGAGCAACCGTTTCACAGTCTACAAGGACCCATACTTCCCCCGCAACAAGATTCTTGTTGGTTACAAGGGAGGTTCCTACCTCGAGACTGGTTACGTCTACGCTCCTTACGTACCACTCATCGTCACACCGACGATCTTCGCTCCCGAAGACTTCACACCCCGTAAGGGCGTGATGACCCGCTACGGGAAGAAGATGGTTCGCGCTGACTTCTACGGTACTGTTACCTGCCTCGACATGGACGTTATCTGAGATAACTTCTAGGTCTTATAAAGGCACCCTTCGGGGTGCCTTTTTTGTTTTACGAGCTTAAGAATGATTAATATAATTTTTTTGAAGCTTAGGCTTCGTCACACATACACACACAAAGGAGAATAAAATGGGTGATGCAAACAGAAACGGTTTCGAGCTCCGCACAGATCTGCTCGGTATGGCAATGGGAATTGTCTCAGAAAGAGTTCAACGTCAGTTTGAAAATGAACATCTAAAGCCAGAAGGTACACGTCAACCAGTGGCACCTTTCACAACTGAGGATATTATTGCTGAAGCTGAAAAGCTTTATGCATTCGTTCAAAAGAAGTAGAACAATTTACTTTTCTTTTGTAGGCACCCTTTTAGGTGCCTTTTTTTTGTGTATTTGTCACAAAATCTTGTTACTATTATCTTAGGAGTTTAAATGTTAATTGATCAAATAGAAAATGAAGAAAGTCAAGTTGTTGTTGTTCCTGGGCCACCTTCTCTCACACCAGAAGAGTCATTAAGAATGGAACTTCTTAACTTGTCTAAGGACATACTTCTAGGCAAAGCAGCTATGAAGTGGGAAACACACAAACAATACGATAATGTTTCAATTCAGCAGATTATCGAAGAAGCAGACCGTATGTTCAACTTTGTAATGGGTCGAAATGAAAGTTAAATTTAAGAAGCTACACCCAAATGCAAAAACACCGCACTACTCTTTAGAGGGTGATGCGTGTTTAGATCTTTACGCAGCTTGGTTAAAGATAGATGATTTAGGCAATTTCGTGTACGGAACAGGTATCGCAATAGAGATACCTGCTGGGCATGTAGGATTAGTCTTCCCTCGAAGTTCAGTGTCCAAAACAAATTTAAGCTTGAGAAACAGCGTGGGCGTAATTGACAGTAATTATCGAGGCGAGATAATGCTAAAATTTCTTGAGTTAGAAGAGGCGAAAAGTTTACCAAGTTACGTATCTGGTAATAAAATTGGGCAGATCATGATAGTAGAGAGACCTCAAATCGAACTTGAAGAAGTTGAAGAACTTTCAGAATCAGACCGCGGAACTGGTGGTTTTGGCTCTACAGGAAGTTAAGCCAAGCGTAGTTTTTTCTCTTTTCAAGGTACTTTAGATCATTGTCATAAGCGTACGCTTCTTTTTCAAAAGGTATGTCGTAGTAAGCTTGGGCTTTGTCACCTTGCTTAAGATAACTTCTAAGCCAATAAAAAGCATACAGAAGATAAAATCCAACGATTAATAACTCCACTTGTTGACGCAAGTGGATTTTTTCATGGTTAACTGTCGTCACATCTCCTTCGTCTCTTATGAATATAAAAGGCCACAAAGCTATTGCGTAAACATCTATCACGATTGAAAGCCATTGGGGAACTCTGCTGTTTCTTATGATCATTTTAACTCCGGAAAAATAGTGGTTAGTATGATACTTATAACGAAGCATTTCAAATATCGGAGGAAAAAATGCCAAGAAAAAGTCAAGCAGCGAGCGCCGAGGAGTGCTGCGCAAAATGTGAAAGAGATGTTGCAGCACTCAGAAAAGAAGTTGCTGCTCTGAAAGCAGCATTGGCAAAGAGGCCTGCATCAGGAGGAGATCCAAGAGTTGACGTACTTATAGAAGCGTTGACAAAAAACCCAGGTTGGTCTTGGGCACAAACTATTAATGAAAAATTAAAATAGAAAGCCTATTTAAAGCAGGCCCGGTACAAGCATAATAAGCTGATCTCGCCAGCGTATCGGAATCTTGCGAACAATTTAGGAGGATATTATGCCAAAAGTAACTTATACAGCTGCCAAAGGTCTGGTTCAAGCCTCTGGTGCGGGTGTCGAGCTCAACAGCATTACTTCAGTTGCAGCCCCAGGTAACTTAGATGCTACAACATTTTTAACTATCGCTACAGCAGCCATCGCCGGCGGCGGATTAGTTTTGCCAGCAACAGCCGAAGACGGCGCAGTTAAAATTATTATAACAACAACTGCAGATAACGTTCTACTTAAGGGTACAAACGCATCTACAGGAGATCTTACTTTAACTAACATCGGTGACATGGCCGTCTGCGTTTATCAAACTGATAAGTGGATTGTAGGAAGATCTTTAACGTAATCTCTGAATTACTTAAATTTCGCAACTTCAAGCAGCCCTTTAGGCTGCTTGATTTGTTTTCCAAGGTACTTTAAATCTCTGCCGCCTATCTATATTAGAAAGGTTTTTAAGTTCACCAGGAGTCATCTGTGAAGGTCCCAGCAGCCCTTTTAAGGGAACTTATAAGAAACATTGTTGATGAAGAAATAAGAAAGGTCAAGGGCGGTTACAAAGTCTACCCTAAGAAACCACAAAAGGGTAGAAAGACTCGAAAAGCACTTTCTAAGAAACCTATGTCTTATAAAAAAGCTCTCAAACAGCTTCGGGCTGTTGAGAGAAGCAAAGCATTAAAAGGAGAATAAGATGGCAGCTATAACTAAAGACGATGTTTGGAAGGCAGTATCACTTCTCATGTCAGCACTTGTCTTGCCTCTTGCAGGTTGGGTGTGGACTGTCAACGTAGAAGTAGCTCAGCTTAGAAATGATTTAGGTGATCTTGAGCGCCACGTTGCAGAATTAGAAGAAGCTGTAGAAGAGCAAGAAGAAGCAACAAAGACTCTTATTAAAGTTCAGAGCGATCTTGGACACGTTAGAGAAATTCTGAGTAGAATTGAAAGGCTGGTGACAGAATGAGGGCTGTGACTTTTGTAACGTGTGTTTTAACAGGCACACTTTTTGGAGCTACATACACTTTTGCTCAACAAGCCAACGACCTCGAGCGATCTGCTAAAGCGCTCGAACTTTTTCTGCAAGACAAAGAAGATCACAAGGAGTACTGTCCGCGTCTCAAGTGGGAACAACCAAAACTAGAAGTTTACAAAAAAGAACTTAAATCACAACTACCTAAAGGATGTAAAAAATGAAAATCACGCGTGAAGAGTTGAGAAAGATCATTGAAGAATCTTTTCCAGGAGACGGCCCGGGACCTGGATACAAAGCGCCACTGTCGAGCGACACCGGAGCAATTCCACCAGGTGGCCAGTTCGGATTGGATGATCCAGCTTTTAAATCAGATAGACCTCGCAAGCCTCCAGTTGACGACAGAATGCGACTTGAAATGATTGCGCGGGATATTGATTCTATGTTAAGAAGAGAAGAAATGAGCAAAAGAGTTAGAGGTAGACTCAACGGTATTGTAACTCAAATTAGAATGCATATTGGACCAGAAATAAAATGAAGATCACACGTAGACAATTAAGGCAGATAATTTCCGAAGCACTCCCTACTCGATTGACAGGTGTAGCAGACTATGAAGAATTAGAAAAAAGAGCAGAACCTATTATAGACGATCTTTACAAGACCATCGATGCTGCTCTTCCTAAGCTCAACTATAGGAAAGGATCACCTCCTTCTAATAAGCTTCTTGGCGGAAGAGGATTAGTTGTGTTAACTTTTGTAAAGCAGGGGGCACTGGACTCTAGAGTGCGGGACCGACTCGGAGGCATATCAGGTCTCAGCGCTATTTTTAAGCAAGTTGCTCGAAGACACAACTTAAAAGACGACGACATTGATTTCCTGATACATCCAAGTCGTCTAGACAACAGAGATATGGTCAAAGTCATGATTAAAAAATCAGCTTTGAGAGGAGAGTAATTTTACAATGAAAATAACACGTAGGCAATTAAGGCAGATTATTGTTGAAACAATAGACAAGATTGACGAACAAAATGCAGACCTCGCAGGTTTTTGGGATCATGATCCCGATGAAGTTGTTGAGAAAGATGGTAAGCTTATGGCTTTAGGAAGTGCACCTATTGCACCTGGAATGACAAGCTTGGCAAGGACTGCTGCAGATTCTAACGCCAGAGGAAAGATAGTGCGCCATCTTGAGGAAAATCCTAATTTGGTTAACCGCACTTTAAAGCGAACAAAATCACTTGAGTATAAAAAAATAGGCAACACTCAATATTCTGTTGTATCAGAATTTTAAAATTAAAAAGAAGCGTTTCGTGAATATACTCTCTATCGACATTGATTATGCGTATAGTCCTACAATTTCCGTCTACGAAGACTATGTTGAAGGCAGTAAAATATCTCTGCTAGAGCAGATGAAGATTTTTAAAGAAAATAATCTGCCAACACCCGAAGTAAATCAATCAAAAATAGAATTGTTGAAAAGTGTTATTAGAGAAAAAACCAGCATAGACACCCCTGTTGTAATAGCAGAACATCACCATCAAATATTACCTTTCTTGCCGAAAGATGAGCCTTTTAGCATTTTTAATTTTGATCATCATCACGACGTGTACTATGAAGGATGGCATTCAATTGATGAGTTAGACGAGGGTAACTGGGTTTACTTTTTACAAGACAGCCCTATTATAAAGTACACTTGGTTTAGAAACAAAGATTCTGAAAATTTTCCTAAAGGCATGAGTTTAAAGTTTGAAACAGAAGAAGTCTATGATTTCAATCTAGATAACTTACCTAGTTTTGATTTGGTCTTTGGCTGTTCTTCTTGTCACTGGACAGGTAATTTGGGCAGAAAAAACCTATTTAAAGTGTTAGGAGCTAAGACATGAGTTTTGAATACGACGGTTTACACTTGATGATAGACGCAGTCGTGAAGAACCCAGAGTCTTTAGTTTCTCCTGAGGTTGGTGTGAGCATGCTCGAAGCCATCATAGAAGAAATTGACATGACAATGATATTGCCTCCTGTGACAGTTAAGTTTCCTCACGCAACTTGCGAAATGAAAAGAGTGTTGCAGGATCTTGAATCTGAAGGTCTTGGCGAGAGCAAATCAGCAAAAGACCTGAGAAATAAGCTACAAGAAAGAAAAAATGAGTCATACGGTTACTCATCGTTTGCCATGATCGCTGAATCTCACTTGAGTATCCACACCTTTCCTGAGTTAGAGTATTTTTCATTTGACTGTTACTCATGCAAAAGTTTTGACGTAGAAAAAGTAAAATCCGTCATAAGTAAATTTTATGACATAAGAGAGATAACTACTCAAGTAGCATCTCGCAGAATACCGTAGGTTTTAAAATGACAAATCAAATGACTTTTGTACTCTCTAACGAAGGACACGCACACACATTTCCTCTGATTAAAGTCTTACACGAGAGTTTAACCAAGTTTCAAAAGCTTCAAGTAGTTGAATTAGGCTCTTTAGGCAAGACATTAGTTTTAGATAATATACTTCAACTTTCAGAACTCGATGATGCAAAATACCACGAGTCTATGGTCCACCCAGTATTGAACTCTCTGGACTCACCAAGCCGAACTCTTGTTCTCGGTGGAGGAGACGGATGCCTGGTTAGAGAAATATTAAAGTATGATGATATCGTTGTAGATCTTGTAGAAATAGACGTAGAAGTCATTGAAGCTTCTAAAAAGTATCTCTCTTCTCTTAACCTTGACTCTTTTAATGATAAAAGGTGCGTTCTCCATGTCGAAGATGCATGTCAGTGGGCGCTACACTGTAAAGAAAAATACGACGCTATCTTTCTAGACATTACTGACCCTCAACATGATACTCCCTCTGAAGGTATAATGTCAGATGAAGTAATGAGCGCAATTTTTAGTCTACTCAAACCAGGAGGAATAATAATATCTCAGTCAGACAACTTTGACTTATGTCCTAATCAGACTTATACATGGGTTGAAAAATTTTCTAAGAGATTTAAAAAAATTGAAGTATATGGAATACCTTGCGTAAGTTACGGTGGGTCTATAAATTTTACAGCTGCTTCTAATGGTCCAGGAATAACGAGAAAAATAAAAGATGGAATCTCCCTAAAATGGTTAAATCAGAGAAGACTAGAAAGTCTTTTTGACTTGTATTCTTTAGGAGAATAGCTGTGGACAGATTAGTTCAAAAAAACTTTTTACTCACTAATCTGGATCCTCTTCCAGTTCTTGTTGATTCAAATGTCATTGCAAATAATCCTGATCAAGCGTACTTTAAAGGTGTTATCTTTGCAGGTTGTTCAATTATGTGCAGAGTGCTATCTTTTCATGTAGAGTTAGAAAACGGTGCAATATATGAGAGATTACCGATTGATGCAATCAAGTGGAAACAACCAGAAGGAGATCAACTGTCTCTCTCGCAACTTCAAGTTTACGATTGTTTTTCTTATCACTGTACTTCAGTAGTTTACAACATGCTGTTTGGTCGCCGGTGCAATGTATACGTACCAGGCAAAGGCTTCTTCGCCGGAAAATACTATTGCACTATTGACTGGGCCATTGGTTCGGGAGGAGAGTCTCCAGAGATAAGAAAGTCTGCTTATCTAATCCAGCTTGACAACGGTCAAATCGCAGCCCAGCCCTCCAACAGGATTATTTGGCGAGATCCTGTCCCGGATGACTTTAAAGCACCACCTCTAAAAGTCCAAGTTGAGCTTAAGTCTGTCGAAGCCGGAAGCGCCGGATGGGAATTTACTTTGTTAAAACAGGAATAATACTTGCAGCTATTTTTTGATCACGTCGCTGGTAAAACTCAAGAGTATGAAATAATACATTCTCCTGTATCTGCGATATTTGAGCGTGATCAGTTTGATTACGCCTTACAAAATGGGTGGTTAATTACGTCTACTTGGTATAACCCTAACTGTAGTTGGTTTAGAAAATGTAAGGAAAGCGGAACTCCTGTGTGGTATCAAAGCAGGACAGCCAGGTTGAAACCTAGTGATTATGTTTTTAAAAAAAGGCACAGGAAGCTTTTAAACAAAGATAACAATTTATCTTATAAGCTCTATGACAGTTTTGATGTCGAGACCATGATAAAGATATACAACCTTTATCTAAATGCCAGAGGTTTTGTAGATATGTACGGGGCTGATCACCCGTTTGCAAAATCTGACTATGGTGACGATCGTATAACAATTGTCTTTTATCATTTTAAAAAACCTGTCGCTTTTTCCCTGCTAGATGTTGTCAACAACTCGGTTGTAGCTACTCAATTTTCTTGGGATTATGCTTCACCTGAACTCAACTTAGGAAAAATAAGCTATTACGTAGAGCAGCAAGTTGCACAAAATAGTGGTTTTGATTACATTTATCTCGGCTCTTCTTATGAGTGTAGTGCATTAAGTAAAAGTAATTACGCCGGATTTGAGTGGTGGACAGGCAGAGCTTGGTCAAAAGATATTGAGCTATACAAAAAGTTAACTACAAATGAAAGTAATATCAAGACAATTGATGACTTATACAATCAGCAAGTGATGTTTTACGATCATCTAGATATTTAACTTATACGATAAATGGGTTGTAACTAATGTCTCTCATAGAAGAATGCGTTGTTGGCTGCAAAAAGATTGATAACGGTTTTGTCATTGCAAAAAATAGAGATAGAGTGTATTCACCTAGCGTTTCAATTGTGCACAAAGTTAGTCAAGATGCAGAGTATGTTATTCTTTATGATTATGACACAAATTATATGGAAGGATATAACGGACACACAAGAATTGGAATATTAAACTCCGCCTTAGAAAACGGTACTGATTTTAATAAAGAAAAATCGGACGAAGGTAAAAATATATTGCGTGCTCTCATGCAAGCAAAAACTCCATCTCAAGCTGCAAATTTAATGTGTGAACCGAATCACGAAGTATATGGCAATACAATTATTATAAGTGAGAACAATGCAGTACTTCTAGAATTTGATAAAAGAGGCAAACCAAAAATTTTAGATGTGACTAAAAAGAAAACACCTACAGTTCGAACAAATCATTCCATTGAATTGCTCGGAGGTGGTTTCTCACTAGACGACGATCACATGGATTACATCTCTTCGGTAACAAGAAAAGCAGTCGGCGAAGTTATGTTTTCTCAAGGAGCAACAATCGAAAAAATACTCGATGGACTAAATTATAAACTCTTTGGTAATCACACAGCGTATGATGCACACAGAAACTTATCATCTTACAAGACAAGGTCACAAATAGCAATCGACCCGGGAAATAACAAATTTTATTTTAGGCCAATTCCAGGGCGATCAAAATTTAAAGGCGTCAAAACTATAAACAATGACAAAATCAAACCTGTAATTGATGTGATAATATTAGACTATAAAGAGCCGACTAATGCGCCGTTTCAATCTTGGTCCGCTGTGTCCCCTCAGCAAAAAATAAATGAAACAAATCTTGTAAGACTATTAGACCCTGACGACGACTTTAGCGAAATGGAAGGGTTAGATGATATAGAGCAAGCCCGCATACAGAACAATGACACAAAAGATAGTTTAGATTACTACATTAATCGAGAAAACGAAATTATTACAAATCTTGTTTCTTTGCAAAACTTGATGAAAAACAGAGACACCGCGATGATGCACCTGATGAGTGATAGAAACGTAGAAGCAGAATATGAAAAAATTTGTGATCTGATAGACGACTTTGAAAAAAATGTGCTTGACCTTTATAATATAAGTGATGCAAACTCAAAACAAGAGGATAAAAATAAAAAATCTAGCAATCAAATAAAAGAAGACACAAAAAAAATTAAAAAGATGATTCTCAATTTTAAACTAGCTGACCTTTTTGAGTCTAGAATTGATACGAAAGACGACATATTTTTTGAAATAGAAAACCTTATTTAAGATTCTAGACAAACAAAACTTTCGACGATATATATTATGAACCAAAAAGTCGGAGATTTTTGTGACAACATTTGCAAATACTTCTAACGCAACACCGTTTGGTATTTTCGACGATGATTCGTCTTTTTCAAGCGAGGCTGATAATCTTGTCACATTTGTTAAGCGAAAGATGGGCGATGATATTTTAAGTGTTGAACTCACAAAAAAACAAATTTTTGCAAATTTTGAAGAGTCAACGCTAGAATATAGTTCAATTTTAAATCAGTACCAGGCAAAGTCTCAACTTGTAAATTATTTAGGTTTTCCAACAGGAAGCGCTGATAATCCTCACATAGCGTCCGGCAGCGAAGAAAAATTCATTAGAGACAACCTTGAGTATTTATCTAGATTTGCTGAACCTTACGCAATGGAAGCAGGTGTCGGAGGATCTTATAACACAGTGTCAGGCTCAATTGCTCTAGAGTCTGGTCGTCAAGACTATGACATGTACACAGAGCTAAAAGATTCTAATGACAATGCCATATTCAACGATGCTAAGGGTAAACTTAAAATAGTTGAAGTTTTTCACTTTAACCCACAAGCTGCTTATAGATTTTTTGACACAACTTCAGCAATCAACTACTTGAATAATGAATTTTCTTTTGAATCATTTACTCCAGAAACAATATTTTATGTTCTACCTGTTTTCGAAGATATTCTTAGAGCAGGACAGCTTGATTTGTCTAACCGCGTAAGAAGATCAAACTACTCTTACGAAATAAGCGGCACAAAAATTAGGATATTTCCAACGCCTACTTCACTTACTGAGAAAAAACTTTACATAAGAGTGCGACAATATCCAGACCCGACATCACCTGCCTATAAAGACGCAACTATTGCAGGTGTATCAAACATGTCAAATCTTCCTTTTGGTAACATTGAATACAAGAAGATTAATTCGATAGGAAGACAGTGGATAAGGCAATACACTCTTGCTTTGAGCAGAGAACAACTAGGTATCGTTCGATCAAAATTTGGAAACATACCCATTCCTGGAGGTGATGTCACACTAAACGGAGGAGACTTGATATCACAAGGGCGTGAAGATCAGAAAGAGTTGAAAACACAGCTGAAAGAAATGCTCGAAACAATGACATATGACAAGCTGATAGAAATACAGTCTACTCGGGCAGAACAAATGAACAAGCAACTTCGCTTTGTACCTATGCCACTAGGTAAAGCAATATTTATGGGGTAATACATGGGTAGAGTTTTTATAACGCCAAGAGAAATTAACTTCATCAACGATGTTGCTAAAGAAATTGTAAAAGACGTAATAGGACAAAGAATCTACTATTTTCCGATTAGTGAAATTAAGTCTAAAGTTCATGATGTGTATGAAGAATCACCAGACAAAGTCTTTGAAAACCCGATCGAAATAGACTGTTTAGTTAAGTACCTTCCTCAAGAAATTAGAACAAATAGATTCGGTTCAGAAGAGTACTACACGGTTGAAGCGTACATACAGTCTAGAGACTTAATTGACAAAGGGATAGAGATATTAGAGGGGGACTTTTTTTCGTACGGCACTGTATTTTTTGAAGTCATTAAAAGCCCTGCGACAAATGTTATTTTTGGACAAATTGAGAACAAGCAGTATATTACAATCACAGGCAAACAGTCGAGAAAAGGCCAGTTTATATCAAAGGTGTTTGGTCCAACTTCAGAATCGTTTACAGACGAAGATGCTGTTCAAGATACATTTGTACAACAAAGAGGTGCTAAGAATAACAAACTTGGCGAAACAGGCGATGTCAGAGAGCTCCAGAAGAGAGGAGTACTTGAAGGCCCAATCACAGGACCAAAAGAAGTTTCACCTGAAGGCGATTCTAGTAACGTAGGTTCTGCATTCTATGATGAGGACTGAAAATGGCTCACAATCCAAATGATCCAAAAGGTGAAAAGATAATTAGAAGTTTTGATGGTAATAATGCACCAGAAGACTTTGACATACCATCAATAGGAATTGCTGATATTGACAGAGCTATATTTAAATTATTTGATGAGAAAATTTCTTTTGAAGTAAAAAACAAAGGTTCTGTTCAGAAAGTTCCTGTTATTTTTGCGTCAGGTGAAAGATTCGCGCTTACAAGAAGAAAGAACCCAATTCGAGACAGTGAAAACGCTCTAATTTTACCTTTAGTTTCAATAATGCGACAAAATATTGACTTTTCACCATCTCAAGCAAACAAAAGAACTGCTATTGCTTTTAGAGAACAAGAAAGTTATATAATCAAATATAGACTTAGCGAAAGAGATAGAAAGTATCAAAATATTATTAACAAGCAGGGGCTCAAAAGCCAAAAAAATGTATCATCAAAAAACAACTTTATTCTAAACAACCCAACTCCGGGCTTTGCAGCAAGACCTGAATCTGTCTCTACTAGAAGATCTTCTGCAAATTTAGGATTTTCTAGTGTTGCTGAAGTATCGCTAAAAGAAGACTTAGGTCGCAACATGTTTGAAATTATTGAAATACCTTATCCAGAATTTGTTGCAGTGACTTATGATGTGATTTTTTGGACACAGTACATGAAGCAATCAAACCAAATGATTGAAACACTTTTGCTTAACTTTACCGGGCAAGGTGAAGAAATACCAATGCTGACAGAAGGAGGATATGAATTAGTAGCTTTCTTTTCAGGTCCTTTCTCAAATTCCGGCACTAATTTAGATGAATTTACTGAGAGTGAAAGAATTATTAAACACAGCTTCACAGTTACCATTCCGGGCTACATTATCAATCCTAAACACCCGGGCATGCCAAAACTATTGAGAAGCTACATATCTGCACCAGAAATTAGTTTTGGTGTAACTCAAGGAGAAGCAGAAGTAATTGATTATCAGCCTGAGAGAAAGAGAGACAAGGTTAAAAGGCATGTACTTCAAGATCTTACAAACATAAAAGAAAATCAACTGCAGAGAGGACAAAGCAGAGAAGTTCTTGAAAACAAAATTGTCAATCCTTTTACTAATAGCACAAAGACTGAATTTTCAAAAGTAAGACATAGAAATCAAAGAACAGGCGAGACCGTCGCCTCTTCTGAATTATTAGAGGAAATTGAGTCAATTGATTCATAATTAAAGAGATGTTTAAGAATTCGAAACATAGTTATAATAGAAAATTTAGGAGAAATTGATGGCAGAACAAACTTTCAGATCTCCGGGCTTTTTTGAGAGAGAGATTGATCTCACTCAGCGTACTACAGAGATTGTAGGCACCCCGGCAGGAGTAATTGGAACTTCAATAAAAGGACCTGCGTTTGTGCCAGTTACTGTGGGATCATTTGCTGATTTTGAATCAAAATTTGGTTCTCTAGACCCTGATAGGTTTGGTCCTTATGCAGCTAACGAGTGGTTAAAAAACAGAACAGCTCTTACATACATTAGAGTGTTGGGGGCAGGTGCAAACGCTACGACATCAGAAATTTCTCTAACACAAACTGCAGGTATTGTTAAAAACGCAGGCTTCAGACTCTCAGGTTCTAGAGCAGAAGCATCTGAAGATAGTAGATACAACGGAACAGTTCAGTTTTTAACAGCAATTCATACACAGGGGACAAATGAGGCAGCAGGTTATCCAGTACTTACAGATAACAGCTCTGTAACATCTACAGGCGACATGCACTTTGTAAGATCAATGATACTTACTGCTACAGGATCCAGAGTCATGGTTCTGGACCATGATCAGTCTTACTCAACCTCGAATGTGAGCGACGATATTGCAACAATAAGTGCTTACGACGGTAGCTCTGGGGCTGGTACTTTTAAGATAGTACTTTCTTCTTCAATGGGATCCTTGTACGGAAATGATGAAGGTCAAGCAGGTCTTAGGATCTACACAGCTTCTCTAGATCCAGCAAGCCAACACTTTGTTGGAAAAATTCTCAACACCAACCCAGACAGATTCGGCACTGAGCAGCACTTGCTCTATGCAGACTTTCCAATTGAATCAGAACTTGCAAAAGTAAAGACTTCTGCAGGTAGCGTAGGTATCACATCTGGATCAGATGCTCAAGTCCAGTCTGGAGGATTATTAGGATCTCCCTTTACAGAGCTCTACGGAAGATTTGATACAAGATATCGTCCTTCGAGAAGCACTTCGTTTATCTCACAGCCGTTTGGAGATACTGAGTATGACTTGTTTCACTTTGAGTCAATTGATGATGGTGTCGCAGGAAATAGAAGAGTTAAAATTTCAATATCAAACTTAAGAAGATCAACAGATCCTAAGAATCCATACGGAACTTTTACAGTTTTAGTAAGAGACTACACAGATACTGACACTGATATGAAAATTCTGGAGCAGTATCCTCTTTGCACACTTAATCCAGGTGATGATGATTATGTCGGTACCAAGATTGGTGATTTCAAAGCCGTGTTTAATTTTGATGCAGAGACTGAGTCTGAAAGAAGAGTGAACGTTTCGGGTAAGAGACCAAACAGATCTTCTTTTGTTAGAATTGTCATGAATGCTGCTGTTGAAGACGGCGAAGTCCCGGCTGACGCGCTTCCTTTCGGATTCAGAGGGCTTCCACTGATTAAGACAACGACTTCACTTACAGACTCTACTTCAACTCTTGCAGGAGGAAGTGACCACGCATCAACTCTTAGATTAGGTTGCGTTGGTAGTTCAGCATTGCAGAGATCTATACTTCCACCAGTACCTCTCAGGTTTAAAGCTTCAAGAGGCGCAGTTAACAGTTCTCCTTCCTTTACAGGAGACCCAGGTATCTTAGAACTAGCTGACTCTAGGCTTTTCTTCGGTGTAAAATTTGAGACTGTTCCTTCATCAAAAGACATTACAAACCCTGTCTTGCAATCAAATGCATCTGGTAAAAGAAACAAATTATTAGATTCCTACTCTAAGTTCTTGGGAGTAGAAAAATCAGACTTATTACTATCTGGTTCTTCTGTTGACTTATTCAATGACAATAAATTTACACTTTCAAGAGTAGCCTTCTTCAATCAGCCAGCATCTGCGACTCAAAACCTAGATGACGCAGTTTCTTTGCAAAATCAAATAACAGGTTCTGTCTCGGCACACATGGTAGAGGCGGCGTACATCAGAAATGGTAAAGTTCAAAAGCCCAGATACACTATTAAGGACGGTGCTCTAGATAGGTTAACATTTGCTAGCTTGGCTGCTGCTAAGTCCGCCACTGCTTTCAATAAATTTACAGAATACATGAAGTTTACTAACATGATGTATGGCGGCTTTGACGGATTAAACATTCTCGATAGAGACCAAAGACTTATGAATGATAAGTCTTCTGACGTTGCCTCTGGAGGCAAAGCAACTGGAGGTGCTGCTGGGTATGAAAACTTGCCAGCTGTCTCTTCGCCAGGCGCTGGAAAAGAAAACAACATTGTGAGCTCTTACAGAACAGCAATCTCAATACTTACAGATCCTTTTGCTTCAAGAGTTAACATTGTGACACTTCCAGGTTTAAGAAGTTCTTTCATTACCGATCATGCGATGGAGAAAACAAAAGAGTACAGCCAAGCAATATACTTAATGGACATTCCTCCGTTTAGCGATGATCTTACTAGGCTTTACGATGGAGCTTCGACTCGGCCAAACGTAAGAAAAACTGCTGAACAGTTTGAAGGAAGAGCTCTTGACAGTAACTACTCAGCTGTTTACTTCCCAGATGTAATTATCAATGATGAAGTTAACGGTGATGCAGTAAACGTACCAGCTAGTGTGGCTGCTCTCGGAGCCCTTGGTTTCAACGACAGGGTAGCTTTCCCGTGGTTTGCACCTGCAGGATTTAACAGAGGCGCACTAGATTCGGTCTTAAACACTGAGGTTCGGTTAAACGCAGAAGATAGAAACGTTTTGTATGAAACAAGAATTAATCCTATCGCTTCATTCCCAGACGGAGGATTTGTGATATTTGGACAGAAAACGCTACAGCAAGCAAAGTCTGCGCTAGATAGAGTAAACGTCAGAAGAATGTTGCTAGAAGTTAAGAGAATTGTGTCAGATATTGCAAACGGTTTGATTTTTGAACAGAACACACCTGTTACTAGACAAAGATTTATTGATTCAACAAAGCCTCGCCTGGCAAGAATCCAATCTAATCAAGGAATTGACTCTTTCAGAGTCATAATGGATTCTTCAAACAACACTGCAGAAGACGCAGAACAGAATAGACTTAATGGAAGAATTGTGCTTGTCCCAACAAGAGCAGCAGAATTTATTGCAATAGATTTCATTATTACCAATTCAGGCGTAAGTTTTGAATAATTATAAAAGGATATATGGAGAAACTAAATGGCAGAATTAACTTTTAAATCAGCAGGTGTAAGCACAAGAGAAATAGATCTTTCTGGACCTACTCCTACTGGTCCTACCGGTGTTCCTGCAGGTATTGTTGGTACGGCGCTCGAAGGTCCTGCTTTCGTGCCTCTTACTTTTGCAAATTACGGTGAGTTCAAGTTAGCGTATGGTGCATCTGATGGTACAAAATTTGGACCTATCGCGGTTAACGAATGGTTAAAAAATGCGCAAGCTGTAACTTACGTCAGAGTTTTAGGAGCCGGTGACGGAAAAAAGAGAGATTCAGCGACAGGAAACGTTACAAACGCAGGTTTCGTCGTAGGACAATCAATTGTTCAAGATAACGGAATTGTTGGTAACAACCCGTTTGCTAACACTGGTGGAGCCGGCCATGGCCGGACATACTTCCTCGGATGCTTCATGTCTGAGTCGAATGGTTCGACAATATTTAGTGATGCTGGAATACAGAAAACTACGCCAGAGGCTGTAGCAGCTGCTTCTTTAACAGATGCGCTTACAATAGGAAGTAGTCTTTCAGACGGTGAAACAATTACGATAACTACTCCTGCTGGAATGGGTGCAGACAGTAGCAAGACAATTGAAATAGTCATAAAAAATGCTATGGGCGGAACACCAACTGCAAATCAAATCTTTGTATCTATGGCAGGTGGTTCAACAACACAACAAACCGATAACATTGTGTTGGCAATTAACGGGTCATCTGATACCTTAAAGGTAAAGTACGGATCAAACATCTCAGGTGCTGCAACGTCAGGTATAACAAACTTATCAGCAGCAGAAGGATCCACAACCACGACAATTACACTAACAGCAGCATTGTCCATAGGTGCAATAGGAAACAGCATTGCCTTGGCAGAGTCTTCTGCAGCCACACTTGCAGCATCAAGCCTGTCTGGCGGTGTGACAGCTCCTCGGGCTGTACCTATCCTTCGTGGTGTTCTTCTTGCGCCAAGCGGTGTCGTCTTAGCTTTAAGTGGAAACGAGAACGGCGTAGATAACAGTGCCCCGGCAAGCACAGCAGATTCCTCAACTGTTAGAGGTTTCACGTCTGGTTCTGTTAAGTTAACTGCAGGTGCACAAGACTTTGTGTTGCTCATGAACGGCTACAAGGGTACCACTGCTAGTCCGACAGTAATAACGGCTTCATTTGACATGACTGCAAACAATTACTTTGCTAATGTTTTCAACACAGATCCGCTTAAAATAGAAGAAAAAGGTCACTTCCTTTATGGCTCTTACGACATACATCCAAACATCGCAGCTGTAACAGGTTCAGGTGCTATGGTTGCAGAAAAATATCAGAATGATGAGGAGCCAATTGCTATGCTGCTCACCTCTTCAGTTGAAAGAGTTGCCGCCGGCGAAGGCGCGCCTTCTTCGACAGTTCCTGTGTATGAATCTTTTGAAGATCGTTTCTCGCATGCAATGACACCTTTTATAATATCGCAAGGTTACGGTGCGGTTCCCTACAATCTTTTTAGAGTTAAGGCACTATCTGCAGGTGAAGGTCTTTCTTCTAGATTTAAAATATCAATAGAGAACATAGTAAAATCTACTTCTGATAGTGACGAGTACGGTACATTTGACCTGCTAGTTAGAGACTTTAACGATACTGATGATGAAAGAAAAGTTTTCGAGTCTTTTAGAGGCCTATCTTTAGATCCGGGGTCTTCTCGCTTTGTCGGAAGAGCAATTGGTGATCAAGAAATACTTTACAATTTTGATGCTGATGCAGAATCACAAAAAATAGTAGTGGATGGTACGCACCCTGTTAGATCTAGATTTATTAGAGTTCAAATTTCTGATGCTTTGAAAAAGAACGAAGTCCCTGATGATGCTTTGCCTATGGGTTATAGAGGGCCCAACCACTTGGTTACTTCAGGTAGTCTTCTTAATGGTGTTAAAATGGCTAGGCACGATCTAGATACTGATTCTGGTCAACATCAACGAATTGTTGAGCCTCCTTTCCCATACAGAAGCACAGTCGCACAAGGCACGGGTTTGAGCAAAAGATCGGACTCTTCACTCTACTGGGGCATGCAACCCAATAGAGTTGAAAATTCAACTACGCCAAATGCCAATACACCTTTCGACCAATCACTGTTTACTTTTGTCAAGCACTTCCCTAATCACAGAAAAGATGCAATTAACTTCTCGGTAGGTAACAACCCAGGTGTTGTCGACCAGAACGGTGCAGTTTTAGACAGTGATCGCTTTAACAACAACAGATTCAGCTTAGAAAAGATTCTTGTAAGAACAGGATCAGATACTTTTGCTGACCCAGATCAGTGGTTAAGCGCATCATACGTTAGAAATGGAGTAATATCTGCTAACGACGATAATAAAACTAGAGGATTGACCATGGACGACTTGAAAATAGTCGGAAATAGAAAATACCTTAAGTTTACAGTTCCTATGCAGGGCGGCTTCAATGGTGTTGAAATATTCAACAAAGATAAGCGTGACTTAACTAATAATGCTGCTAAGCGAGAAATTGATGACTCTACAAACCAAGGCGGTACTGCAGGACCTACAGTAGCTGCTTACAGAAAAGCTATTGACATCATGGCTTCAACGTCTGACGTAGATATCCAACTTCTCACAGTACCAGGGATTCGTCACTCGTCTGTCACAGACTTTGCAATTGACGCTATGGAAAATAGATTTGATGCAATGCTCATTATGGATATTGAAGAGAGAGACCAGTTCAACTCTGTCATTACTTCTTCTGTTCAAAATCCTCACGTCGCAAACACAGTTACTGCTTTTAAGAACAGAGCACTTGATTCATCGTTTGCAGCTGCTTACTTCCCTGACGTAACAGTTACCGACCCCGACACTCGTGCACTTGTCTCTGTTCCACCGTCAGTTGTGACAATTGGTGCTTTCTCTCTTAACGATAGAATAGGGCATCCTTGGTTTGCTCCAGCTGGCTTTACACGTGGTGCACTAAACGCTGTAGAAAGTACAAGCGTTAGTTTGAACAGAACAAACCTTGATGATCTCTATGATGCAGACATTAACCCACTGGCTCAATATCCAGGAAGACCTCTAGCAATATGGGGACAGAAGACACTACTTGCAGCTAATTCTGCACTCGATAGAGTCAACATCAGAAGATTACTCATAGATGTTAGAAGGAAGGTCCGCGGCGTTGCAAACACGCTTCTGTTCGAACCTAACAGATCAGAAACACTTGACAGATTCTCACGTCTTGTCAACCCAATTCTTCAATCAGTTCAAGAGAAACAAGGTGTTGATAGGTTCAGAGTGATAATCGACACAACAACAACAACCCAAGCAGATGTTGAAAACAACACGATTAGAGGAAAAATCTTCTTGCAGCCTACAAGAGCTATCGAGTTTGTTGCTCTCGACTTTGTTGTGACAAATGCTGGAACAACTATCTAGAAAACCTATATATTATATTGAGGAGTTATAAATGGCAGAAACACTATCAGTCACAGATATGTTACCAAACAAATTTGAGCCTAAAAGAAATTATCGGTGGGTTCTTGCAATTGAAGGCATTGACGCATTCTTAATTGCCAAGGCAAACAGACCTACAATTACGCTTACAGATAAGAAAATAGACTTTATCAACAGTTATCGTCGAGTATCAGGTAAGCTTGAGTTTGGCGATTTATCTGTTACCATACACGATCCGATCGCTCCCTCAGGTGCTCAGCAGGTTATGGAATGGATTAGAACTCACTACGAGTCTGTTTCTGGTCGCGCAGGATACGCTGACTTTTATAAGAGAGACATTCAGCTTAAGATGCTAGATCCAATTGGTACAGTTGTTGAGCTCTGGGACATTAAAGGTTGCTTGCTCACAAACATCAATTTTCAGACACTTGATTACAACAGTGATGATGTTCAGATGATTGACATGACAATTAAGTTTGATAACTGCGTCCTGCAATTCTGATTTAAAAATAGTTTTACTGACATACTGAGCGATCGTATATTTAGTACGATCGCTTTTTTATGGAGTAAGTATGTCAAAAACAGAGTTAATGGGTGAAACACCCGACGGTATGATGCGTCAAAATATTATGAAGGAAGATTTCGGATGGGAGGTGCCAGTCGAAGCTATTCCTCTTCCTTCACGTGGTTCACTATACAATCCAGACTCAGTTTTGTACAATAGAGAAACACTGAAAATTAAGTCAATGACTGCTCATGAAGAAGATATTCTTGCTTCACCCGCATTTCATAAAGAAGGCACAGTTATCTCACAATTGATTAAGTCATGTCTTGTTGATAAATCAATAAACCCAGAAGATCTAATACTTGGAGATAGAATTTCTTTAATGGTAGGCATTAGAGTCACCGGATACGGACCTTCTTATAAGGCTTCTTCATCATGTCCTAACTGTGGGCATAACAATAAATTTGAAGCAGATTTATCTTCTCTTGAAATTAATAGGCTTAAAATAGAACCAACAGCGCCAGGTACTAACGATTTTGAATATATTCTACCTGTGACAAAGAAGAAAGTAACTTTTAAATACTTGACAGGCGGCGAGGAAAGAAGAAGAGGGATAGAAAGCAAAAACAAAACGAAAGCGCTAGGTTCAAAGATAGAAAACAACATAACTTCTTACTTAGAAAGCACAATCACATCAGTTGATGGTATTAGAGACAGACTCAAAATTAAGCACTTTATTAAGAATATGCCAGCTTTTGACTCAAAAAAGTTGAGAGCGTTTATTGTTGAAAACGAACCAGGTATCAATATGAAGCATAGCATGACATGCCAAAATTGCGGCACAGTTAGTGACATATCGCTTCCTATAACTACAGAGTTTTTTTGGCCCAGTACATAACTGGAGAGAAGCATTCTTAGAAGAGTGCTTCCTGCTCCAGATGCACCTGGGTATGTCATACACAGAATTGCGAAGATTACCAGTTCGATACAGAACATGGTACGTAAAACGACTGTCAAAACATTTTGAAGACAAGAAAAAAGCAATGGAAAACAGATCAAGTAATTCTCAATCTTCACCTGACATGTCAAGCTTAGACAAGTTTGAAAAAATGATTAATCAAAAAATTTAAGTAGACCTATTTAAAAATAGGAGAAAACATGGCTCTAGACAGCTCAGACATGGCAGATCTTACTGAAGCTATTTCTAAAGGCATCAGAAGGGGTTTTGACGACTATTTTTCTTCAGGAAGAGGTGCTGGGGCAAGAGGCCGCCGCGGAGGAATTGATGAGTCTCCGCCGCCACCCAGAACTCGTTTAGGCGGAACTGGTGACGCAGGTGGTGCACCTGAAGGACTCACGCCTTTATCAGATACTCTGACAGTACCTGCGGCTCAAGTTGACGCACAAGCAAATGTGATAATGAACAAGGTCATAGGTCTCGGTGCACAGATGATAGCCGTCAACAAGGCAGCTTTTGATAACGCCGCAAACTTGCAAAACAACGAGATGTCCAGAATGAACCGCGGTCTCATTCAAACATTTGGTGCAGGACTTAAAGACATAGAGGATATGTCTGCAGAAGTTGATTTTTCGAGTATTACAAATGAGTTTGCTAAAAGTCAATTACAGATATTTGCATCTTTAAGAGACGACTTTAATGCTGGCGGCGATATGATGCAGATAACTTCTGGTAACTTAGCTGACCTAGTAGAAGATTTCCAAAATTTCTCTTCAGCATTGTCAAACCAAAACGTCCAGGCAGTGAAGCAAATAACTGGTGACAACATGAAAGACGTTGTCAAATTTTCAAAAGCAACAGGAATTGAAGCTGAAGGTGTTGCAGAGTTAATCAATGTTCAGTTTGCACAGACAGGAAAAGTCAGCACAGAGATTCTTGATGATCTTGTAAGTCACGCAGAAATGGTAGGTAGAGAAGTTGGTGTGACAATGCAAGATCTTCTTGATGACACAACTAAACTTGTGAAGAACATGGACTTCTTCACTAATATTGGTGTTGCTGGCGCTACTCGATTAGCTGCTTCTCTTAAAGAAGTAGGTATGCAGACCGGAACATTCCAAAATGTTGTGTCAGGATTTAGAGACTTTGGGGGTGCTGTTGAAAAAGCAAATCTGCTGAGTTCTCTTTTTGATATTCAAATCGATGCTCAAGAGTACATGTACCTAGCCAATGAAGACGAAGAAGAATTTGCAAGAAGGCTCAGAGAGGATCTTTTAGCCCAAGGTCAAGATTTTGAGACGATGTCAAATACAAAACAGAGAGCACTCTCTCAGGCGATAGGCGTACCGATGAGCGAGCTCAAGACGCTAATGAACGCTAACAACACCTTAACTAGTCAAGCAGACATGCTTAAGGCGTCCGGAGAAGCAGCAACTCAAACGCAGGAAGATAGAGAAAAAACTCTAGACCAGACGACTCTCAAGTACCAGAGGTCAAGTGAACGACTAGCTCAAATCGCAGAAGATCAAAGATTCCTTACGATCGCATCTCAGATTAACAAACACTCAGAAGCCATGGCAGGCTATTCTGGCGAAGTGATAAAATCGCTTGGTAACCAATCAGCATTTGGTAAAGTGCTCAACGAGGCAACAAAGGGCAGCTTTAAAACGTACACAGCAGGTGTCGAAGGAGCTATTCAAACAGAATTGTCAACAGTAGCAAAAGGTATTGAGGCTGGCGAGAAGATGCTTGGATCTCTCGAGAAATCAATCAATTCTGTGACAGGTGGGACAGAAAAAGCAATAAATAAACTGTTTGAGTTTATTCAAGATCTGTTTTCGCCAAGATCGATGCCTAAAATTTACAGACCAATTGAAGAAGGCACTAAATATCTTGTTGGATACATGCAAGAAACTGCTCCGTTCATATCTGACCCCTACAAAGAAGGTTATGAAGATTTGTACGATGTGACTAGTGAGTCATGGTCACCTGCATCGCTACCTAAAGTATTTAAACCTGTTGGAGAAGGAAGCGAGTTTCTAAAAACTTATCTTGCTGAACAGAACCTAGAAATAGACGCACTTACACGTGCCCAGGAAGGAGCACTCGTAGACTTGATGGGACTCGCCCCTGAAGAAATCAACACTGTTTTGTCTGCTGACGTAAACTTAAATGAAGAAATTAATGCGCTAGAAGAATTGTCTAAAAATTTAGCTACTGAAAATGAAGAAGAATTTTCTATGACAGAAGTAATTGAAGAGATTAAGGTCGCAATTGTAGATGCAATTCAAAATGGCATGGAAAACATAGATCAGACAACTAACGTGACACTTGAAATTGACAAGAAAATGCTTGCTGAAGTCTTGCTTCAACCTTCAACAAGAACATCAGATAATCGATCATTTGCTTACGTAAAGACTTCTTAGGAAAAATATGAAACACTACCAAGAAATTATTGATGAACTCGCAAGGCAAAAAGATGCTTTTTGCGAAGGTATGTCTGAAAAAGAAATTGAAGAGATTAATATTTACTTAGATGAGGTCGTGAAAGAGCTTGAACCTTTATTTGAAAGCGTGGAAAGTATATCAAGCGATCCTGTCAGAAGAAAAAGAGCAGGTCAGTTGTTCAAAGAACAGATTAAGGAACTCGGATGGCAAGAGAAACTTTCAAAGATTTTTTAAGAGGTGAAACTTTACCTGCCGGGTTTGAAAATCCTGAAGGTATGGTTAGCTATACTGTTGACGGTGTGGCCGCGTTTGGTGATAGTTCAGGATTAGGACTTGAGACAAATACCGGGCAACCTCTAATTGGGTTTGATGCAGCTGACGCTGACGCTGGCCTCACAGGCAGGTTCTTAAACTTTATCTCTGAGAGAGAAGAAAACCTCTATGTCTTTGGAAGAGGCAACAATGAAACATATGCAGGTAAAAGAGGAGAGCCTCTGCAAGATCCTAGTGGCTTTATCTTAGGTCAGCCTTTCGTGACACAAGGATCTGTTCAAGATTCAATGTTGTCGAGTTACAGCAACACCGGATATTTTGACGATCCTTCAACTGGAACAGCTGCGTCTCCAGTTGACGAGCTTGATCAACTCATAAGTAAAATTGACGGTGCAGAGAGAGGAGACGGCCAACCTGGCGGTCCTAGAACTGCAAATGACTTGTTGGGCAAAGTTTTAATCCCTGAAGAAGCTAGCGACCCAAAAGACTTTCTTGTTGCTGCATCTATTGAGGCTCTAAAAAGAAACAACAGGTTTAATGTTGACAATAGTTATGCTAGTGAAACATTACCTTTTGGATCAGAAATAGATGAAAAAGATAACTTGACAATACCTGGCTATTCAGGGCCAGATGTAGGCAACGACGGAAGAAGAGACCAAAGAATTACTACAGACGTTTCTTTTGATCAGCTAAAAAATATTGGATCATCTTTACTACTTAGGGCTACTGGGTATGACGTGAGAGACGTGCCAGGTGGTGACTTGTCATTTGTGGAATCAACACTTCAAAACATTGCTGCAGGAGATTTAGAAGAAGCTCGAGATGTTCAAAAAAAGGTAATGACTCGATTATTAAGTATGAACGCAACAGGTTTTCCTGCGCTAGGTGCTTCTTTCGGAGAAGAATCAGTAAGAGCCGGTACAGGTATAAACTTAGACTATGAAGAAGAAAATTCTAAAAATTCTTCCTCATTTGGTTCTAGCTACAACAGTGCAATTAGATTTGGAGATTACTCTAGAGCACAGAGATTAAAAACTGCTTTTAGGCTAATTGCAGTCGTCAGCGCAGCAAAAACACTATTTGAAACCATAACAGAAGAATTAAATGTAGCAGAGTTTAAAAGTATTTCTGAGAGTATACCTAAAATTGCTACTTTGACAGACAAGGCACAAGCTGGTAAGCTCATATTAGGCCAAAGTAGAAAATCAACACGATTTGTAGCAAAAAATTATTTTTTAACAAACGTGTTAAGTGTCACAGACTTTAACTACCTTGACTGTTTTAATGAAGGTCTTCTATCAATGTTTGGAAACAAAGAAGATCAAGACTTGTCAGAGACTAATCTGACTAAAAATTCTACAAGCAAAGGAAGACAAGAACGCAGGTTAGATTTTTCAGACGCCCCAGGCTTCTGGCACGCAGTGTCTAATTCTATCTTAAACTCTGTTAACAGTTTTACTGAGAGTTTAGAAAACGTAGGTGCACCAAACAACGGTGACACCGAATCTGAAAAAATTGCCATCTCAAAAATACTAAATGAAAATGACAAGATTTTAAGAGTCATAAACGTGATCGCTACTATTGGAGAAAAAAGTCTGCATTCGAAAAATGCTGTTAAGCAAGATGATAGGAAAAATGTAGATTTAGTTAGAGATCCAGACTCATTGCCAAATCTTCCAGGTCATCGCGTAGGAAAAAGTAGAATAGGTAAGCAGCCTGATTCTAATCCAACAATGGGAAGCGAAACGACTCTAGCTTGGGAGCAAAGCAGCGTCCCATCAACTTATTTATTACCCTTGAATATAATCAGATCAGTTCAACTGCTAAACAATACTTTTTCAGGACAAAACCCGATGCATGGTATGCTCGGAAGCAGAATGGTTAGAAATACTTACACGGGTCTAGACACAAACGGAACAAATGCAAGAATACCAAACAGAGTGGTTAAGATTATCGAAGATAGGCTTGACTCCGAGTATGTTCCGTTCTACTTTCACGACCTAAGAACAAACGAAATTATTGCTTTCCACGCGTTTTTGAAACAATTATCTGACACTATTACCCCCTCATATGGGCAGACAAGGTCGTTTGGTAGAATGGATCCTGTCCAGACTTACCAAGGAACAACCAGGTCTTTGCAACTCGGCTTCACAGTTTACGCAACCAACAGAGAAGATTTTGATGAGATGTGGTATAAAATAAATAAGTTAGTCACACTTCTTTACCCACAATGGACGAAAGGAACTTTTGTAGGCAGTCTCTCAGATGAGTCACAATTCTATCAGCCCTTTACGCAAGTTGTCGGTGCTTCTCCAGTAATTAGACTTAGAGTCGGTGACATTATTAAATCAAACTATTCTAGATTTAATTTAGCCAGAACTTTTGGTATTGGAGATCCAGAAGTCAGTGCAAAAGTTATTTCTGATCAATTTATTAACTTACAAACTGAATTTGCTGGGCAAGGCTTCTTTAAGGTAGTGGATGCAATTAAAGAAGCAGTGATCTTGCTTTTTGCTGCTGTTTTAGGCTCTCCTCAAGGGTTAATTGAGCTTCTTTCGGTAGATGCGCAAGGAATCGACAGTGTGCTAGGGAGAGCAGCGGCGCTAGGAGCATCAGATGCTGCTGCTTCAGCTCTTGCCACAGTTCTTGTAAACGGATACGCTAACCCGCTTCTAACCAGTCAGATCATAAATGTGCTTAAAGACCCAAACGTATCTGGAGAGAATGCTGGTGCTAAGTTTAAAAAAGGTTTTAACTATCTAAATCCAAATTTCATAGACGGTTATTTCTGCGAAGATGACGGTAAAAATTATTTTACCACAAAGCGCTTAATTGTAGATGTGGATAAAACAATAAACAATACAGACGGAAAGATTTTCTACAGAGCTAAAGTTAAAGATAAAACAGCAGGGGATGCCTTATTTGACAAAGTCTTAATAGTAAGTCATGAGTCAATTCTAAACAGCCCACTCAGGACTTTTAGTTCTTCACTCGCTGGTATTATCTTCGGCGCTGGTTCACTAGATGCCGCCGGCGCTTTGTCGCTCGCTGCGAGATCAGCATTTGGAGATGGTAGCGCCCCTGAGGCTTTAAATGGTACAATCAACTTTGCAACAAGTTTTGTGAATCTTCTAATAGAAAACAAAGAATCTACATTTATGAGACCTGAAGTCAACCCTTTTACAAAAGCTTTTGAGACAACCAGGGGTAGAGGTTTAGCAGGTGTCATGAAAAATATCTCGTTCAACTGGTTAGAAGATAATATTCCTTGGGAAACAGATTTTAATGCTCGCGCTCCAATTGGTTGCGATATAACATTTCAGTTTGACGTCATACACGATATACCGCCAGGTATCGATCACACAGGATACAACAGAGCACCGCTTTACAACGTTGGCGAGATAATGAGAAGTGTTGCTGGTGATCCGTACGAGGAGGCAATATCAGAATCTGAAATTAACTTTAGAAAAGCCGGAAAGACTGGTATTTATAAATCAGGAAATCAGCATCGCGTCTTAGGCGATAAAAAAGGTAAGAAATAATGGCAATTTCAAGATATAATTTTGCTCGAAGAATACCTGAAGGTGTGTCTATTAGCAATGCAAATTTTTTAATATTTAGAGCGGCTTCGAACGGCACAATTAAAACAAAGAATATTGTTCTAGAAGAAGGCCGAAGACTTGATCAGTTAGCTGGTGAAAATTACGGCGACGGTGCTTACTGGTGGGTGATTGCTGCTGCAAGCGGCATCGGTTGGGGCTTGCAGGTTCCAGCTGGAACTCTTGTTAGAATTCCTGTAAGTCTTGAAGCTGCCATAGGCGTGATAATATGAGTGGAGATATCAGAAATTACAACCTTGCTTTTGAAGTTTTCTTGTCAGCTGTTGAAGAGTACAAGAAATTTATTACAGGGCTTGATAAAGAAATGTACAATCAGTACACACTTGAAGTAAGAAAAGAAAGTGAAAAAACGGAAGAGGATCCAGAAAAAATAGCTACTGATAACCTAACAGCTAAAATACTTGATCGCACAGTCGGTGCTCACACAACTTTAGGGATGAGCAAACTTTTAAATGATTTTGCTGCTCTTAAGGAAGTAACACATAGAAGCGACCTGATTCTCTCCTGCTATAACGGTAAGTCAGTTGACGACATAACAATCTCAGACACTTCTGATGTAAATTCATCAGATGAGAAGTTGATCAGCATATTAGATTTTGTTGATACAAATCCAGACCCAAATCAGAATACTACTCTAGAAAGCATAGGGCTTAACAGTGCTACAACAGCTGGAGAAGCAGATAAATTTTCAGCGCCTTCCTTGTCAGCACACGTGATAAGAAAAGGAGCATATTCTCCAAGTTCTCGACAGTCTCAACACTTGCCGATATTTTTTAGTGCGATAACTGATGTTGAAATGTCAAGATGTCAGCCTTTCTTAGAAATAAAATTTGTTTATCCAGCTCGATTTTTTCCAAATCAAGTGGGTAATCCTAAAATGTCTTACACGAGATTTTTCGGTGAGGACAAAAATGATACGTTTACAAACCCATTGCCTATAAATAACTCGTCTGGTTTAGATGAAAACGAGACTGCATTTGAGAGTTACTCTTACATGAATTTATTTACCTCACCACAAACGATGGTGAACGCAAACTACAATTCAGAAAACAACACATTTAGCTCAATTCTAGAAAGCAGTTTTGGATTTGATTTTGCCACTGAAGACGGAGATCGAGCTCGAGCAGATCGCGCTGTGCTTGATCCATTTCAGCCTTTTCTTTCTTTAATATCGCTAGACATAACAGAGCAAGACGCTGGTGTGGGAGGTCTTCTGTCAACAAGAAACGGTGTTCTTAAGCTTAAGCTTCACGACAAGTCTAGGCTTAAACAAGTAAGCCCAATGTTGGCAGTTGATGAGTTTGCAAACTCACACTTTGTTATCGAATACGGATGGACACATCCAGACAGCAAGCTTACTTCAACAAATACAGTAGGAAAGTATATAAACAATCTAAGAAATGTAAGCGCTTATAATATAAAGAATGTATCTTACGGATTTGGGGCAGACAACACTGTTGACATAACCATTGATATCATCACGAAAGGAAGCAGTTCAGTCACTCCTAGAGTTTCTTCTGGAGCTGGAGTATTTCAGAGTCTAAGTGCTTTTGCAGGAGTAATTGATTTGGCGGTCAACTCTGCGCAAGGCGAAGGTGTTAAAAAAGCTTCTGAGACTCGTCCAAAGTCTACAGTATTAAATGATAAGCTTTCATCTCCTTCTAGGTTAGTAACTTTTGACAAGCTGCAAGCTGTGAACGAGCTTATTAAAGCAAAAGATTTTAGTATAGAAAGCAACGCAGATAGAAAAAAATTCTTTGAAGCACTTAGAAAGGCGATGACAGGGTACATAGACGCTAACGGAAAACCTATCGACGGAACATCCGGTGAAGATGGAGCTGCAGGATTATCTTATTTTAAGACAGAAGGCGAAGCTTTTCAAGAAAAGTGGGAAACTTTAAGAACTACCCCTGATCCATTTCAGCTTGCAACTAGATTTGAGGACACTGTCACTACTGAAAATGTTTGGCGCGGTGACAAAAAATTTGATCAGGGTGCTGGTCAGTTATTAAATTTTTATTTAAGAGATTCACAAATCAAGGCCGGAATAGAGCCTGGAGAGACCGTAGAAGGTGACTATCATGTGACGCTAGGCAAGCTTTTTACTAAGTTTGTTGCCTTGCCGATGGCAACAGCAGGTGTCTTTGATGATGTCCAAGTCTTTTTCTATCCGGTTAACCATCAAGCTGGCGGCGCCAGACGACACACGACAGCGAGTGTGCCTATAAATGCAGAAGCTTTTAAAAACATGCTGGACAAGTCTTTACAGGGCGAAAATGATCAAGAAAAAGTAAATAGTAGAAAATTGTCTGCCATAGGTTTTGTCAATCATCTTAAACGCTATCTAAGTGATAGATCAATCAGCGCTTATGACTTACAAGAAGACAGCAAGAAAATTTCAGCAGGTTCTATAAAAGAAACAAAGTCTAATTTTCAAAAAATGACACATGAAGAAAAAATAGCTTTTTTGACTGCTCTTCCTTCATCTCCTTCTGATAATGTTGGTTCATTTGACAGTGTATCGTTTAAATTTAAATTTGATCCTGCAACAACTGCAGGTGCCACACCAGAAGTTAAAAAAGAGAAAGAAGATAAAGCTATCCAAGACTTTCTAGAGGGTATTACAAAAGCAGCACTTCAGCAAATTGAAGCAAACTTAAACCACATATATGAAAATGATGGTGTTAAATTATGTGCTAGATCTGGTGTTTTTCAACCTATTAGGTTAGATGTATTTTTTGAAGTCGCGCCTGCAATTGATGAAAAAACTGCGGAAGAAAAAGGGCTTGGTTCTATTTTAGGGCCCTTTGCTGAAGTAGTAAAAACCTTTAAAGACTCAAAAAAAGATGACATCCCTACTGAAGATCAAGATGGAATATTTGTCGATAAGACTATTTTAAGAATACACGTGCACGACGCCGGCGCCATTCCACACTCGGATGAAGTAGTTTTAGGGCTAGGGTCTAGAGAAGACGGCAAAGTTATCAAACCACCTGATTTGGAGCCAGCCACGCAACAAAACATAACTTTATCTGACAAATTTAAGAATAGTAGAAATTTTTGGAAGAGTGTGATTGCTTCTAAGTATCCAACAATAATTCACGGCAATTCAAGCAGCGTCATCAAGAGCGTTAATGTTGACTCAAATGTACCTCCGATTATAGCAAATGTTCAAATAGTTGAAGGATATGAAAGAACAATTGCAAGACAGGTGGTAGATGAGAACGAGGCACAGTTTGACGAAGTTCAATTTTTTCCTACTGCTGTTAACGTAAGTATGATGGGTTGCCCGATGATGCTGAGAGGGACCACTCTATTTTTGGATCTAAAGACAGGAACTTCTTTAGATAACTTATATCAAGCAAACACTGTTACACATTCAATTACTCCTGGTGATTTTACAACAACTGTGAATCTTTTGGCACCAAACCAAAATATTGTTGCGTCTACTCGAAACAAAGTTCTCTCTAAAATTAAGGCACTTGAAGAAGAAAGTCAATCTTAAAATTCATTGAAATACTAGATTGTAAAAGCATTTTTAGTGTCACTATATTTGATTATGCTTAAAAGAAACTTTGATAAAATCAAGACAAAGAATCTAATATTGCCTTCTGAATATAATAGAAAAGGTAATCAAAAAATTGTTGCACTTTCAAATGATGGTGTAGATTTAGATATGTGTAAAATAAACACTTTTAGAACTATATCAAATCTAGATAAAATAAAAGATTATAGACTCTATTTTGATAGATTTTGTGAAGAGTTAAATATAACTGAGAGGCAAGTTAGATGGGATCTGTTGGTAGGTAAGAAAAAGTGTGATAATTTCGACAAGAGCTTACTCAAAGATTTAAGATTTTCTATAGATAAAGTAACAACGTATCATACAGAAATATTGCCAAAAAGATCTGTTTTATACCAAAACCTTACTCAAATTAAAGATTCTAAAGGTACAGACTTAGAAGTCCCCGTGTACTCACATGCAGGAGTTACTGGAAGAACAACAATTAAAAAAGGTTTTAATTACTTGACTTCTAAAAAAGAGTTTCGTAAAAGTTGTAAATCAAAAACAGATGGTAATATTCTAGTAAGCATAGATTTTAAAGCTTGTGAACCAAACTTGTTTTTAAGATCTATTGGAAGAGAAGTATCAAACCCAGACATTTATGAGTATCTTTCTTCTGAGCTTGACTTAGATGTAAAAGATAGAAGCACACTTAAACGAGGTATTTTATCAGTACTTTACGGAGCATCAGACAGCACTTCAAGCAGAATTTTAGGGAGTAATAAAAAGACTTTAGACAAGATAAAAGAATTTTTTAAGATAGAAGAAATAGAAGCAGAGTTGAAAGAAGAGTTTAGTAAAAGCGACACAATATACAATCTTTACGGGAGACCAATACACTCAGACAAAAGTATACTTAACAAATGGATTCAGTCATCAGCGGTGGATTTTTGTAGTTTGGCATTTTTAAATTTTGTGGAGGAGTTTAATTTAGATGTCTGTTACTTAGTTCATGACGACATGGTCGTTGATGTCGATCAAGAAATGTATGAAAAAATTAAAGATGTAAAAGAACTTTACGAACCCATATCAAAGTTAACTTTACCTATAGAAGTTACAAAGCTAAGTGCCTAAGTAATGTTATGGCAGATAAAAAAGCTAAAGTAGAATCTTACGGAAGTCAACGCCGAACTTTTGCCGGCGGTCCTGGCCCAGGTAGTAATTTTTACCACGGCAAAGACTTGGGGACCCACTCTAGAGGCAGCTTAGGCACTCGAGGCGCAGATTCTAATTTTTCTAGGAGGATGCAGGCATTGGTACCAAGTGATTATTACGATCTTTTAGAAGACGACATTGAAGAAGAACCAATAGATGAGGACGTAGTAGTAGAGAATTCTAGATACTCATTACAAGATACAATGAAAATGAATGAGGACGTAGGAGATGCGCTGTCGACCATAGGTGATGTAGGCATAGATCTTATTGGAGACTTCACAGCATCTACAATTTCTGGTCTGGACCCTACAAGAACGGTTGGAACAGGTACCAGCTTGCTGTTTATCGCTAAGAATCTTTATGAAATAAAAAAAGGTCGACAAAGAGCTGATGAAATTGTACGTCAATTTTTAAGCAGGCCAAACGATCAAGCAGCAGAAAAAATGTCTGATATATTTGATGCACTCATGACAGATATTATCGATCTTTTTCAACGAATAATAGAATTAATACCTGAACCTACTCCAGCAGCCGAAGCAACCAGCGTGCTTATTAGTATTGTTAACGGTTATAAAAAAGTAGTTACTTTCTTAAAGACTTACTTTACTTTTTCAAAAGTAGACTCTATCGCTGCAGCCGGAAGAAAGTTTACAGCCAAGTCTGTTAGAAGAGTTTCTTTTTATGGTGTGGTCGCCCCTGTTGTCAAGATGGCAATGAAGTTGTTTAACTCTGACTTTGTTCCTGAAAAAGTTGAAGAAAATAAGTCATTAATCATGGGAACCATCTCAAGAATTATGTTGCTGGGTGATCTAATGGAAGACTACCACATTCAGAAAGAAGTAGCTATTGGCGTCGGCATTCCAGAAGAAGATTTTGTGTATAGATACAGGATTTTACAGCCAGGTGACAGCGCCGACAGCTACGACTATGAGTCTCCAAGAAATGAGCTCTCTTTTGAAGAAAGAGTAGAAGAAGAAATAGAATCTAGAAGAGAAGAATTAGAAGACTCAAGAGAAGAAATAGGTGCAGATTCACCTGAAGAATACTCAGATTCTTTAGAAGGGCCTGATGATTCACCTTCTGCTTCAGTGGATTCAGGTTCAAGTGATTTTATTAGAAAGTTATTTTTTACCGATCCTGGTGACACAAGTCTTTTTGAAGAAAGCCTAAGAGACAAATCTTTGCAGTACTTAATAGAAGAAAAAGAAGATAGCAAAGAAGAAGAGTCAGAAGAAGAAGACATAACAGAGTTTTCTGGCGCAGGCGGTGCTGTAGCAATCGGTACTCTTCCGCTTGGTATGTCAACAAAAGGACCTAAGGGTGAGAGGAGTGCTACATCTGGAGGTAAGGCGTTTCCTTACAGCAAGAAAAACAGAGATGCGTTTAAGCAGTACGCGAGGAAAACTTTTGGAGGTAAGTAAAAATGAGTCTTGTTCTCAAGGGGCAGTTGAATTTGAGAGGGAGTCTAGTCGTAAGTAACGGCAATCAGCCTGCATCTTACTGGGTTGTTGGATTTGCAGCCGGTCCTGGCGATGTCGGCTATGCAGCCAATGCCGACAGGACATCTTGGACAATTTACAATCGAGTATCTGGTAACGGTAATTCGCTCGATGGTGCTTATGGTAAAGACGGAAGCGGCAACGGCATATACGTTTTCGGTAACGGTTCCAGCAGCGGAGAACTTACAGTCAGTTCCACTGACATTACAGATGGTAACCTGTGGACAAAGATAGATCTTCCCAGCAATCTTACTGTTAATAAAATGCAGGCGGTTGCTTGGGCTAATGACTCGACGAATTCTACATCAGGTGTTTGGTTAGCAGGTAGCACAGTCGGTAGACTATACCGCAGCACTAATGGCGCATCGACATGGAGTCAAATAACAGTGCCTTCGCATGACAATACTGCCCTTTACTCAATAGCAGGTAATGGCAGCGGCAAGTTTGTAACTGGTCAGTCCGATAGAATGCTTATAAGCACTGACGATGGTGCTTCATTCTCGGCATCTCAGCCTTTTACCTTTGAAACTCTTGCTGGTGTTGCTTATACTAACTCAACTTGGGTTGTGGCATATACTAAGAGTGGGCAAAGTAATCTTTTTGCTAGAACTGCTGCTGATTCTGATCTAACGACATGGAGTTCGGAAGTTGATCTTGGCATTGCCAAGCCTGCCGCGGCTGATGGTGATCACGATCCGGGACCCCGGGCTAACATTGCAGCCGCAAGTGGTCGAGCAGTAATTACATCTAATAAGGTCGCTGCCATCGCAAGGATTGATGTGAGCGGAACAACGATAAGCAACTTAGCAAATCCAACATACAGCGGAGCTCTCATTCGCGATATTACAACAGATGGGTCTACTTGGATGATAGTAACTAACGGCGGCGATGTTCATGAGAGTACAGATTCTGGAGCAACATTCACGCAGACAGTAGATGATATGCTCACTGGCACAGCCAGTTCCGGAACATCTATTTTTGGGGTTGCAGCATCGAAGCATTTGCCCCTATAAAACATTTGGAGAAAATAAAAAATGAGTGTAATTCTAAAAGGGCAGTTAAATTTAAGAGGTTCTTTATCTGTTAAAAATGGCAATCCTCCAGCAACTTATTGGGTTGTTGGAGAAGCTTCCGGTACGGGTGACATCGGTTACGCCGCCAACACTGATAGAACATCATGGACTTTTTACGATAAAAGCCCCAACAATTCTTCGTCACTTGATGGAGCGTATGGAAAGGACGGCAGTGGAAACGGTATCTATGTATTCTCCCAATCCTCAAGCACCACCCCAGGCGAACTTGCTATTAGCTCTAACGATATTACTGATGGTGTTCAGTGGACAGGTCTTAATCTAGTTGACGGCGGTGCGCGATTTTGTGATGCTGTCACATGGTCCAATGATTCAACAAACTCTACATCAGGTGTGTGGATGGTTGGTCGAAGAAATGGTCATGTTTACCGAAGTACCGATGGCGCTTCGACTTTTACCGAAATCACTGTGCCAAATGACAGCGGTAAATCAATTCTTTCGATTGCTGGAAATGGAAGCGGTAAATTTGTAACCGGTCAGGCGAATGCCGTTGGTGGCGGTGGTGACGGTCATTTACTTGTTAGCACGGACGATGGGGCTTCATTCTCTTCATCACAGCCCTTTCAATTCCATTCGATTAGCGGAGTCGCATACACAAATTCAACTTGGATTGTGGTGTACGGTCGGCCCGATGCATCCAACCTACGCGCAAGGACGGCAGCAGATTCGGACTTGACCACTTGGAGCGCTGAATTTAATCTCACGATCGATAAGCCCGAGGACAACGGAGGGGACATTAATGTACCTCTCGCGCGAACGAGCATAGCAGCAGCGAATGGCCGGGCTGTAATAGTTGCCAATGGAAGAGACCAGATTGCTAGGATTGATGTTAGTGGTACATCGATAAGCAATCTAGCAAAACCAGCATACAATGGAGCTGATATACGTGACATAACGACAGATGGCCACACTTGGATGATTGTGACGAAAGGAGGCGACATATATGAAAGCACTGATAGCGGTGCTACTTTTACACAAACCGTTGACAATATCCGGGGTACAGGTCGCGACCTACAAACTGTTGCAGCCAGCAGACACTTGCCCTTATAATTAAATTTTGTACAAACATCACTCCTTTAGTATAATGCTTAAGCAATTAAACATTGCACATTAAACATTGCACATTAAACATTAAAGGAGAAAACAATGGCAATAGATTTTGACGCGATTAAACGCAAACTTGAGCGTCTTAGCGGCGCAAACAAGAACCGTAATTCAACCTGGAAGCCTGTTGAAGGTGAAGAACACACTGTGAGGCTTATTTCTTTTCCTGACAACGATGGTCAGCCTTTTAAGGAAGTACAGTGGTACTACAATATTCCAGGTGCACGAGGCTTAGTGGCCCCGTACCAGTTTGGAAAGAAAGATCCAGTTCAAGAGTTGATTGGAAAACTTAGAGAAGAAGGCTCACCTGAGTCTTACGAGATGGCTAAGAAGCTTTACCCGAACATGCGCACTTATGCTGCAGTTGTTGTCCGCGGACAAGAAGATGAAGGTGTAAAGATTTGGGGTTTTGGCAAGACTGTGTATCAAAAGCTTCTATCGATCATGCTTGATGAAGATTACGGTGATATTACTGATCCCCTCGAAGGCCGCGACATTAAGGTTGTTTGCACCAAACCTCCTGGTAAAAAGTATGCCATGACTGATGTTATGCCTAGAGGTAAAGTGACAAAGCTTTCTACAAAGTCAAAGCAAGCATCTGAGTGGCTTGAAAATATTCCTAAAGTGGAAGACTTGTACACGCTCAAGTCTTACGACGAGATCTCAGGAATTCTTGAGAAGTGGATCAATGGTGATGATGACACTATGTCGAGTGAGGGAACTGAACACCCAACAAGCACAAATGAATCAACAAGCGATGATACTTCCGCTGAGTCTAACAAGAGCGAAAAGTTTTCAAGCTTAGATGATGCTTTTGCAGACTTGATGGACTGAAAATTAGAAAAACTTATGCTGAAAGACACCGAAAGGTGTCTTTCTTTTTTTTAAATTAAGTTTGACAACGCTTGTAAGATTTGCTAATTTTCTGTATAATCGTATAAATTAGGAGAACTGAATGTCTAAAAACGATGATTTTACCAAAGACTTAATTAAGTCGCTAAATAAAGAACAAGGATCTAGAGTTGCTTACAATTTAGCTGTCGATGAAAGTCCGACTCATGTAAAGAGGTGGATAAGTAACGGATCTAAACAATTAGATTGGATTTGCGCAAATAAACCTAACGGAGGTTTACCAGAAGGTCGAATTGTCGAAATATTCGGCCCACCTAGTATTGGAAAATCTCACATAGCTACACAGATAGCTAGAAGCACCCAGACTATGGGCGGTATTGTTGTTTATATAGATACAGAAAATGCAACTTCAGTTGAAAACTTGCAATTGCTTGGCGTTGATGTTTCAAAAAGATTTGTGTACGTCGATACACACTGTACTGAAGAAGTTCTTTCAATTGCTGAAAAGACAATATTGAAAGCAAAAGCGCTTGATAAAGACGTACCAGTCACAGTTATTTGGGATTCGGTAGCTGCTTCTTCTCCTAAAGCAGAACTTATGGGTGACTACGACAAAGAAAGTATAGGACTGCAAGCAAGGGCAATTTCAAAAGGCATGCGAAAAATCACAGGTATTATTGGACAGACTAACAGCTTGTTTGTGATTCTTAATCAGATCAGAACCAAGATTGGAGTAATGTACGGAGATCCAGATACAACTCCTGGCGGCAAAGCCATTCCTTTTCACTCTTCCATTAGGATTAAGCTAGGCGCTGGACAACCAATTAAAGACGGAGATGATGTGATCGGCATCAACGTTTGGGCAAAGACTGTCAAAAATAAAGTTGCCCCACCATTTAGAAAAGTTCACTTTCAAATTCACTTTGGAAAAGGCATCGTAGAGCACGAAGAGTTGTTTGATCTTCTCAGAAAACACTGCAAGGACAATGATGTCATAAAGGATAACATCATGTACAAGATCGAGGGTGGAGGAGCTTGGAAAACAATTAGCATGACAGATACAAACACAGGCGAAGTAGTTGCAGAAAAGAAATTTTACAAAGCTAACTTTAATGAGATTGTCGAAAGTCATGACTGGAAAGAAGCTGTAGATATTTTGACTGAGTCTGCGATGTTTAAAAAGCTTGGTTCTATTGAAGGTGTCGACATCGACGCTGACTCGTATGAAGAAGTTCAATCACTTGCTAGCGAATTGGATATGGACTTTGATGTAGATGTATAAGAATCGCATAATTCTTATTGACGGCCTCAATTTGTTTACGAGGCACTTCATAGCAAATCCTGCAATGTCTGAAAACGGAGAGCACGTTGGAGGCGTTGTAGGATTTTTTAATGCAATGATGCGATTAGTTGAAAAATGCAAACCTGAAGGTGTTGTAGTAATCTGGGAAGGAGAAGGTTCTAAGAAAAAAAGAGGTCTGTATAAAGAGTATAAACGAAACTCCAAACCTCAAAAATTAAATAGATACTATGAAGATAGTGATATTCCTTCTACATATCAAAACAGAAACTTTCAATTAAAGACTTTGATATCAATACTTGCCTGTTTGCCTGTGTGTCAAACTTATGTGGCTGGCGCAGAAGCAGATGACGCAATAGGTTATCTTTGCAAGTACCTGCTCAAAGACAAGAACATTGTGATAGTCTCTTCAGACCACGATTTTTATCAGCTTGTCAATGACAAAACAATTATATGGTCACCTACGCTAAAATCTTTTGTTGATAAAAATAAAATTATTGACAGATTCGGTATTCATCCCAACAACTTTTGCCTTGCAAAGAGTATTGCAGGAGACAGTTCTGACAACATACCGGGCGTAAAAGGTGTTTCATACAAAAGCCTTGCTAAACGCTTCCAGAAGTTAACAGAGTCCCACGAATATATGCTCTATGACTTAGTTGCCGATGCAAAGCAATTGCAAAAACCAAAAGGTCCAAAAATATTTGAAAGAATTGTTAGCAGCGAAGATTTGATTAAAAGAAACAATCGGTTAGTTCTTCTTGACACAAACAACTTATCATTATCACATATAGAAAAGATTGAAAGTGATGTTGAAAATTTTCTTCCTGCGTATGATAATATGACTATACACAAAATCCTTAAAGAATCATCAATCGATAAGATTGATCTTTTAAGGTGGAACTATCTTCTAAAAAACTTAAAAAAAGGCACTATTAAATGAGTTATGAAAATCACTTTTCTAAGTACGGAAAAGACTTTCAAGAAAAAATATTTCAATCTCTTTTGAGAGACCATCAGTGGGCAACTCAAATGGTTGAAGTAATGACACATGAGTATTTTGAACTTAAATATCTTCAGTACTTATGTGACAGATTTTTTGGATTTTACTTAAAATACAAAAGTTTTCCAACCTTGAGCATGTTGGTATCAATTATCAAAGATGAGCTTACTGAAGGTGATGACATAATTCTCAAAGGACAGGTTATTGAGTATCTCTCAAGAGTTAAGTCCTCACCTGACTTAGGAGACTTAGAATACGTAAAAGAAAAAAGTTTAGATTTTTGCAAAAAGCAAGTACTTCAGCAAGCTCTCGAAGACAGTGTAAAGGCAATTCAAGGTGAAAACTATGAAGCTGTGCTAAATATCATGAAAGATGCTGTTTCTAAAGGGTCAGGTTCTTCAGTTGGTCATGACTTTTTCAAAGATCATGAAGCTAGATTTGCTAAAATAAATAGAGTTTGTTGTCCAACAGGAATGCATCACTTAGATGCAAAGGACGTATTTAACGGTGGGCTTTCTAGAGGGGAAATTGGAGTCATCGTTGCGCCTACAGGTGTTGGTAAATCTCATTGGCTAGTAGCAATGGGTGCTGAGGCGCTTAAGCGTGGCAAGAATGTTGTTCATTACACTTTTGAGCTTTCTGAAACAGCTGTAGGCATTAGATACGATAGTAATTTAACAGGAATACCGTCCTCAGATGTTGTTGACAACAAAGAAAATGTTTTAAGTCATTATAAGGAAAACGACTACGGTCGCCTAATTATAAAGCAGTACCCAACAGGTTCTGCCAGCATAGTGACGATTAGAAATCACATTGAAAAACTATCAATGAAAGATTTTATTCCGTCACTCGTCGTAATTGACTATGCTGATATTATGAGATCAACTAGACAATTCGATTCTTTGCGACATGAGCTTAAGCTTGTTTATGAAGAGTTGAGAAACCTTGCAATGGAGATGAACATTCCTGTTTGGACAGCATCACAAGCAAACCGGGAAGCTTCTAACTCCGAAGTAGTTGGTCTCGAAAACATGTCAGAAGCTTATGGCAAGGCCATGGTCGCCGACATTGTTGTTTCTTTATCGAGAAAGGCAACAGAAAAAGCTACTGGTTCTGGTCGTCTGTTTGTAGCAAAAAATCGTGCTGGAAAAGATGGAATTCTTTTTCCTGTTAAAATTGACACAGCAAGATCTAAGATAGAAATAATAGACGACCCTAGTCAAATGTCATTAGTAGATATTTATGATTCTCATAATACAGGCACAAAAGACATGTTAAAATCTAAATGGAAAGAAATAACAGCAAGCAAATAGAGGGGCTAATGTACTCATACGAACAAGTTTTAAAATTATCAACAGAATATTTCCAAGGCGACGAGCTTGCAGCAAGTGTGTTTGCTGGAAAATATGCGCTTCAAGATAGAGAAGGAAATTACTTAGAGACAGATCCAAGCGATATGCACAGAAGGCTAGCAAAAGAGTTTGCAAGAGTTGAGCAAAAATATCCTAACGCTATGTCTGAAGATGAAATTTACTCGCTGTTTGAAGATTTTAAGTATGTAGTACCTCAAGGCTCACCAATGAGTGGAGTAGGTAACAACTTTCAAATTCAGTCTTTGTCAAACTGTTTTGTTATAGCATCACCCGAAGATAGCTATGGCGGAATTCTCAAGACTGACCAAGAGCAAGTTCAAATTATGAAGCGCCGTGGTGGCGTTGGTTTTGACGTTTCAAACATTCGCCCCAAGAATCTTGCTACTTCGAACGCTGCTAAGACAACATCTGGTTTAGAAGTTTTCTTAGATCGTTTTTCAAATTCTTGCCGCGAGGTCGCACAAGGAGGCCGGCGAGGTGCACTGATGATATCACTATCCGTCCACCATCCACAAATTAGAGATTTTATTAGAATTAAAAGAGATCTGACACGTGTAACAGGCGCAAACATCTCAGTTCGCTTAAGCGAGGAATTTATGCGCGCAGTCCGAGGGGGTGATCCAATACAACTGCGTTTCCCTGTAGATGCCAAAGAGCCCATTGTAGAAGAGTGGGTTAGTGCCCAAGATCTTTGGCATGAGATTGTTGAATCTGCACACGCGTCAGCCGAGCCTGGTCTTCTGTTTTGGGATACAGCGAAGAGAATGACTCCGTCTGATATCTACGAAGCAGAAGGCTTTGGCTCAACCTCTACCAACCCCTGCGGTGAAATCATTCTTTCACCTTACGATAGCTGTCGTCTAATGCTGGTTAATCTTACTTCTTTTGTTAAGAATGCCTGGGCAGATGATGCTGAGTTTGACTTTGCTCACTTTGGAGAAGTTTCACAAAAGGCACAGCGATTAATGGATGATATGATCGATCTAGAAATAGAAAAAATTGATAAGATCCTTGCTAAGATCGAAACAGATCCAGAGTCACCAGACGCTAAGCAACCTGAAATTAATCTTTGGAATAAAGTAAAAGAGCAAGCTGTTAACGGTCGTAGAACAGGATTAGGTATCACAGGTATTGGCGACGCGCTTGCGATGTTAGGCATTACATACGGTAGCAGGGCTAGTATTAGAATGACTGAGTCTATCTACAAAGCGCTTGCTGTTAATTCATACTTTTCTTCTATGATTATGGCACAAGAGAGAGGTTCCTTTACAGTTCACGATCCAAGCAGAGAAGAAGATCATCCTTTCTTGGATAGAATATTTGATGCAATTGACGAAAATGGAGGAATCAACAACATTACTGCAAGAGAACATAACGCTAAATTTGGGCGCAGAAATATTGCTAATACAACAACAGCTCCAGCAGGTTCTGTATCAGTCCTTACACAGACAACAAGTGGAATTGAACCAGCATTTATGCTTCACTACACACGTCGTAAAAAGATCAATCCTAACGATAAAGATGCAAGAGTAGATTTTGTTGATGACTTAGGCGATCGGTGGACTGAATTTACAGTTTACCATCACAACTTCAAGAGCTGGATGACAAATGCTTTAACGCCAGAGCACATGGATAAAGACGCCGATGAATTGATACAAATGAGTCCTTATTCTGGCGCTACTGCAAATGAAATTGACTGGGTGGCGAAAGTAGATCTGCAAGCCGCCGCGCAGAAGTGGGTCTGTCACGCAATCTCAAACACTACAAATTTACCTGCTGACATCGACATTGATACCGTAAAACAAGTTTACATGCGTGGGTGGCAGAGTGGATGCAAAGGAATTACTGTTTATCGTGACGGAAGCAGGTCAGGAGTTCTTGTAAGCACAGAAGAACCAGAAGCTAAAGATAGAGCTGATATGAAATTTACCGACAATAATGCACCTAAGCGCCCAGAAAGCTTAAAGTGCGAAATACATCACGCAACTATCAAGGGCGAGAAGTGGACTATTCTTATTGGTCTAATGGAAGGAAGACCCTACGAGGTAATAGGTGGATTGAGCGAGTATATAGAGATACCTAGAAAACATCGCTACGGAGAACTCAGGCGTCGCCAAAGAAAGACAATGCTTTCTAAGTATGACTTATTCTGCGGTACTGGAGAAGACGAGTTTGCAATAAAAGATGTCGTAGCAGTTTTTGACAATCCCAATCACGCCGGTTACACTAGAACTATTTCTTTGGCTTTGCGTCATGGCGCACCTATCCAGTATGTAGTTGAGCAACTTCAAAAAGATAAAGAAGCAGATTTATTCAGCTTTAGCAAGGTAATTGCTAGGTGTCTTAAAAACTACATACCTGACGGAACCGTTGGCGGAGACAAGACTTGTTCTGAGTGCGGTGCAGAAGGAAGCTTAGTGTATCAAGAAGGCTGCGTCACATGCAAGTCTTGCGGCTTTAGTAAATGTTCTTAACATAAGGAGAATAGAACATGTTATGGAAATTTGAAGCGTCAAATCTTTTAAAAGAATTTGAATTATCTAACAACCCAGTTATAGTCACAGTCAACAAGTTTGACGAACAAGCAGCAGAAGACTTTAGAAATAAATTTTCTATGGCACAAAATACCGGTCAAAAAGTTGTACCTGTCGTTATTGATTCGTATGGTGGTCAAGTCTATTCTTTGATGTCAATGATTTCAACTATTAGATCTTGCCCTTTACCTGTTGCAACAATAGTTGAAGGAAAAGCAATGTCTTGTGGTGCTGTTCTTTTAACTTGTGGCGATGAAGGAATGCGTTTTATGGATCAAGACGCAACTGTCATGATTCACGATGTGGCATCAGGCCAACATGGAAAAAACGAAGAAATACAAGCATCAGCTGCAGAAACAGATAGACTTAACAAAAAGATATTTAGAATAATGGCAAGAAATTGTGGTAAACCCGATGATTACTTTCTTGAAGAAATACACAAGAGAGGACATGCTGACTGGTTTTTAGAAGTTGATGAGTGCAAAAACATTGGTTTAGTAAATCATGCTAGGCTTCCAAAACTAGAAGTAAAAATAGATGTAAATATCGATTTTCAATAGACAGAATAGATGATTTTAACAAGAAGGCACCTTTGAAATAAAGGTGTCTTTTTTTAATTTTAGAGATATTTATCTTAGGAGTAGAAATGTTCAAAGAAATAGCTTTATCAACTATCGGTTCATTTAAAGCTGTTGAGATGTGGATGCACGCAGCACACCATCTTACAAAAGGTCCGGCTTTTATAGCAAATCACGAGCTTTTGTATGGAAGAATATATGAATCAGCAAGTAAAGATTTTGACGTAATTGTTGAAAAATTTTTGTATCAAACAAACGACGAGGAATGCGCTTGCCCTCTAATTATTTCTTCTATGGCAGCTACAATACTGAGAAATTATCAGACACCTGCTAATTTATCAGATAGAGAAATTTCAATGTACGCTTTAGTGTTAATTGTAGATCACATTAAGGCCATTGAATCTTTAAAAGTAACACTAGAAAAGGAAGGGGTTTTATCTTTGGGGATGGGCGACTTTCTGTCTGCAACATGCAGTCAGTACGAGTCCTATGCATATATGGTCAATCAAAAATTAAAATATTGATTTTTTTAATAGGAGTCAAATACCTAGTAAGATTTCAAAGTTAAGTTTGTCTAAGTTGAGTTTTTAAAATGACAGCAATAAGAGTTACAGAGTCGACAGGCTCGTTAGGAACTATCCAAGTATCAGCTGGTGACGGAAGCTTTTTGTCTGGTTCTTTAGTCGCAGGCTCAAACGTTACCATTACTGAAGATTCAGGTTCGTTTACAATTGCTGCATCAACTACAGGCGGTTCAACCATAGGCTCAGCTGAGGATGGTGATTATACGGATGGGCTTTTTACTGATTTTACGACAGAAACACTGATTGGAGTTTCTATTGACAGGTTTAATGAAGTCTTAAAAGCGTTAGCTCCTGCGCCAGGGCCTGGACTCGATAATTTAAATTCACTTCAGACAGGAACCACTGCACTTCTTTCTTTTGGTTCTTCAAATGATCAATCTTCTGCTGTGCCTGCTTATGCTACTGTAGGTTCAAGTGCAGGTTTAGGTTCAAGCGTTGATGTAAATGGCTCATACACAGTCACAACCAGTAGCAACAATATTAGACTAGGTGTTTTTTCAGGTGCAACACACATTAGCGGTGTTTTAAATTCTGATATAGCTGCAAACAGTCAAGGCTCAGGAGTTCAGAATTTTCCTGCATTTTCTTTCGGCGATGGAGATACAGGTGTCCTTAGATTGAACGTGAACGGTTCCACAATTAAAGAAATAGACTTAACTACTGTGATGATTGGAAGTGGAACGTCAGGCCTGGGGACAGGATCTCACTTAAATTCAGACGGCTCAGGATTTAACTTTTTTTCTTCCCCTACGTCTGGTACTTTTTCAAATGGCAACCCGTTTAATTCTTTCAAGCACAGGACAGGTCAATTTGTAGTAAGTACCGACAATCAAAGAAACGGTTGGAATTATGCTAGAGTCCAACACGTTAGGTCTGGCTCGACTACAACTACAAATTTTATAGAATGGGTAAATGATAACAATAATGATGCTTTAGCCGCGAGTGGAAACAGTTTATCTTTTGAAGGAAGCGGTAGCGTTCATTTATCAGGGGTCGAATATTTTCAAAGCGGCAGCGCACAATATAAAGTTAGAGCGACAAATGCATACAAGTATGTTCATGATAACAACAATATAACTTTCACAACAAGCAATAGTGCTGAAGAATCAAGCAGTCCTTCTTTTTCTATATCAAGTCAGGCGAAACCAACAATAGGCGGCTCTGAGGACCATAATAAAATTTTACATGTAACTGGTTCTGGAAACGTTACGTCAAATTATTTTATAAGTGGTGCTTTGACAGCAGGAATCAATGTTACACATCCTTTGAAATCTAATCTTTCTAACGGAGGTCAATCAACAGTTACAGGTATTTTGATGTACAATTTGTCAAATACCTCAACAAATACTTTAGAAACATTTAGAAGAGAAAACTTTAGAATAATTTCAGGTGCGTATGACACACAAGCGTCACTTGTTGATGCTGGAAACGTCTGGGACAGCACAATTCACATGACCGCTTCTAATGGCGCACACACAAACGGTTTGCAATTTTACAATACAAAATTATTCTCTCCTATAAACACACTAAGATCTGGAGATTTTCGTTCAACTTCAGATGGCGGCAAGCTAGACAACAGCCCGGCGGAGAATCCTAATTATTCAGGAGTATCAGGTCAACGCACTTTTTATAGGTGGTTTAGAAATACAACGGGCTCTACAAAACAAGATTTTTCTATTGAAATTAATGGTTCTGGCACAACAATTGTACCTGCCTCAACTTCATTAAACAGCAGTAGAATTCGTGTGTTTGTCAAGTTTCCAAACAATGGAACAAGAGAAACAGGCTGGCTAGATCTTGCAACAGAGTTTGTTTTAGACTCATACACAGATAATGACGGCGCACATACAGCAAATGGAAGCTTAAGTTTTGATAATTCACTAAACGCAACTAACATTGTTACATTAGGAACAGTTGGTGTATCAAACAATGAATACATCGGAATAAGAATAGAAGCAGATGCAAGCTGGACAGGATTTATAAACCAAATAGAGGTAACTTTTGGTGCAGGGACAGGGACAATAACTCCAATACCTGACTTAGATGACATTGATTGTAATGATTCAGGAGCTGACGCAAATCTTTCTTTTGGATCTTCGAAGTCTATTACGGGATACACAAGCGTCGGTGACTCTGCAGGTATCGAGTCAGCAGTTGATCTTAATGGATTGTACGAGATTACTTCAAATTCCAATAATTTGAGAAGAGGTGTTTTTGCCTTAGACACTATTATTGAAGGTGACTTAAACGAAGATGTTTCTGCAAATTCTCCTGACTTTGTAGCAAATGCTTTTTCAGATGCTAATAGTGGATCTTTAGTTTTAGAAGTTAATGGATCTGACATACACACAGTTGAACTGACAGGATCTTTTAATCTTGTCGGCGCTGGTTCGCCTGGTTCTGGAACCGGCACATCATTTACAGGAAATAGCGGATTTTTTGATTTAAGTACGTGGAAGCCTGCAGAGTTTGACAACGAAGTGCCACATTTCTTAGAAATACAAAGAACAGGAAAGTACAGAGTACACACGGCAAATCAGAGAAACGGCTGGAATTACGCTCGTGTTAAGCATATAGGTACTTGGGGTACAAGGACTACAAATTATGTTGAATGGGTAAACGACAATAATGCAGATGCACTTTCATCTGCAGGAAACAGTTTGTCAATTTTTGGAGATGATTCTTTTAGTTTCATAAGCGGTGTAAAATACTTCAACTCACCGTCAGGCAGTATCAGCACAAGAATATCTAACTTATACAAGAATGTATACTCAGACAGTAATAGTGCAATATCTTTTTCAAATTTAACAAACGCGACAGGCGCAAAAGTAATTCAGAGCGGATCAGGATTAACTTCAACAAAATCAACTAGTGCTGCTAATGATTCACTGCAAACTTTGAGCACATCTACTGACTCCCAAGATACAATTCTTCACGCAACTGGAACCATCAACTTTTCTCAGTCTAAGTCTCTACCGGGTTCTTCTTTAACCACAGCACATGATTGCGCCGGCGCGATGACTTTTGTCCACCCTCTAAAATCTAATCTAACAACGCCTACACAAACTACCACAAATCTTTTAGTTTGGACACCTTCTGACACTTCAAATGCAAACACAGATGAGCAGTTTACTGCTGAAGCGAATAGGCTGGTCAGCGGAAGTTACAGTGCACAAGCAGACATATCAGGAGGATCTAACAATTGGAACTCACAGCAGTCAATGAACGATCAGGTATCTTATGCAGAACACGCAACTGGCCTCCTTGTATACGATACTTATTTAATATCACCAAAAGCAGCAGGATCTTCAGGTGACTTTAGAAACCACGACGAAGGGGGTGGGATAGAATCTCCTGCAGGTAATGTAAACTACTCAACTTTAACAAACTCAACTAGAGATTTCTTTAGAGGATTTTTAAATAATACCACAAATGATCTGGCAAGAGTAACGATTACGCTGTATGGCGACGCAGCGCTAGTAGGAAAGACTGGTCCTAATGCCGCAGCATTAGGTAGCAACAAGAACATTTTTGTTGAATTAAAAATACCTGGCAAAACCGAGTTCTTAGATTTAGGAAAACCTTCAGCAGGCGCAGGAAATATCTCTGCAGGTGATGGGTGTTTGTTTGGAGATCTAAATTCAAATATCGATGGTTCTGGAGAGACCAATGTGTGTACTTTCAACGGCCAAACTGTCAACGGTACAACTTCAGGTGCTGAATATTTTGTAATAAAAATATCTGCTAGCGAAAATTGGACTGGTTATTTAGATAGAATTCAAGTGGCTTGGAGCGGTTAATGGCAGGAAAAACCAATACATCTGCTACATTTTTCGCCCAGAAGAAGCTTCTTGGTAAAGCTCACACTTCAAATCTTAAAACTGATGGCGAAGAGTTAATAGGGTCTAACATTCAAGCAGCAACTTCGCTAATTTTTGGCGAAGAAATACCTGCAAACCCTAGCCTAGACCTATATACGATTCAAAGTGCATCTAACGGAGCACCTGGAACTGTTGAGTACATTCCTTTTATACTGACAGCGTTGACAGGCACAACTTACGATGCTAACAGCACAAATCCTGACGGCGGTTCAGGTCAAGATGCAGGAGAGAGTAGTCAAACTGCTGGTCCGCACACATACAAATTTGTATTCCCTTCAGACTACCAAGCCAATTCTTCAAATCCTAATAAAGGCGCAGGCTTATTTGACAACAACAAAATAGTGCACGAAACGCTGGGAAAGGTACAGTTAATACCTCCTTTCTTTTCTCAAAACGCACCTAATCCTTATATTGTCAAAATATACAAAGACGATGGCGCCGGAGGTATTGGGGATGAAATACCCCTCTTAGACAATATTGATTGGAATGTTGATTTCTACAATGGTATTTTATTCCTTCAAGATTACAATGCATCTAAAATACCAGCACACGCAAAAGCTTTTGCTTACGTCGGAAAAATGGCCGATGAAGTTATTAGTGCAGGTGGGTCAGGTGGGTCAGGAGATTCTGGTGCAACTTATATTGTTCAGACAGCTACTGGTTCACTAAGCGCTGAAAGAGTGCTAACTTCAGGTACTGGTATCAAAACACAAGATGGAGGCGCGAATGGAAACTTTACAATCTCAGTTGACAACTCAATTGTTGCTACTCTATCAGGCTCAGAGTTTAGTGGGCGTGTTGGTGTCACCGGTTCACTAGGTGTTAATGAATTAACAGGATCTCACACTAAGCTCTTAGACGGCACTAGTTTTATAAAGCATGCAGGCTCGATCACTGTGACATCAGCATCTTCCGGGCAGATAACTATCAGTGCACCGAATCATGTCTTTAATGAGTATTTAGGATTAGGAACAAGTGCTGGCACTCTTTTCACACTCAATCACGCTCCGGTTGAAGCTGGAAAAGTTTCAATTTTTGTAAATGGCTTGTTGCAAATGCCAGCAACAAGCATAACTTCAGCCCCCTTTCAAGATTACAGCATTACTGGATCAAACGTGTTTTTTACAACTGCTTCAAAACCTGAAGTTGGGAGCGTAATTATGGCAAATTATTTAACAAACGAGACCTTATAACATGAACTATCGAAAGCGACAAAATAATTATAATGTGAACTACTTCCAAACATCTGACTTGGCTATTGCCGCATATTTAATGATGCGGGGTCTTAAGCTTTCTGACGCATCAGTTCAGAAAGGTGGCCGATTTATGTTTAAATTTGAAGATCCGGACGGAAAAGCTTTTCAAATGTCAATTGAGTACGTGAATAGCGAGTCCGCAAAATTTGATGCTCACATAAAAAATCTAAAAAATATTATTTATAAGAGTTAAATCAAGTTTAGCAAGATATTTAGAAGCGTTACAGTTTAAGTCCATAGTAAAGTCCACTAGTTAAAGTTACGTAAAGCTATAAAACAATAACTTTAGGAGTAGATAAAATGGCTACATTTAAAACACAATTGAGACTCGGTCAGATTACCGGGTCCTTCGGACAAGCTGAAGGTAAGATTGTTGATACTCGTCCAACCGGAGCTGCAACTCTGGCCGGAATTCAAGTAAATTCAGGCTCATTGGTCGGTGTTCTTTCTGAAATCGCATCATCAGTCAAGCGTATAACAGGTGCAAGCACCTTCGCTTCAAACGTAGCAGGACAGTTCGATCAAGATCTCGTCATTGCTGGTTCAACCCCTAGACTCACCATCGGTGACGGCGGCGCTGAAGACACATCACTTGTTTTTGACGGAAACGCACAAGACTACTACGTAGCTCTTGACGACGGAACAGACAAGCTTATGATTGGTCTCGGTTCTGCAGTTGGCACAACACCAGCTATTGAAGTTGATTCAAGTCAAAACGTATTAGTTGTTAACGATCTTGAAGTCGGAGACGATGTAAAACTTGGCAGTGATGCTGCAGTTCTTTCTTTCGGTGGCGACGGTGAAGTTTCACTGACACACGTTCATGACACAGGTCTTTTGCTTAACTCAACGAGAGAAATTCAGTTTGCTGACGCTAACTCAAAAATCTCAAACCCAGGTGCCGGTCTCAAGCTTGCAGATCACGCTGTAATTGAGGTTGAGGCAGCTACATCGATCCAGTTAGACTCACCAATTGTTGATCTTGAAGACGACGGCGTTGTGCTTCAGTTTGGTGCTGATGATGATGTTACTCTGACTCACGTTCACGATGCTGGTCTTCTTTTGAACAGCGCGCGTGCACTTCAGTTCGGTGACGCAGGTGAAAACATCAGCGGTGATGGCACAGATCTTGCTGTAAACTCAAGCAACAACCTCGACATTGTAGCAGCTAACAAAGTAACAATCGACGCACAGGGAACCGACAGCGGTGACGGTGTTGAGATAACACTTGGCGCTGACACAGCTGACACTCAATTCATTGTTCAGAACAACTCTGGTAACGATGCACTTGTAGTTGACGGCCTTTTAGATGTCACAGTCGGTAGAAACCTTACTGTTGCTGGTAACCTCGACGTTAATGGTTCGACAACAACAATTGACACTGTTAACTTAACAGTCCAGGACTCAATCATCGCTCTCGGTGTGTCAGGTTCTGGTGCTTACAGTGCCACAGGTGATAGAGGTATTCTCTTCCCGCGCGGCGCTGCTGGTTCAGCAACAAGCGCACTGTTCTTCGATGGTACACGTTTCAACCTTGCAGAAACATTAACCGGCCCGACTTCTGGTTCATTTGCTGCAGTTGAAGCTTACTCAAGACTTCGTCTCGGAAGACTTGAAGTTGGTAGCAACTCAAACGATAGAATCGCTGTTGATACTGACCTTATCGTTAGAGCAAACGCAGACCTCGAACTTCGTCCTGGCGGCGGATCTGTTAAGCCTAACGCCGACAGCACTGTTAGCCTCGGTGAAGATGGGCTAGCCTTCAGCAAGATCTTTGTCGATGACGTTGATCTCAACGGTCAGGGTCGTATCGATCTCGATGAAGACGCCGACACATCAATTCGCTCACCCTCTGATGATGTTATTTCGTTTGAAGTAGGTGGTTCTGATATCGTGAGCATGGCCTCAGCCGGTGTGAAGATAGTTGACGACATCGGTTTGACATTTGGTACCAATAACGATGCCACGTTCAAGTATGATGAAGCAAGCTCAGATACACTTCTCTACGCCGGCGCAAGTTTAAGATTCAGCGATGATACTAAGCTTGAGTTTGGTGCAGCAGGTGATGCTTCAATCGAGTACGACGAAGATGGCACAGATCAACTTCGTTTCGCTCTTCCAGCAGCCGGTATGGTTCTTGGTGGAACAACTCCAAAGCTGGTTATCGGTGACGCTGATGCTGAAGACACCTTGCTGGTCTTTGATGGCAACGCTCAAGATTATCGTATCGGTCTCGATGACGGGTCTGACACACTTGAGTTTGGTGTCGGAGCAACTCATGGTACTACGATATCAATGGCACTGGATTCAAGCAGAAACGTTGACATTGTTGCACACGATGGTACAAACGGTCTTTTCCTCGGTGGTACTGTTGTTAGCGCAACTGCTACAGAGCTCAGCTTGCTTGACGGCGGCGTCGCTGTTGGTTCTTCAATCACTCTTGCTGACGGCGACGGTTTCATCGTCGACGACGGTGGAACAACCAAGAAGATTCCAGCGAGCGACCTCAAGACCTACATCGCAAGCGCTCAGGCTGCTACGAAGAACGTCACAGTCGTCTCAGCTGCAGTAGCTGCCAACTCTGACTTCGCCACAGGCGTCTCTGGTGTAAAAACTGCAGCAGAAAGTCGACTTGAAGTCTTCGTCAACGGTCAGCTTCTTGCAAGGGGTGCTGATGCAAGCGCAAACATGGACTTCTACCCAGGCACTGGAGCAGGTGATCTCAAGTTTGAGTTTGATCTTGAAGTTGATGACGTTGTCACAGTAATCCTTAGAGGTAGCTAATCCTAGCTATCATAGAATAAAAGCTTAAGCTTTGATTCTGCAGGGAGCCACTTAGTGGCTCCCTGTTTTGTTTGTAAACATAATCTTTTTTTAGCTTATAATTATTTAAAATGGAGATTTAATGGAAGATTTAGAATACCACAGAAGGCTAAAAGAAGATCTAGATGAAATACTTGAGAGTCAAAAAAGTAGACTTTTAAATGACGATATTTTAGTAAACACTATCTTAGCAAACGTAAGAGAAATTTGTTTATCTGAAATAATAGCTTACAGGATGCAAAATGAAGCTTTGTCAAAATACCTTGAAAGTTTCTCAGAAAGAATTCTTACAGCCGTAAGCTCAACTAAAGAAACTTACAAAACAGAAAAGATAAAAGCAGAATCTAGAGTAGAACTTCTTGAGGCAATGATCTCTAAAAACAATAGAGAAAGAGAGGTCGCAGAAGAAAAAATAAACGCAGAAAAAGATGGCGCAGTCGAGAGAGAAAAGAGAGACATTAGAAAAATTGGTGAAAGACCAAAAACTGTAAAAGAAAAAAGAGAAGAAGCTGCAGTGTTTGTTGAAGAAGAAATTAATGCAGAAGGTGAAGAGTGAAAGTCCTTCAAACAGCAAACTTGGGAAGGAGCCTGGGAGGAATATCAGGAAGCATTAGGTATCGTCTATACGATACTTTAGGCGCTTCTGTGACTACTGCCTCGAACACAGGAATTTATGAGCTTGGAAGCAGTACAGGTCTGTATGGCGTCCAGCTTGATTTATCAACACAGTTTAGCGGTTCAATCGTGTGGTCTGTTGACGGAAATAACAACGTGTTTGCAACTGAAGAAGTCAAAATTGATCAAAAAATGGCGAGATACATACATACAGGCCGTTGGCAAGTAGATGAAAATACAAATCAAATGATATTTTTCCAAGATGATAACGCAACAGAAATTGCTAGATACGATCTTTTTGATAGAAATGGAAATTCGTCTATAACAGAACTTTTTGAGAGGCGCCTAGTCGGCACTGGTAGCGTCTGATGCCTGGTTTTACAGTTACAAGAGGTCTCGGCCCGGGAGCAACACCGACTCACTTAATTGCTAGAGGGTTTATTCCTGCAGCTGCTGTAGAAGCCATAAGAATTTTTAGAGGTGGTCGAAGTGCTGCTTCTAGAGCGGCAAAAGATTTAGTTGAAAACTTTAAGATAAGTGCCATGTTAATATCTCACAACAACAAAGACCTTTTGAAGCCAATTGCAAGAAATATAAGAAAAACTTTCGTCAAGAACGAGATAGTTATTAAAGAAATCACACCAAAATCTGTAGAACACAGAAAACCTAAAGATGTGAGAGTTGTTGTCGAAAACATTAAGGTAAGGAACAAGAAAAATGTCAAACATTGATCTCTTATTAGACGAAGAAAATGAGCTAACTTTTGCTTTAAAGATAGAAGGAACCAGACCAGCTACAGCAAAGTGCAGACTTATACTTGAAAACAGAGGAATGTCACTAGCTTTTGACTCAGAACCATACGATGGTGAAGAAGTTAGCGTTGTATTGCCACCTTTAGGGCATGTTATAAAAGAGGGTGAATACAATATGAACTTAGAAGTCATTGTAGATGATAAATTTTTTAAACCTCTTGAGATGGTAGGCAATTTTGAAAAGAGCATTTCAATAGTTGCTGAAAAAGTAGAAAAGAAGAAACCGCTCTTAAAACCTCAAGTAAGTTTATCAAATGTAAAAGTAAGAAAACGTAATAGTAGCAACGCTGCGCCTGAAAAGGTGAGGCCTGACAAAAAGATTGTAGAAAAGAAAGACAACGGTAAAACAAAGTTAACTGACAAAGATATATTGACATTGATAGAGGCATTGAAGTCAAGATGATACCAGAGCAAGTCTTAATTAATTTATTAATAGTTGCAGGATTTTCTTACTTATCACTTGGTGTAATCGTGTGGTACGTTGAAAGTTCATTAAAAAAAATAGCAGTTGAAGTGATTGAGTCTTCTAAGCATGTAAAAAATCAGAGAGAATTGTTAACAAAGTGCAAGAAGCGTAAAAATCCTCTTCGATACATACTTTGGCCTATCGAAATTTTTAAGTAGGAAAAATGGCAATCAAGCCTGAAGAAAAGATTGAAATACTTCAGTATAAGCTTTATTTTGAAGAGCTTGAAATTGTCGAAAGTTTATTCCAAAAAGGTCAAGCAGATTTACTTGCGCACGTCACAAATTTTAGAGAGCACTTATCTGAAGAAGTTGATGGTCAGCGAGAAAACTTCAACGAACAATTTTTTGGTGACAAAGACATAGAAAAAAAGATGAGTGATGATAGTCCTGTTACTAACTTTGACGAGCAACAAGACACAGTAAGCACTTCAGAAAAAAATTTAAAACCTGAGGCTTGGGCAAAGCATCTCTATAGAAAGATAGTGTTTTCCACACACCCAGACAAGACTCAAAATTTTAACGTACCCCTGCTCGTTAAAAAATTCAATAAATACTACAATCTAGCCGTAGATAGTTTTACTGAAGGCTCTTATGAAAATTTACTTTTTGTGGGCTTTGAACTAGATATTGAGCTTCCTGAAAATAAAGTTTCTGAGCTAATCAAGCCAAAAAATAAAAAAATGAATGAAATGCTTAGTAGTAGAAAAAATAGCATTGCATATCAATGGCAGACTGTACCGGAAGAAAGTAAACATGTTGTGCTAAAGAATTACTTGACTTCTCTGGGTTATGTTTTTAAAGACGAAGATATAAAAGAAACATTTGAAAGAGTAAAAAGAATTAAGAGAAAATTAGGCACAAGACCTGTAAATCACATAAGGAAAAGAGTAAAATAACCTTAACGAGGTTAGCTATGTCTCCTTACGGGCTTTTGCAAGAAGAAATAAACTATGACCCATGGAAGATTTTTGTTTGCTGTATATTCTGCAACTTGACAAAAAGAGTGTCAGCGGAACCTTATTTTAGACAAGTTTTAAACTTGTGGCCCCAACCAGTAGACTTAGCATGTGCTAGCGAATCTGAAGTAGCTGCAGTCATACAACCTCTCGGCCTGTCTAAGCGCCGAGCAAAAGCACTTGTCAGAATGTCAAAAGATTACCTATCAAAAGAGTGGCAAGATGATCCAACAAAGCTCTACGGAATTGGGAAGTACGGATCAGATGCTTACAAGATTTTTTGTACTCCGGAATGGAAAAAAGTAGAACCAAAAGACGGAGCTTTAGTAAACTATCACAACTGGTTAAAGGAGTTTGAAGATGCCAGAAGGACCTGAGTGCGCAGCTACTGCACAGTCAATTAACAGTTTTATGAGCGATAAAATTTTAACTAATGTTGAGGTTTTGTCAGGAAGATACACTAAAAAGCCGCCTCAAGGATTAGACTGCTTTAAATCTATGCTTCCCATAAACTGCGCTGGCTGGGGATCAAAAGGTAAATTTATTTATGGCGGTTTCGGTCCAGGTGGATCTGAAATACAGTGTTTTGTGTGGAACACATTAGGAATGTCAGGATACTGGTCTTACAGTGAGAAAAAACATTCTCGTGTAAGGTTTGATTTTGAAGACGGCTCTTCAATTTGGTACACAGATACTAGAAACTTTGGTACTCTAAAGTTTGCCATGACTTTTGAAGAAACGCAAGAAAAGCTACTGCAGTTAGGTCCTGATCCCCTTACACATGATATACACATAGATGTATTTAAGAATCGACTTTTTAAGAAAAACAAAAGAGGTGAAAAGACCATTTGCGAGGCATTAATGAATCAAAAGACTGTCGCAGGGGTAGGTAATTATATCAAGGCTGAAGTCCTCTGGCTTTCAAAAGTTTCACCCCTCAGAACTGTTAACAGTCTCACAGACGAAGAAGTAATTTCACTGAGAGATAATATTCAATCAGTCATTAGAACTTCTTTTCAAAACGGAGGAGCTACCATCAAAAGCTTCTACGGAGCTGATGGGTCAAAAGGTACGTATTCAAGCAAGTTTTTAGTGTACAATCAAAAGCTTGACCCTTATAATAATAATGTAGTTAAAACTAAAACTCCTGATGGCAGAACAACACATTGGGTACCAGAAATTCAAAAATAGGAGAAAACAATGAAACTTAGCGACGCAACTATTGCTCACATCGCACAGTTAGTGCAGCTTGCAATGTTAACAGGAACAGATGTGGTTGACCACATGAGAATGATGACTTTGGTAGAAACCGAAGGTCAGCTATTCTTAGATCCAGATTACGAGTCTCAGAGTGACGATAACATTCAACGAATGATTCAAGAAGCTGTAAGAATGCAGAGTGAGTCTGCAGAGAGCTAGAACACATGAATTGCAACCTGCAAAAAATGTTTAAACTTAGAAATGAGTTTATCTCTGAAATGAGAGAAGCTCGACCTGGATCTTATCCAGATTTGCCACTTAATCTAAGTAAGAAAAATTCTCAACAATTCTGTAGAGATTTGGCCTTGAGAGGTGTTGAAGAAATGTTTGAAGCGCTTCAGCACTTGAAAAATTGGAAGCCACACAGAATGACTGAGTTTAACGAAGGGCCTGATAGAGAAGAGTTCTTAGAAGAAATAGTTGATGCATTAAATTATTTTTTCTCTCTTCTCATCGCATCAGGTTTTAATGAGGACGATCTTTATGAATCTTATGTTAGGAAGCATGAGATCATAATGAATAGGTTGAAGGAAGGTTATTAGTGAATTTCATAGAAATGATGAGGTTTCAAGCTAACTACAACGAGGCAAAGTTTGGAAAGCTTGAAACTAGTCAAAAAAGAGAAGTTAGTAAAGATTTAGCTTTGAACGCTTATAATTCAATTAATAAGATGATTGAAAAAATGCGTGTTGATAGTGGCGTGCCTGATGAGGATGACTTAGTCTATTCATCAATTGACGTTCTTCGCTATGTTATGTCAATGCTAAACTTGTGGGAAATAGCGCCTGAAGATGTGTCGTTAGCATTTAGTTTAAAGGACACTTATTTAGAGCTTGATCATAAGATCAATACAAGAAAGTGGTCAGGACAGCCAGTAGCAATAGTTGACATTGACGACGTTCTTGCAGAATTTAGAACTCCTTTCGCAGAGTTTTTAAGCAGAGTTTATGACATTGAAGCTGACGTTGAAAGTGAACAGTACTTCTTTGTCGAAGATATATTGAAAGCATCAGGAAATATTAACCCTGAAAAAGTTTTTGAATCTTTTGTTCAAGAGAGGCATTTTAGGTGTCTGCCTATCGTAGAAGACGCTCGTACATTTCTAGAAGATCTTAGGTCAAGAGGATATTGGATTCAGCTTTTGACAGCACGCCCTAAAAATAATCTTAAGATATTTTATGATACATACAGCTGGTTAACAACAACTGGATTACCTTTTGATAGGGTTGACTTTTCACCCGAAAAACTTAGGTGGTGCATGAACTCAGAGTATTATGACACAAATGCAATTAAGTTTGCAGTTGATGACTCACCGAAGCATGCCATCGAGTATGCTGATCACGGAATACAAGTCAAAGTACCTATCAAAAGTTACAACAAGCATATTTCTGAAAACAAAAACATTGATTTTTATAGTGAATTAAAAGAAATAATAGGAGTATAAATTGAGTAAGGAAACAAAAACAAGCATAAGAAAATTCACGTGGAAAGAAGTGAGAACATTTTTAGACTACACTAGCGCCGACAGTTTTAGAGTTAGTTTGCTAGAAGATGGCTTCGATCACGTAAAGATTAGACGATGCGGCCCGGCAGGAATTAAATTTAAAGTAATTACAGGTACGCCTGTAAAAACAAATAAAAAAGAAAATAATAAGAACATAAACAAAAGGAAGGAAGCATAAATGCCACTTAACAAGTCACTCACACCTGTCACTTTGCCGATGGAACTAAAGTTTGATCAAGCTCCATCGACAACTTTTTCTAACAATCTTCGTGCTTTAGGCGTCGAACTTGTTGATCACCCAACTAGATCACAAGCTCTAAATGTTGCGTGGCAGTACGTTAAAGCAACTTGGGCAGATCATCACGATGAAACTAATCCTTCAACTACTTCTATGCAAGATCTTTCTCAGAATCTTGAAGATGTCTTAAACTTTAGAGCCCTTCCAACACCAATGGAATGTTTAGGTTTTACTTTTAAGTTGAGTGGCCTTTCTTTCCAAGAAGTTACTCACATTATTCGACACAGAGCAGGTTCTTTCGCAGCGCAATGTACAGGCGACCGGGATCTTCGTGATGACGACGCAGTTATTCCTGAAGCAGTAGAAAACTCTCCAGAATTTTTACGTCGATACATGGATATTGTAAGGGACTCAAAGCAACTTTACGCAGACATGACTGATTCTAAAGACGTATCTATGATGGATGCTCGTATGATTCTGCCTAAGTGCATGACTTCTTTTTATCTTATGCGCATGAATCTTAAAGACCTGCTGGGTTTTATTCGTCAACGACAAGACCGACAGATTCAGCCAGCCGCTGATAATATTCTTGCAGCTTACATGGCAAGAGAGCTTATTCGAGTTCTTCCAGAAGCTTCAACTGCTATCAACTTCGATAAGCCTGATATGCACTATGTCAAGACCTTTAGAGTAAAGGTAGGTGACGGATTTACTTCAAGAGGTACAAACTTGTATTGGCCTGAACCTAAGAACGATATCTTTGAGTTTCACCCTGATGACACAATTTACCAAGCTCGCCGGGAAGAGATTAATGGTACAAACAATCCAGGCACGTTAACAGTCTTTGAAGATATTTGGGAAAGTACAATGAAAGAAATTAATGAAATGAAAGATAACTACGAAACATTTATGGAGAGAAGATAATGAGCATGAACAAATGTTATATTGCAAGTGGGTGGTTTTCACCTGAGTGGCTTGAAGAACTAGAGAATATCAAAGCAACTTTAGACGACTTAGGGTTAGATTATTTTTCACCAAAAGATGAAAATCTCTGCACACCAGACTCAACAGTAAACTTCCAAGATCAGGTTTTCAATGGCAACATTCGTGGAATGGAAGAATGCGACTGGATGCTTTGCAATACTAGAAACAAAGACATGGGCAGTATCTTTGAAGCAGGATACTTTCATAAGCTAGAAAAGCCTATTATTTATTTTTGTGCAGGCTTACCAGAAGGCGCGCAGTTCAATCTAATGCTAGCTGCTAGCGGTGAAGCTGTATGTACTTCGCTGAGTGATCTTGAAGAATATCTTCAGTACTGTATTGACGAAGGTAACACAGTTTTGCCCAGACGCTATCAGGGAAAGATTGAATAAAAATGAATGTATTTGTAACAGGTGAAAAAGGCTTCATCGGTAGAAATCTTGTAAGAAAGCTTCAAGAGTTTGGCTTTAAACACGTTTCTTCAGATTCAAAATTCGACACACCAAACGATGTTGAATTAATTTTCCATAAGCCAGGAGAGCTTTGTGTTCATCAGAATGATATTATGGCTTGGAAAGAGTTTTTCTATCGAAACAAAGTCAATGTTGTGATTCACAATGCAGCCGTTGTCGGAACTGATGTTGTTGCACTAAACGCAAGTGAAGCAACATTGACTAATGTCGCCGGCACTTATAACATTTGCAGAGCAGCAAAAGGTTTAGGAATACCTGTTTGTTACATGGGAACCACAGTTATTTATGATGTTGCTAAATATCAAGAAATAGACATAACAGAGGTTTCAACAAAAGGACCTTCAACTCTTTACGGCTGTCAGAAACTATGTGCCGAAGACATTGTCAAAAGTCAAACAGGTAACAGATGGATGATTGTTCGACCTCTCTTTGCTTACGGCGGTGATGGTGACATGAACTCTCTTATAGCTAAGACTGTATATGGAAGTTTGAACAATCGTGGAGAAATTGACATGTTCTTAGATAAAGAGAAGATCAAAGACTACATGCATGTTGATGATTACTGCGATGCAGTTTTAACAGCCATTAAGCAAGGTCTGTGGAATGACGACTGGAACGTGGCTGCAGAGACGCCTATGAACACAGGCGAGATCATGGAATTGCTCTCAAGTATACTTCTTGAAGAAACAGGCAAGACTTCAGATGTTTTGACCTGGCATCCTGAAACTGACTATTTAGGAAACCACCGATTGTCTTCAAGAAAGTTTAGAGCAATGTCAGGCTGGCAGCCCAAGATTTCACTTGAAGAAGGTATACGTAGAACGATTAGAGAGATTCGTGAAAGCGAAGGATATGATCCGCTTGTTCACCTTGACGAGGCAAAAGAGAAAGGTGTAAACTTGACTGACTTTTACTAAGAATAGTCAATACTTATCTATATGAAAATTACGAGAAGAGAACTAAAGCACTTAGTCGTTGAAATGCTTGGTGAAGCCGAAGTAAAGAGAGCTGGAACAGTTTCCGGGGCCACAGAGACAGCTAAATTATTAGCTCTTCTGGGATCTTTTCAGGGATCTAAATTACTTGCAATTGCTATGGGTGGGTCCGGCGGCGCGGCGGCTGGAGCATCTTCTGGAGGCACTTACGGCAGAGGGGTACAAGCTGAAATAGGCGGCGTAGAAGGCACAGCGTCAACACTATTGAAAAAGACATTGTTGCAGAAGGGAAGCGAAAGTGCTTTCAAGGCGGCGAAAACCGCCGCGAGCTTTGCTGGGCCGCTACTGCTTGTAGCTGCTGTGTGGGGGGCTTTTAACTTTCTCCCAAATATGTTGCAAAAAAGCATTGAGCAGTTAGATACTGTTGAGGGTGTGTTAAAGAAGCTGAGGTCACTCCGCCGAACCGGCGGTAAAGATACTCCGTTGAAGCTAACTGACATAGCAAGAAATCCTGGAAAAACTCTTGTAGTAAAATCATGGTCACGCTATGAAATGGTAGACTATCTTGCTGCCGTGATGGATACTAAAGAAGGGAAAAGGTTGTATCTTGAACTTATTTCTGAAGAGTACACAGACTTAAACGGCAAAAAACGTAAAGGGCCGTTAATTGACAAGGATTTTACAACTGCGATACTGAAGAGAAGAAAGACTATAAAAACAGAAGCTGCCGAAAAGATGAAGAATCAGCTGATTGCAAACGTCAAAAAAGGTGCTTTGAGTGAAGAAGAAGCAAAAAAACTAAAAGATGCATTATCTTCCCAAGCTTAAGTAATAAATTTAAAAGAGTGTAAACCTAAGCCTCACATTTTATAATAAGTGTGAGGTTTATTTTTAGGAGTATAATGAACATTTTTGACATGAAAGCGCCAACTCGCTTTGTAGGATTACACGGTCACACAGGTTTCTCGGTCTTCGACGGACTAGGTTACCCTAAGGATCACATTGACTTTGTTCTTGAAAATGGCATGGACGCTTGGGGTCTGACTGATCACGGAAACGGTAGCGGTTTGGCACACGCTCACAAGCATGCAACCAAGATTCAGAAGAGCGGCCGAAAGTATCGACAGATTTATGGTTGCGAGTTCTATTTTGTTCCCTCGCTTGCAGGCTGGAAAGAAGATTATGAGCAATCAAAGATTGATCGAGCACTTGCAAAGCAAAAGGCGCTTAAGGAAGATGCTGATGCTGGGCATGTTATCGAGAACGAAGACGAGACTAAGACAGTAGATGTCAACAAGGATGAATGGAAACGACGTTATCATCTGGTGATCACTGCACAGGACCGTGAAGGTTTAGGCAATTTGTTCACTCTGATCAAACGTGCGTACACAGAGGGATTCTATCGTTATCCCCGCATTGACTTTGATCTTCTCAAACAACATGGCAAAGGCCTTAATGTCTCTACCGCTTGTTTAGGTGGTATTTACTCTAATAGAATCATGCGCGGAAATGCGCTTAAGAAGTCAGACAGTGAGATTCAAGCAGAGCTTATGCAGCTATCTGATAAGTTTGTTGATGCTGTTGGTGAAGAAAACTTTTATCTTGAGATTCAATTTAACAGGCTTAAACAACAACATCTTGTAAACCATCACTTACTGCGGCACGCAGAAATGACAGGTCTCAATCTTGTCGCTACTCCTGACTCACACTACTACAATCCTAACAAATGGGAAGCACGCGAGCTTTACAAAAAGCTAGGTTGGATGGGTAATGATCCTTCTCCCTTGCCAGAGTTTGAAGATCTAAAGTGCGAGCTCTACCCTAAGAATGCGCAACAGATGTGGGATGAATTTACGAGGCACTACGATGAATATAAAGACACTTATGAGGGATACGAAATTGCCGTTAAGGATTCGATTGAGAGAACTCATGATATCGCTTGGGATAAATGTACTGATTGTTGGATTGATACCAGTGTTAAGTTGCCTGATTTTAATAAACCAGACCAGACTGCTTTTCAACAGCTTGCGCAGAAAGTTAAGCAAGCACTAGTCAAAGAAGGAATGCATGAAAAAGAAGAGTACGTTGAACGTGCCAAGATGGAACTTGCTGATATCAAGTTCTTAGGATTTGAAAACTACTTCTTGGTCATGAACGAAGTCTTCCACAAAGCTGCAGATCATACTCTCTTTGGAGCTGCTCGAGGTTCGGGCGGTGGTTCTCTAGTCAACTACCTTCTTGGAATAACCCAGGTCGATCCGCTCAAGTACGATCTCCTTTGGGAGCGATTCCTTGGGCGTCACAGAACATCCTGGCCTGACATTGACTCTGATGCAGGTGATCGCGACGCCCTTATTAATGCCGCAAGAGAACTTTATGGTTTTGAATCAGTTATTCCTGTTTCCAACTTTAACACGCTAAAGCTTAAGTCTCTTGTCAAGGACATTGCTAAGTTCTACCAGATTGACTTTGCTGAGGTCAATAAGATGACTGGTCCGCTGCAAGATGAAGTTATGGCACAAGCGAGGGACGAAAACACTGAGAAGTCTGTGTTTGTTCTCAAGCATGAAGACTGTATGGAATACTCCAAAAAGTATCGCGACTTTATGGAAAAGTATCCAAAGGTCAAAGATCACATTGAAGCGCTCTTCATGCAAAATAGATCAATTGGTCGTCACGCCGGTGGCGTTATCATAGGCCCGGCTGAAGACTTGGCGAAAACAATGCCTATTATCGGTGTTCGAGGCGAACTACAGACTCCTTGGACAGAAGGCATGAACTTCCGAAACTTGGAAGATAATGGTTTCATTAAGTTTGACTTCTTGGGTCTTACGCTTCTTAAGGATGTTGAAAACTGCATTCGTCGAATTATCACTAGAGAAACAGGTAAAGAACCCACCTTCATTGAGATTCGTGACTGGTTTGACGAGCATCTCAACTGCCGATTCGTGGAACAAGATGATCCAAAGGTCTGGGAGCACGTTTATCATCAGCGCCGTAAAGTAGGTGTCTTTCAGTTCACAGCTGAAGGCGCTCGACGTTTCTGCGAAGATGCTAAGCCGACATCTATCATCGAACTCGCTGCACTGACGGCAATCTATCGACCCGGTCCTCTTCGAGCTAACGTTCACAAGAAATATGTCAAGGATAAAGCCCGGGCCGAACAGATCGAGTATGCTCACCCAATTATCAAAGAGATTCTTGGGCCAACATTCGGTCACGTTACTTTCCAAGAGCAGTTCATGCTTTTGGCACAGAAACTAGGCGGTTTCACACCGGCGGAATCTGATAAGCTTCGCAAGACGCTGGTCAAGAAGTCTCTTGACACGATGGGCAAGAAAGGTGATGAGCGTGAGGCTGCTCGTCTTAAGTTTGTCAAAGGTGCTAAAGATCTAAATGGCGTGCCTGAACATGTTTCTCAAGAGCTTTGGGAAAGAATTGAGTTCTTCTCAGTTTACGGCTTCAACAAGTCGCATGCTGTTGCTTATGCAATCGGTTCCTACTATGCTGCCTGGCTTCACACATACTACGAGACTGATTGGCTTGGTACGATTCTTGAATCTGAAAATGGTAACCCTAAGAACTTGTCAAAAGCAATCTCTGAGATTAAAGCGATGGGTTATTCAGTCAGTACTCCTGACGTCAATGAGTCAGGTATCAACTGGGCATGGTCTGAAAATAAAAACTCTTTCATTCCTCCTTTGACATCTATCAAGGGTCTTGGCAAAAATGCTGTTAAAGAAATCTTTGAGAATCGCCCCTACACATCGCTAAATCAAATGCTTTACGATGAAGAAGGAAAGTGGTACCACTCTAAACTCAATAAGACTGGTTTCGCTGCGCTATGTTCTGTGGAAGCACTCGACGTTCTCGAAGAAGTGTGGAAAGGTGAGATTAACAATCACAGGCAGCTTCACGAGATTATCATCGAGAACTACAACACGCTTAAAAAGAGTAAGTTTGGCATGACACTTCGACAAGCAAAGAAGAAAGATGCAGAACCTATCCTTCCGAAACTTATTGAAGAAACGCAAGATGTTGAAGACTGGACACGTATTGAAAAGCTTCAAATGTATCAGGACATGTGCTCTGCAACTCGTGACGACTTAGCATTTCCTGACGAACTTATGACAAAGATTCGAAGTGCTAATGTCAAGTCAGTTCTGCAGATGGATCCAGGTGAAAAAGGTATTGCTTGGTTCTGTGTTGTTGAGACAATTAAAAAGACCACAAAGAATAAAAAGACTTTCTATCGTGTTAAGATAACAGATGAGGAAAGCAATACAGGTTGGCTTCGTGTCTGGGGTCAGATTCCTAACTCTATGCAACCCTACACAATATGGTTAACTAATGCATCAAACGACCCCAACTGGGGAGCTTCAACGAGCGCTGCGAAAGTACGCCCACTTGTCAAATAAAAAGAGGAAAAAGAGAATCAAAAAATCAGAAAAAAGACTTGCCAGGATTAAAGCTAGTTTTCGCAGCGATGCTGATCACACCTTATTTGAACCAGGAAACGTCTTAACTTTTGTTCTGATCAACTTAAAAGAGATGTATGTTGGAGACAAGGTAAACTTTTGCGGTGTTGTTATCGATAAAAAAGGTGGAAAAAAGAAGTGGAACCGATCTTACACTATTTTGACAGGGCACGGTTTAAGCGAAATGACACACGAATACATAGAAAAAAATTTCATAGTGAGGAAATATGAGGATTGAAGAAGACTTAAAGCTAGATTTTAAAGATGTACTGATACGCCCTAAGCGATCAGAAGCAAGAAGCAGAAAAGATGTAGTTCTCAAAAGGCAGTATACTTTTAGAAACGGTAGAAGCTGGACAGGTATTCCGGTTATTGCTGCCAACATGGACGGCGTAGGTACATTTGAGATGTCAAGAGCTTTAAACGAACACGGTCTTATGACTTGCTTAGTAAAGTCATATAATCATGACGATTATAAAGCAAACCAAGCAGACTGGCAAACATCGACTACAATAATGTCCACCGGAATTTCTCTCTCAGATCTAGAAAAAACTCAAAACATTATTGACAACTTTCAGGCAAACATAGAGTTTGTTTGCATTGATGTAGCAAATGGCTACTCAGAATATTTTGTTGACTTCGTGAGGCGTTTTAAAGAAAAAAATCCAGACATTACTCTTATCGCAGGAAACGTTGTAACCGCTGATATGACGCAAGAGTTAATTCTTGCAGGCGCTGACATTGTGAAAGTAGGTATTGGACCTGGGAGTGTGTGCACTACACGTATAAAGACAGGCGTGGGTTATCCCCAACTGTCAGCCATCATAGAATGTGCTGATGCAGCTCACGGTTTAGGAGGTCATATTATCGCCGACGGAGGGTGTACCTGTCCTGGAGATGTTGCTAAGGCTTTTGCAGCTGGCGCAGACTTTGTAATGATGGGAGGCATGTTTGCGGGGCACATTGAAGGAGGAGGAGAAATCACCATAAAAAGATTTAAGACGTCTGAGCGTGAAGTTTACGATGATGGTGAAACAGGCGGGCCGATTTTTGATGAGAGAAAATATGTTACTTTTTACGGCATGTCTTCAGACACAGCCATGAATAAACACTCCGGTGGTGTTGCTGAATATCGTGCTTCTGAAGGAAGAACTGTTGAAGTGCCCTTCAAGGGAAGTGTTGACGACACTGTAAAAGACTTATTGGGAGGTTTAAGATCTACATGCACATATGTGGGCGCGCCGTCCCTTAAGCAGCTTAGCAAGTGTACTACCTTTGTCAGGGTATCACAGCAATTCAACGGAGTCTTTGTTAAATGAGAAAAACACCAATAAATCAAATTACTCTTGAAGGTCCTGATTTGAGTGGCAAGACCACCTTGTACCAGAAGATTCATGAGGCATCTAATTACTGTTGGAACATTCAGGATAGATCATCTCTTTCGATGATTGTTTACGCTCGGCTTTACGGTAGGAATGATTATTTTCATGTAGAAGCTTTAAAAAGAGATTTGTCAAACTTTAACAACGTGATGATTTTGCTACTGCCAGAATGGAGTGTGATCGCTGACAGGTTTCAAAAGCGCGGAGATGAGATTCAAAATCTAGTTTCACTTAAAAAAGTTTATGATCTATTCTCAGAAGCAGCTGATGAGTTTGAGAACTATCCTAATGTTATAACTCTAAGAAAAGAAATTGATGAAAACATGGTTAATTACATAGTACATAACCTTCGATCACATTTTGAAGGAAGATCTTTTCATAGTTTCGCTCGCATGTTTATGGGTTCCGCTGCATCTGAAGAATCTTTAGAAAGGATTGGAATGTCTATAACCCATTATGATAATGGAACTTTTGAAGATGTTTCAGAAGAAATGTTGTCTTATGAAAAAGAAAAAGTATATTACGATAAGATCAGAAGAAAACTCTTAAAGAAGATTGATGACGAACTAGCAGGTGCTAATGAATACGGACGTGAAGAAACACATGAGTCACGAAGGTTTATATACACAGATGACTCCTGTTTATCTCTGTGCCACTTTATGCTTAGAAATGAGTTTCTATATGGTGAGTTCTATCTAAGGTCTTCAGAGACAAGAGAGACACTTAAATACGACATGAATTTTATTAAGTCTCTAACAAGAGATGTTTTTTCAAGATTATCTGAGTTGAGTGAAATTAAGATGTGTAAGATTGAGTTGAAAATAGGATCTGGTCACATAATTAACGAATCTTGATGTTGATTAAATAGTTATAAACTCTCTTCTTTCAATGTAGTATTTAAATAACAATTATAGGAGTGTTTATGAGAAGAGCCCTAGTGACGGGTGGGTGCGGTTTCATCGGATCACACCTTGCTAAAAAGCTTGTTAGCGAAGGTTGGTTAGTGGACGTAGTCGACAATATGTCCAACGGAAATTTAGAGTCGCTTAATGACTCAAAAATAAGGGTTTTACCCAACAGCAGTTTTATCAGCCATTTTTACAGACAGCTTGGCTCTGGTGGCCAAGCAAATACTGCACCTTCGCAAAAGTTAGATAGAGGAAGAGATACTATACTTGTCATACAAGATGATTTATCATCAGATGGGATGATTGAGCACATAGTCCAGAAAAATTACGATGTTGTTTTTCATCAAGCAGCTGTCCCAAGAGTGTCATACTCAGTTGAAAATCCAACAGAAACAACATCAGAAAATATTCTAAAAACTGTTCGATTGTTTGAAGCTTGTGCAGGCAACGTTCAAAGAGTTGTCTGGGCCTCCTCTTCTTCTGTTTACGGTGGCGCCGAGACTATGCCTACAAATGAAAGTGAGCGAGGTAGAATTTTGCCGAAGTCTCCCTATGCATGGCAAAAATTTGCGGTTGAAGACTACGCGAAAATGTGTTCTGAACTTTACAGCCTAGATGTTGTCTGCCTAAGATATTTTAATGTTTTCGGCCCGGGTCAATACGGAGATTCACCTTACTCAACAGCAGTAGCAGCCTGGTGTCATGCAACTAAAAATGGTCTGCCACTTAGATCTGACGGCGACGGCGAACAAACAAGAGACATGTGCTATATTGACAATGTTGTTTACGCAAACATTTTAGCAGCAAACTCTGATAGTCAATTTAACGGAAGATGCTATAACGTTGCTTGTGGAACTAGCGTTTCAAATAATGACATTTTAAACTTTTTTAAACAAAACTTTAACATTGAAGTTACTCACGCGCCTGAGAGACCCGGTGACGTTAAGCACACACTTGCTGACCTTAGTCGGTCGAAAAAAGAATTAGGTTACAAACCTCTCATAACTTTTTGGGAAGGGCTTGAGCAAACTATTGACTGGTGGGAGATTTAATGGCTTCAGAAAGCAGAACAGCTTGGGTTGTAAAATCTTCTTCTATAGAAAAACCCTGGGGAGAGGAAACATCATGGCAGAGTCCTAACTCTGTCCGTGTGAAAACTTTTAATTTGTCCAAGGGAAAAAGAAACAGCTTTAAATACAATAGGCTCAAAGACGAGCTCCTTATTTGCGCATCTGGTAAACTTAGAGCTTACTTTGCTGATGAATCATTTGTGACAAAAGGCATAGGTAATATTACATCACAAGAACTCTCTCCCGGAATGGCACTCTCAGTCCAGGCATCATGTCCTTACAGGCTAGAAGCTTTAGAAGATTCAACTATTTTAGAGATTTCTACCACGTCTAGAACTGATGACGTTGTTAGGCTTCACGATGATTATGGTCGAGAAACTGAATTCATATCAAAGTATGTGACGGGGGTTGTAAAAAAATGGTTCCCAACTTAAAATTATATGTGGGTCCTATGTTTAGTGGTAAATCAACAAGCTTGCTTCAACAAGTTGAGAGATACAAGTTTGCCAAGAAGAGTGTAGTTTGTTTTAAACCAAAGATGGATAACAGGTACACAGACGAAGGGTTCATAGTTACACACAGTGGTATTCAAGTCCCCTGCGTACTTGTAAACAGCGGAAAAGAAATTATCAATTACTTTAACGACAAAAACCTTCCTGATGCAATAGCAGTAGATGAAGCTTTTATGATTGATGAAATTGCAAATGCTTGTTTGAATTTTTTCTATGATAAAAGAATAGATGTTCTTGTGTCAACACTAGATTTATCGTCTTCTCTTTCTCCGTTTGAAGAAGTTTGCACTCTACTTGGGCACGCTACTAAAGTAAAAAAATGCAAGGCAGTATGTACTGTCTGCGGAGAAGATGCATCTTACACGATTAGAAAAGAAGAATTTTGTGATTCAAACCTGATTCAAGTCGGAGGAGATGATATGTATGAAGCAAGGTGTCTTAAGCACCATTCTAACATAGATATTTAGGAGAAAAAATGTTAGAGCCTACAAGCGTAAATGTTGTGATTTTTCACGCTAACTGCACCGATGGCTTCGGCGCAGCTTATTCAGCATGGAAGTGCCTCGGTAATAGAGCAGAGTATCACGCGTGTAAGCACGGAACTATACCACCTGATGTCAAAGGAAAAAATGTAGTTATATTAGACTTTTCTTTTAACAATGCTACAACAAAAAAGATGATTGAAGATGCCAATAATCTTCTCGTAATAGATCATCATAAGTCTGCTATGGTGGAGCTGCATGACATATCGAACACTTACTTTGACATGACTAAGAGCGGCGCGATGTTAGCGTGGGAATGGTTTCACCCAGGCAAAGAACCACCTAAATTTATTAAATATATTCAAGACAGAGACTTGTGGAAGTGGGAATTAGAGTATAGTAAAGAGTTTAGTGCAGCTTTTGATATGGTACCTTTTGAGTTTGAGGAATTTGAAAAGTTTGAAGATGACTCTGTTTTTGATGATGCAGTCAAACGCGGATCATACATTTTAGCCTACAGCAAAACAGTTATTAAAAAAGTTTGCGAAAAAGCTGCTAGTAGAAAACTTGACGGGAAAGATGTGTTAGTCGTTAATGCGTCTCACTGGATGTCAGAAATCGGTTCAAGGCTCGCACCTGATTGTGATTTTGCAATGATCTGGTATTACGACCATAACGACAGAGACATCAAAGTAAGCTTAAGAGCTTTCCACGACACAGTTGATGTTTCAGAAATTTCTAAAAAATTTGGCGGCGGAGGTCACAAGAAAGCAGCAGGGTTTCGACTGCCAGGCGACTTCATAATCGATGAAATTTTTGATAAACCAAAAAAGCCTACTAGAAGAAAGAGTTCAAAGAAGGAAAGTAAAAATGAGACCGGAATGGGATGAAATATGGGCAAACTTTGCAAAACAAATTTCTAGAAGAAGCGTAGATCCAAAATATAAAGTAGGCGCTGTCGTAGTAAATGATGAAAACACTCAAGTGCTCTCTATAGGATACAATGGAGATCAAAAAGGCGGTTCAAACAAAAGAAGATCTATGGTAACGGGCAAGAGTGGTTTCATACATGCAGAAGAAAATGCGCTAATTAAACTTGATTACAACAATCCAAAAAGAAAAAAGATGTATGTTACTCTGTCACCTTGCGAAGGGTGTGCTATGAAAATTGTCAATGCAGGCATTGACGAAGTAATTTATTTAGAAAGATACGAACAGTCGAACGGCATAGATATACTTATAGATGCAGGCATTAAAGTGAGAAGCCTTGAGCAGGAGTGACTGTTGTATACTGAAATGTTAGAATCCTTAAAAAGAAAAGGAGGGAAATTAAAAGGCAAAACTGTTGATATGTTGTCATCAGGTCTTTTAATTAGAGATAAAAACACAAAACATGAGTATACTGTCGAAGAAATAAGATTTGACGATGAAAAGCCAACAGTTAAATGTTATAGATACTATGGTCCTTCTGGCGAAAAAAAGGTTTACATAAGCTTGTCTGAAGATGACTTTGATAAATACGAGGCGGTATAAATGAAATTTGACGATCTCTTCACAGAAGAAGCAAAAAAAGCTATAAAGAAAACTTTAAATGTTGAAAAAGACAAAAGGCTTGACGAAGCACTTGTAGCACCAACAAAGCAATTTAATCTAAAAACAGACTTCTTGTCTCCTGCAAACGCTCAAAACCACATTGAGCTTTACGAGGCATATGTTCGTGATTTTAACGAAATTAGTAGTGCCCTAGACGCTGCTGACACTTCTGAAGTTCATTCAAATCATTCGATTTTTAGATCATTAAAAATTGATGAAACTTACAACATGAACGGCGCGTATCTTCATGAACTTTATTTTGCCAATGTTGCTGATGCTAATTCAAGAATCTCCATGGATTCTTTGGCTTACATGAGGCTCAATAGAGACTTTGGCACATTCGATGACTGGCAGCGCGATTTTATAGCATGCGGAATGTCTTCTCGATGCGGATGGGCCGTGACATATCTCAATACGTACACACAGACTTATATGAACTGCGTTATTGACTTACACGCTCAGAACGTACCTGCTGGTATGTATCCAGTAATTGTCATGGATCTCTGGCAGCACGCTTACTACAGAGATTATTTAAAAGATGCAAAATCATACATGAATGCTATGATGAAACAGCTTAGGTGGACAGTTATCGAAGCAAGGTTTGAAAAAGCTGATAGAATTCTTAACGTTATAAGAGGTAAGTAATGCCAAAATATAAACCAGACAGTGTAGAGCAAGCTATGGTTGATTGGATAAAGAATCAACCTAGATTGATTAAAGAACAGGAGGCGCCAAAAATTCAAGGAGCAGACACTCCCGAAGATCCTGTTTCGATAAGACAACCAAAATTGAGAGATTCACCTGCTAAAGACTCTGTAGACGACCAGATTGACGCGCTACTCTTAAGATATGAAACTTCTTCAATAAGGGCAGAGCCTAGCTTGAACGAGTCATTAAAAAGCTTAAACCTTAAATTTTTACTTGAGCAGGAAGAAGAAGAGCCGATAGACGAACCGCCTGTCGAAGACGAAGCTCCTGTCGATGATGCTCCCGCTGATGATGACTCTGCTGAAGATGCACCAGAACCTGAAGGTAGCGAAAAGATATCAGTCACAACACCCGCTGAAAAGCAAGAAATTCCTGATTTAGACATTGATAGATTTGCGTCTAGAGTTGTTAGGCTTTTAAACAATTACCAAAGCTTACTAAATGTCGAAGAAGCAGTTTTAAACAGGGCAAAAACTTTCCTTGATGAAAACTATGGAGACGCTTTTGTTCAGGCGTTTAATGATACTCTCATGCAAAACTATGGAATTGAATCGGTTGAATTTGATAATGTTCCGGAGGTTGGAGAAGATACTTATGCAGTCGGTGCATTTGCAGGAGGCACAGGTAGTCTGCCTTCTGGAGGAGGCTGATTGGCACTCAGAACAGAAAAGTTTAATAAAAAGTCAGTGCATTTCAACATATCTAAAGATGCACACGCTGCTTTTAGAATTGCTTGCTTTGAAAGGAGCTTATCAATGCAAGAAGTGTTTGAAGAATTTGTTCAAAGAATACTTGCAGAAGATCCGCACATGCTTAGGCTTTTAGATCAAGTAGCTGAGAATAAAAAGAACAAAACAGGAAAGAAATTTTCAAAGGAAGATGTAAAGTCTATCTTTGACATGCTTGAAGAAGCAGATCCGTTTAAATAAGGAGAAAAAATGCCTGAAGAAAACAAGACAACCGAAGAATTAAAAGAGCTTGCATCTGAATTTGTAGAAGAAGCTGGTGAAAAAATTAAAGAAAAAGCTAAAGAAGGATTAAGCAGTAAGGTTAAAAAAGCACTCTACTTAGACAGCAGGTCAAAAGGTGCGCTCGATGCTTTCCAAGAAAAGCTTGTTTCTAGAAAGCTGCTTGTTTTTTTGACCGCCACCGGTCTTTTGATAGGCGCAGGTTTAGATCCAGATACCTGGGGAATGATTGCAATGTTTTATATCGGAGGACAATCTGCAATTGATGCAGTTCAGGTCTGGCGGCACGGTAAATAAATGAGCGTTGTTCACAAAATAAAAGCTGTTGTCACAGAATACTGGGAAATCTTTGTTGGCTTTTTAGTTTTGCTTGTCGGGATTGTTATAGGAACGTCCGGAAACAGAGAGAAAGTTCTGAAATCTGATGTAAAAGCAAAAGAAAAAGCAAGAGTAAGGTCTCAAAAGAAAACCAAGCAGGCAATAGAAAGAAATCAAGAAAAATTAGAAGTGATAGAAAAAGAAAAAAAGCAAAAAGAAAAAGATGCTGATCTCAATCGCAAGGACACAAAAAAAGAATTGTTAAAAGATCCTGATAAACTTGATAAAATATTAGAGGAAAAATACGGTTTAGAAGGAGAATAACAATGAAGATGATCTTCTTAATGACAGGACTGGTTTTTGCTAGTCCTGATTTTGTTAATGTGGAAGAAGGACAACCAGCGCCTATATCGGGAAAAATTCTGACAAGTGAAGCACTTGCAGAAATAATTTCTCAACACCAGCGAGAAATTGATCAGTGTAAAATTGATGCTGATTTTGATTTTAAAAAGTACCAAGCTAATCAAGAATTAAAATATGAATTACTTCAGATCAAGTACGATTCTGAAGTAGAAATGTATCAAAGTATGATTTTAGCCAGGGATGCTCAAATTAAAAAAGACAAAAAAAGAGATGTTTGGCAGAGATGGGCAACTTATGGTGCATTTGCTCTAGGTGTAGGCACGACTGTTGCGATAACATATTCAGTAAATCAGACAGCCGGTAGATAAAAATCTATATTTAGAAGATACTTAATAAAGAAATTGGAGATCTTTATGGAAGTAAAAATTAAAAAGTCTGTCTTGTTTAATTTGTTGAAAAGCAGACTTTCAGAAAACAGAACATACGGTGACAATCCAGGTGGAAATTTTATTCATCCTTTTGATATCAACGATGGTCCAGTCATACCAGACGCTCAAATGGCAACTCAGCTTTCGGTATCAGCACCACCTGTCGAAGATCCAGAATACGTGCCTGCAACTATGCGAGAATTAAGAGCAGCAGCAGAGAGGATTTCTCAAGAAGTTCCTTCTTCACAGATTGAAGACTTTTACAGGTTGCTTCACAAAAGCCTAGACATTACTTTAGACAATGCTGAATCAGCAATGGTTAATGAAGTATATTCAGGCGAGGGTATCATCAATATTTTAAAGGAATACATTGATGATGATGACCCACTAGTTAGAGGCCCTATTGAAGCAGCAGCTAAAAAATATGTCGAGTCAGACGGCATGCTTGATGTATACGAAGTTGCCGATGAGCTTGAGCAGAGGTTTGAAAATCTAGGGTATTCAATTAGTTCAACTGAAATAGCAGATAAGATTATGGACGCAGCATCAGAAATTGGATCTTCTGATACAGGAGACACCGGGTTGTTAGCCACGACACCTTCAACAGGTTACCGATCTCCTTCTTCTTCTGCTCCTGAAGTTCAAATTCAAGCAGACGATGACGATTCAGGTGAAGACGTTTCTGATGAAGATGCTGAGCGACTCATGCGCGGCGTTGGCCAAGATCTTGAAAGAGAAGAAGAAGTTGATTCTAGACCAAAGGTCCTAAGAGCAGAATATTGGAATAAATTAACATCAGAGGTTGAATCAGGAAAAATTGAAGGACTTTTTGCAGTTGCTCAAAGTGTAATTGATTCTATGGACGCCGTGTCTAGAATAATTGGCACAGAGACCGCTGCCAAGTTTGGTTACGCCGGTGCCGGTACTGAGGAATCACAGTCGACCCAAGGTGAAGCTTCTTCTTGGAAAGGTATTCTCAGTAATGAAGTAAACACAAACGACGAGGTCACTTACAAGCTTCCTGCAAAAAAGAAGACAGAACAATTCTGGAAACCACGCGTTATAAAATTTATTAACAAGTTTGGGACTGGTTCCGCCGGAACGCTGTCACAAGTTTCTGAGGATTTTTCTAGATTGGTAAATGTTGCTTACGACAAATATCAAGAGGGATCTGGTCTTGACATAACTAGATTCTTAGATCAAGTCTCCAATAGGGTTGTCGAATCTATCCTGTATCATCCGACGTACGGCGCACTTACAAGAAACGCTCCTGCAGGTGAAAGCGAATTACTGTCTAAGTTAATTGATACAGGCTTCTCATCTCAAACTAAAAAAGAACCATTTAATATTCCTAATAAGACAGTTTTTAGATCTAGAAACTTAGATCCAAGTGAAATGGTAAAGCACGCTGACGAAGAAAAAACTCTCATGCAGGCAATTGTCGATGCAGTCGTAGCTTACACAATTGTCAAGTCTGATGAATTTAAGTCTGAGAGCAGACAACTCGATGCTGAACTAGAAAAAGAAGAAAGAGACGCGGCAATTCAAAGCATTATTAGTGATCTGTCTAACAGTGATACGTTTAGTTACACATCAGGACGAGGGAAAGCAAAATCAACAATAAGTGTGATGAAAAATGAAATAGTTTCAGAAGTTGAGGCTTATGTCGCAGCTAAGTTTGCTGAAGCTCAAGAGTACGCTGAGTCGAGAGACCGCGGTGAAGAAATGTCTGATGAGGAGATCGCTTCTTACATGGACGACGAAAGTTTATCGGAGGAAGAAAAGAGAGCAAGATTTACTGATGAAGTTGGCTCTGAAATTATGAGAAATACAGGTTCTGTTGCTTCTTATCGTAATTACGTTACCTCTGTACTCAATAAAAAATTTGATGGTGCTGTGAAAGGATTAAAAGACTTAGATGATCCTGACACTCAAGACGATGCTAACTACGTCACAGTTTTTAATGATACTTTAGGTGAAGTGCTTCCTGGAATTGAAAAAGCTTTAATTTCAATTACAAGAGATCTTCGAGCAGCCGGTCAAGAAGAGAATCTTAGGTTTATGGCAAATGCTATCGCTGAAGTGCGTGCGATTAGAGAACTGCTTTACAGTGACAAGACTCGAGGCGGCGAGCAATTCATCCAGAATCTAGAAGGCAATATCTTTACAATTGGGGACGAAGAAGTAGATGCCTTGGAATTCTTTTCTGATGGTATAAACTCAGGGCCAGCGATACTGAGGTATGTTGTATCTGAAATGATAGGCGCAACGCTTAAAGGCAATAACAAATCAATTGAAGGAATTGACTTTTCTTTTGAGAAGAAAATTAAATCAACTTCTGAAGACGCGACAAAAGAAGCTATGCAGCGCTTCGCAGACATGCTCAAGCCTCTTGATCGAGCGCAAGAAGCAGCATACAGAACGGCACAGGAGATAGGTGTCAAAGAATCAAAAGCTAAATTTACAGACAACAAAGCGCCAGGCGTGCAGGTCAAGACTATCTATCCTTTCTTTGGTAGAGTTAAAAAACTCCCTGATTTTGATAAGCTAAACGCCGCTGCAAAAAATTACGTGTGCTGGTTTTCTTACCTCGCAGAACAAATCAATGCTTCGCCAGAAGAGAGGGTCCTTGTTGCAAAACGTCAATACAACGAAATGCAAAAATTTGTAGATCAGATAACAGGCAGAGCGGTTTCTCAAGCTAAAAAAGATGAAGAAGGAGTTGTGACAGACATTAACAAGATTCTGTCTGAAATTGAAGCTGTTGAAGATTTCACACAATCCAAGGTGAAAGAATTAAATCGCGATGACGAGAAAATGAAAACCATTGTTAAGAAAGCACTTAAGCTTCATTTAGAAGATTTAGACTCAGTAGGAATCACTGCCACCGAAGAAGGTGAATAAATAAAATGAAATCTCTGATAGAGCAAATTCGAAAGAACTCCTGTGACATAAAGGAAGACTTTGATTTTACAGCTGGAATGAAAAACCTATTTAGCAGCAACGTTCAAGGTGTGAGAGACATTCCGGAGATGCCAATTGAAGCGACTGAATCTAACTGGGAAGAAGTTTCTGATTTTTCAAAGACTTATCTTTCTAGAAACTTTTTCTTCGAAAAACACAAGCATCTTAGATTTTTTGTTTCTGAAATTCTAAAAGAATCAGACGAATTGATGCATCACCCACATCTGGAAGTAAGTAAGGATAACGTAAAAGTCATACTGTACACACACGACATAAATGATGTTTCAGAGCTTGATTTAAAATTAGCAAAATTTATTGATGAAATATATGATGATGTCAAGTTTATCGAGGAGTTTTAATTGTCTTTTTTTGTTAGCGAATCACTCAAAGGCAGAATAAGCGAAGAAGATTTAATTAAAGATACTGAAGACAAAACATTGGAAAGCGTTTCTTCAGTCTTCGTAAAAGCTAAATTTGAAAATTTTTCACACGACTTTGAATTTGTAAGCTTAGAAAGAAAGAAAAATTTTCAGAAATTAGTTATTGAAATACCTCAATCTTATTTACATTTATCAAAAATGCTTAAATCAAATGTTGAATTTGAGGTGTCTGCCTACGACGGTGCTGTCACTAAGATTTACAAAGCAGAAAGCAACTATGAGCTTATTAAACAAAACAGAAGAAATTGCTATTTATTAAAGATAGTTATAGGTGAGCAAGCTGAGGAACGAACATGATTAGAATAAAAGACGAAAACGAACTTTTGAATTTACTTAAAGTTATATCTAGCGAAGCAGTTAGCGTTTCAAAGCGTTTAAATGAAAGTGCCGATCCTACGACAAAAGAATATCTTAAGCAGTATGAAAGAGACGAAGATTTGTATGGGTCTTTATCAGAACAAGAAGAAGATGAGGAAAGTTCTCCTGAAGAAACTGCTGAAGAAGAACCTGCTGAAGAAGAAACTGCCGAAGAAGAGCCTGCTGAAGAAGCTGAAGAAGATTTTGTTGACGCAGGCGTATCTTTTGACTCAATAACACGAGCAATTAACAATCTAAGGTCAGGAAAGTCACTTAAAGATTCAGGCGTTAAGAAACAAGCTGCAGATTATTACGATAAGCTATCAGACTCAGAAAGAAAAGCACTTTTTGTGTTCTTGGAAGCTTTGTCAGAAATCATCTCTGGTCAAATACAAGGAAAAGAAGCACAGGACCCGAGTGACCCTCCTGTTTCAATTAACTTCACTTCAGGCGATTCTGAAAAAGAAGATGAAGCACCTGAAGCACCCCCCGAAGAGGTTCAGACTGAGCCTGAGCCCGAACCGGATGATGCTCCAAGCGCAGAAGAAGGTGAAGAAGGTGAAGAAAGTGAAGAAGACACCACACCACCAATTAGAGTCAACGAGTCACAAGACATCTCTTTGCTTAGAAAAAAAGTTAGAAGAATGATGCTCAGAGGTTAAAATGATAATCTCAGAAAAAGGTGTTAGAAAGATTATTCGTGAAGCGATTAGATTTAGGCAACCTGAAGGTCCGACAATTGATTCTGACGACCCCCGGTATAGGTGTAATTTATCTGCACTGAGAGATGCAGATGACGAGACTTGGGCTGCTGGTGTCTTAGTGTTTTTATCTAGATTACTGTTTTTTAGCCCAACAGGTATGTCAGACAAGTCTTTACTGCAACAGCTTGACTTATTTTTATCGACTGGTCAAAGAAACTTGACACCTGACGAAAACGAACAATACAACCAGGCGATAAAAAAGATTTTATCTTCAGGCAACTACAAAAATACGCTTATTGATAGAATTGAAAACGTACTTGACGTCATGTTCTTTCCTACTGCTTCTGCTGTCTGCAACATTATAAATTCTTACTATGAAGCATCAAGCTTTGTTCCGGCAGCCGGCAGTGCCATTACATCATCAGACGAAGAAAAAGTCGCTAGTATTGTTGCTGCACTTGAATCCAGTTCTAAAAAGATGTTAAGAGAAATGAGGCTCAGAGATTTTATACCTAGTTATCAAATTCTCTTCCCTGCGACATTTTTAGCTATTTCACAAGGAAAAGATCGATCAGAGTATAGAGAAATTTTTAGACAAGAAAATGACCAGCTAATCAATACTATATTTAACAAAGACAGTCAAGATGTAAGTAGATTAAATTTAGCTATAAAAAAAATTCATCGTGGAACAGGTAATAGGCGGACTCAAGAGTTAAGATTAAGTCCTCTTGACAATTATTTTGAAAATATTATTATCAAAAAAGACAAAGACAACTACAAGATTGCTAAAAAAATCAAGGAAGAGATTAGAAATTTAATTGCTAATCAGCCTATTTCCATCTAAAAAATTTAACAAACAATTCACGTTACTATATTATTGTTTGTTAAACGGAGTAGCAAATGTCACAGAATTGGTTTCCAGAGATTATGTACGAAGAGAGCGAAGACGGAGTCAGCTCAAAGATCCCTTTTGTTCTAGTTCCTAAAGAAGAAGTCATGCCTTCACTTATTTACATATTTGAAAGTCGTGAAACAGGTGAACACGAGCCGGGATTAGACGGTGATCCTGTGCCTATCCTTGAAATGGACCTGCATCAATATGCGGACATGAAAGTCTTAAAAGAAAAATTAAGCCTCGAACTATACGATCAGGTTAGAGAGTGTTTAGGACTGCAACCTCTTCAAGAGGCTATCGCCGCCGGTCGAGGTGTCACGTCCAATGTTAGAAAAAATATTGAAGAAAAAACCTCAAATCAAGTATAGTTAATATACAATCTTTAGGAGGATAGTATGGAAATTAACTTAGACAGACTTTGCAAACTTGCTGGTCTTGAAAGTACTACTCAAACGCTTAACGAAGCTTCTAACAGCAGCATGCGCGACGATCCTGCGCTCGCTGGCGAGGCAGAGTACAGATACGGCTCAGGTCAACTTGCTGAAGGCGATGGCGACGCTGATGACGAACGTGGACAAGATGCTGAGAACGAGGGGATGGACCCAACGATGGAGGGTGACACTCATGAAGAACCTCGTGAGGGTATGCATATGGGTATGTCAGGTCACTCTATGGAAGAGATGGAAATGATGCCTCCTCCTGCTGAAGAAGGTATGATGGGTCACGGTCACATGCGTATGGAAGACATGGAAGAAGACATGGAAGAGGGTATGGGCCACACGGAAATGGAAGAAGACATGGATGAGATGATTGAGGTCGACGAAGCTATGCTCGTTCAGGAAATCAGAAGAGCTCGTGAAATGCTAGCTGAAGCTGCTAGACAGTCTCAGGCTACTCCTGAGCAGCTTGCTGAGCAGCAGCTCAAAAAGATTGTTGCAGAAGAAGTTGAGAACGTCATGAAGGACTTAAACCTCACAGCTGGCTGGGTGTACGGAGACAAGAAGCCTACAAACAGCCGCCGCGGCGTAGTTAACACAGCTTTTCCAGGCATAGGATTCAAGAACTCTAAATGAAACTGCATGAATCTGCTATTAAAGAGCTTATAAGAATCTTTCAAGTTCACGGAGGCCACAGAGAAGAGTGGCGTCTAGGTAACGAACTTTCAAAGATTGACTTAACAGCTTACAATCAGCAGAGTACAGGTAAAGACGTTTTAGTTTTGTCAAGGGACATTAAAAAAGCTTTACAAAAATAATCCTCCTAAGAATTAAAAATTTGCTCACTTTGTATTATTATATCCACTGAGGTGAATATATGAAATACAAGGTCGGGCAAATTTTCTATTTGGTAGGAAGTGAAACTGCTAGAGTAATACCTTTTAGAATAATCGAAGAAATTACAAGAACGACTCTTGACGGAGTTGAAAAGTCTTTTATGGCTGAGCTACCTGATGAAAATAAAACTAAAATAGACGTAGCAAAGCTTAAGGGTGAAGTTTTTGAAAATATACGTGATGTCAAGTCACACATGCTTGCAAATGCTACAGCTGCAATTGAAAAAATGTTGGATTCTGCACTCAAAATAGCTGAGCATGTTTACCAAGTTGAACAAGTGCAAGCAGAAGAAGAGATTGTTGAAGAAAAGCAAGAAAGTGTTTCTAGTAATGCTAGTCTCTTTTTTGAAGGAACGACTGCACTGCCTGCAGATGAAAGCAATGAGTTAGTTGAGACAAGTAGTGTGCAAAGTGAAGGAGAAGGTGATATAGTAAAAGTAGATATAGGTAACGGCGTTATGGCAAACGTCAATCTATCTGAGCTAAACAAAGTGAGACTATAATGAATGTGCTTTTTCTTGACGCGTACAATTTGATATACAGGGCCAGGTCAGGCTTTACTAAGGGTGACAACCCAGTTGTTTACAATTTTTTTCGTGGTGTGAGGCCACTTGTAGAAAAGTTTAATCCTCAAAAAGTTTATTTTGTACTTGAAGGAAACCCTAAATTTAGAAATGAAATATCTGAAGGTGCTTATAAAGGTAATCGGCCTAAGCAAAATCGATTTTTCCATGAGCAGAAAGCAACTATTATTTCACTTGTAAAGAACTGTTTGCCTTTTGAAACTGTTAGACACCCAGAGCTTGAGTGTGACGACACAATTGCTACACTAGCCTCTATTCACGCGAGAAACGGAAACAATATTACTATTGTCTCTTCAGACTCAGACTTTACTCAATTATTAAATGTTTTTGAAAACATTCAAATATACAATCCTGTCAAAAAATCATTTGTCTCAAAGCCTGATTATGATTATGTTGCCTGGAAAGCACTCAACGGAGATGCAACTGACAATATTGCAGGTATAAGAGGCGTAGGGCCAAAGACAGCTGAAAAGCTTGTAAGAAATGATCAGCTGCTTCGAGAGTTTTTGTCAGACGAAAACAATAGACGTATTTTTGAACGCAATGTCAACCTTATAAGATTAGTGGACTTTTCAAATAGCATGAACGAGCTAGAAACTCATCTAGGTACACAAGATTTTGACACACTTCGTTCTGCATTTGAACAAATGGAATTTAGTTCCATGCTTAAAGAAAAAACATGGAACAATTATTGCAAAACTTTTATGGAGTTATAAGTGTACTTAAGTGAAAACACACAAAAAAAACTTAGACTTGCCGGCGTGATTGCAGAAAACGAAGTTGTACTTTGCGAAGGTGACCTGTACATTGCTGTTAACGTAATTAGCAATCAGCGTAGAATTATTACTGTGGACAGACAGCTTTTAGAAAACAAATCTAACTCACGTCTGCTTAAAGGGTAATAATGTCAGAAATAAAAAGAGAGATAATTTCAGGAGATGATCTGTCTTCTGCGATAAAAAGAGGCGTTGATAAACTTTCAGACACAGTCAAGTCAACTATGGGTCCAAAAGGTAGGCTTGTGCTAATTCAGCGCCCGGGGCTTCACCCGATCGTAACAAAAGATGGTGTAACAGTTGCGAGCGCGATTAATCTTTCTGATGAAGTCGAGAATTTAGGTGCTCGTGTCATAAAAGAATCTGCATCAAGAACAGCAGACGAAGCTGGAGACGGGACGACTACAGCGACTGTTTTAGCACAAGCAGTTTACGCTCACGGACATAGAATGAAGGCAGCCGGATTTGATGTGGAAGAAATTAAAGAAGGAATGCAGCTAGGCTTAAAAATTGCACTTGAGGAACTTACAAAACAAAAACGAAACGTTGAAAGTGATTCTGACTTAATGAAGGTTGCAACCATTTCTTCAAATGGTGAAGAAGAAGTTTCTAACTTAATTGTCGAGGCCATAAAAGCATCAGGCGTAGATGGTGAAGTTATTGTGGAAGAAGCCAAAGGCTTTAAGTCTTCTTTGACAATTGTTGATGGCTACCAGGTTGAAAGAGGATTTTTGTCGCCGTATTTTATAACAGACAAAGATAAGTCCATCTGCGAGTTTAAAGACCCTGTCATACTAATGACAGATAGTGCACACACATCTATGCACAACCTTATGAAACCTCTTGAGGTTGCTTTAGATATGAACAAGCCAATACTTGTAATAGCAAATGACGTCGAAGGCGACGCCCTTCAAGGATTAGTGCTAAACAAGGTTAAAGGATCTTTGAGAGTTGCTGCAATAAAATCTCCAGGATTTGGTGCTACACGGCATGAACTTTTAGGAGATATGCAAACTATTCTCGGTGGTGAAGTCTTAGACTCTTCTTTTGATATGAGCAATTTTGATCATACAATGTTCGGTACATGCAAGAGAGTAATTGTACAAAAGAACTCAACGCTATTCATTGTTGACGAAGATAAAAGAAATGAAAAACAGCTCCATAGAATTGCCTCTATCAAAGAGATGCTTGAAGAACCTGGCCTCACTGAGAACGAAAGAGAGCTCTATCAGTATAGACTTCGTCAACTCTCAGGTGCTATTTCAGTTTTAAGAGTTGGCGCTTCAACTGAAGCCGAACTAATTGAAAGGTACGACAGGGTAGACGATGCTTTAAATGCGACGAAAGCAGCAATTCAAGAAGGTATATTGCCAGGCGGTGGAGTAGCCCTTGCTCGCGTAAGTAAGCATATTGAAATTGCTCAGCAGAAAGTAAAAAACGATTCTGTGAGAGCAGGAATGGCAATTATAGTCAAAGCTTGTCTACAGCCATTTAAACAAATAATCATAAACGGTGGCAAAGACCCGGCCTCATATTTAGATAAAATACATAATTCAGACTTGAACGTAGGTTTTGATTTTAGAAATGACAAGTTTGGCGACATGTTTGACCTCGGTATTGTTGATCCTTTTAAGGTGACAAGGTGTGCATTAGAAAACTCAGTTTCTGCAGCTTCTGCACTTCTGTCTGTAGGTTCAGCAATGATAGAACAAAGTACTTCATCTTAGTGAAAACACTAACCTCACACGATATGTATTAGAAGAGGTTGTAATGCAAAAATTAGACGACATAGAGGTGATGTTAGAGTCACTGTACAAACTTGAGAAAAAAGTTTCTTCTTGTACGCTGACGCTCAAGTTAGAGTCAGAAACTCACGTTCCTGACTTAATGACAAGAATTAGAATATTACCAACAGTTGCAGTTGTTGCACAAGCTGACAAGGTTGCAAGATTTCAAGACGGCGATGCGATGCTTATTGTGTCTATAAAATTCTTGCCAAAAACTTCTGAAATTTATTCTTCAATAAAGAAGCTCGCTAGCATGATTAAGAATTTACCAGGTGTCAAGTCAGTTACCGCAGAAAAGTACAACAAAAAGAAAGTTACGCTCCGCGGCCAAAAAATTGTGTTTTAGTGTGTAAATTTAAGAATTATAGCTTAATATAAAATTACTCAAAGGGAGATTAAAGTGAGATTCTTAAGCAAAGACGAACTACAACAAGTTGATCAAAAAGAAGTAAAGCAAATTTTTCTTACTTTGCGAAGAAAAATAAAAGATATTGAGTCGTCAGGAAAACTCTCAAAAAGCAACAAAGAAAAGCTTTTAAGTCTGCAAACTTACTATTGCTATGTTTACAGAGAGTTAGAGGTGCGACAAATTCTTAGAGTGCAACAGTAAAAATTGCATTTTAAAATAAAAAAACATTAAAAATTAAACATTAAAAATTAAACATTAAAAATTAAACATTAAGGAGCAACATGAAATCTTCACTAGACATGTATTTTAAATCTGCGGGAAGCCACAGCATACTAACACGCGAACAAGAAGTAAGCTTAGCAAAAAGAATTGAGGCAGGCGACGCAGTAGCTAGAAATATTATGATTGAGTCAAATCTCAAGCTTGCAATATCTATTGCAAAAAAATATGCAAAATATGGCGGAAGCTTAGAAGATTTAATTCAAGAATCAAACATTGGCTTAATTAAAGCTGTCGAGAAGTTTGATTGGCGCAAAGGTTTTAAATTTTCAACTTATGCATCGTGGTGGATAAAGCAGTCTGTTACCCGAAGTTTAACTAATAGCAGTGCGCAAGTTAAAATTCCTTCTCACACTCTTTCAAATGCAAGAAAAGTTTGGAAAGTTCAAAAAGAATATCGAGAAAATTTTGGATGCGATCCTTCAGAATCTGAGATTGGCGAAATACTCGGCTTGACGCCAAAGCATGTTCGGGAAGCACTTAAAGGAATCAAAGCCAAATATACTAAGTCTATCGACGAAAAGGTAGGCGACGAAGGTAACAGAACATTCGGAGACACGCTTCCTGATGAGAATGCTGTATCGCTAGATACGATTTTAGATAACGAAAAGATAAGAAAAGCAATTGTTAAATCATTGTCTTCTTTGACAAAGCGCGAAGAGCTGGTTCTCAGAATGAGATTTGGCATAAGCGATATTGACGAACAAGACACAAACATCTACGAAATAAAGGAGTAAACTATGCCGATGCCTAAAGGTTTTAAGTCAGAGAACGGATATTCTACTAAGAAGTCACTTGGTGGGAAGTCTTACCAAGAAATATCAAACATTATGTCTGAAAAAGGCTATAAGATGAATCACTCAACAGCAAGAAACGTTTTTGTAAGCTCTCTAGAAAAAATTGCTAGAGACGTTGTTGGACTTTACAACTTGCCTACAGACGATAAGTCAATCAATAGAATATCAAAAGATCCACGATTTCAAGATGCAATTGTTAATTTTATGAGAGAGATAGAGTACGAAGGAAAAAAGTAATGTCATTAGACGTTACTGGTTTTCATTACAACACAGCACTTCTTGAAGCCCTTGATTGGGACGAAGATAATCTTGAACAATTGACTTCACATGTATCAGAATACTTAGAAAAAGCGCCAGCCAAAGACCTTGACTTGCTCTTAAACAATGTAGAGTTGACATGGGGCTTAGAAGTAAAGAAAATATTAATAGAGATATTTAATATACAAGCATTTGCATTAAACTTGAATGCTTCAAGGAGTGATGATGTCAATTAAATTAAAATATCTTTTGTGGCGGAACAGACAAACATTCAGTAATTTTTGTGTGAGAGAACAAATAAAATCATACGAAGACTTGCTAGAGTATTGTCAGCTACGTCAAGTAGAGCCATTTTCGAAATTAGAATTTGATGAATTATTTACAACAGAAGATTTAAAAAAAGAAAAACCTGAAGTAAAATCTTCTGATGAACCGAAGAAAACCACAAAAAGAAAAACTACAAGAAAACGCACAAGTACTAGTAAAACACGCAAAAACACAAAAGTGCGGTCTGATAATTAGTAAATCTAAAAATCATAAAGATTATTTTCTAGTGCTGTGTGAAGGATCTTTGGAGGAGTGGTACATAAGTAATATAGATGGATACTAAAAATCTTTACGATTCAAGCGATCCGGATGTCATTGTATTGACAGACAATATAATTTACGATGAAATTGGTGAAGAAATTATTATGAGAATAGGCAGAATTCAAATCTCTTTGACACTTGAAGAATTTTCTGCAGTTTTTTCAGAAATAGAAGAAGCAGCAGGCTCCATACATAAAATATTATTGACGAGAGTTCAGCATGCACAGAACACAGAGGAGATAAATTAATGGCTTTAAACCACCCTAAAGCAGGACCAAATTCAGTCCCTGCCTACATAATGTCTGGCGTTCCCTATGTCACTCAATCAGTTTCTGGAGAAGTTCCTCGTTGCGACGGCGGCGGATCTCCTTCAACGTTAAAGCACAGTTTTCCTTTTGTGACAAAATTTTTTCAAGTTGAAAACCTTTCCTCTACAAGAGTTTTAAGAGTAGGATTTTCAGATTTAGGAGTAAAAGGTTCTGTTACTAATAATTTTATTGAAATTGCAGCCAGTGGCAAATCAGAAGTTTTTGAATTGCGATGCAAAGAAATTTTTCTAGGGTCGGTCGCAGGAACTGGAGCAGCTAGAATAGTGGCAGGTCTCACAACTATCCAGCAGGGTGAGTTTCCTATTTTAACAGGCTCTGTTGACGGAATAGCTGCGTTTGAAGGGGTAGGATAGTATGTCACTTAACTACCCTAAGTCTGGTCCAAACGACACACCTCAATATCAAATGTCAGGTGTACCTCACATTACTAGAGCTCTTGCGCCTCTCAAAACTTCAGACCCTAGTGACTGCGTAAAAGTAAGCTTTCCATTTGTCACAAGAAATCTGACAATAACAAACGGTGGCGCTGTTAGTTTAAGAGTTGGATTCTCTGCTAATGGTGCCCACGGAGGGTCGTCTAACGCTATTGTTATAGCTTCAGGACAAACAGTTACCTACAGTTTCAGGTGTAAAGATTTATTTTTGATGAGTGACAATGGTTCAACAACTTGCGCGTGTCTAATAGTTGCGGGATTAACAACAATTAAAAGAACTGAGTTTCCTATACTCACTGGGTCTATTGTTGACGGAGCACCATCTTTTGAAGGCATTGGTTAAAAGCTCCCTTGTAAATACTTAGCCTGCTTGATATTATCATCTTGTAGGAAATTGTATGCAAAAAGTAATAATTGTGTCAGGATATTTTAATCCTCTTCACAAGGGTCATATTGAGTATTTCAACAATGCAAAAGATCAGGGTGACAAGCTGTTTGTGATTGTCAATAATGATCTCCAGCGCGCCCTGAAGGGTTCTAAGGAATTCATGAAACAAGACGAAAGACTGTGTATTGTTGAGAGCTTAAGAGTTGTAGACAGTGCAATACTATCAGTCGATCAAGATCGCACTGTCTGTGACTCCTTGCGTTTTATTCATTCTCTTTATCAGCACATGCCTGGAGAAGAAACAACATTAGCTTTTGCAAACGGTGGAGATCAAAACAACGATACAATTCCAGAACGTCAAGTTTGTGAAGAATTAGGCATTGAGTTAATCGACAAGCTTGGTAAAAAAGTTCAATCATCATCCTGGCTGCTAAGAGAGTAGTCATGAAGAAAAAAATAATATTTTGTATGGGTACAGGTCGTTGCGGAACATCGTCTGCAGCTTTCCTACTCAATAGTCAGAAATCATCAGTCTTTACACACGAGCTCTTTCCTATTCTTCCATGGGAAGAGGAACGCTCCAGATCTAATGCAGCTAAATCTTTAATTCAGTTTAAATTTAATCAATTGACACATCAGTGTCACAATTACGATATAGTTGGAGATTCTGGAAGTTATTACCTCCCTTATGCTGAAGTCTTGATAAGAAGTTTAAGAGATAGTCACGACTACAGTCTAAAATTTTTAGTCCTAAAGAGAGATAAGTCACAAACTGTTAAGAGTTTTCTAACTAAATTTAAAACTCAAAATAACAACCCGCTCCAGCGGCATAACGGACTGAAGAATGAATGGGACGCTTCTTTTCCTAAATACGATACATGGACTCTTGAAGACGCGGTTCAAAAATACTATGACGAGTATTACGAAAGATCAAATAGATTGGCAAGTGATTTTCCTGAAGTAGTTAAAGTTTTTAATATCGAAGATCTTAATTCAGAAGAAGGTTTAAGAGGCATATTTAGGTTTTTAGAAATTGAAGACCCGTTTCTTATTACTAATATTAGAAAAAACCCAACAAAGACAGTTGAAAATGAATAAGATATTTTTGTTTGACATGGATGGTACTTTAACTTCACCTCGAAGAAAGATAAGTTTTGAAATGATACGTGCGCTAAAAGATCTTTCTAATTTAGGCAAGATTGGCATTGTAACTGGATCTGATTACAATTATGTTGTTGAACAATGTACAAGCATGTTTGAGGTAGGTGGTGTACCTGCAGACCGTGTAGAGCTGTTTCCGTGTAACGGCACTAAACATTACAAGTGGGGTGGTTCCAGCTTTAAAAAGATTCATGATGTTGACATGATAGAGGCTATTGGAATTGAAAATTATCAAACACTAATACAGAACTTATTTTCGTTTCAGTTAATGATTTCTGTAAAGCATCCTTTGCCTTACACAGGAACATTTTTTGATTACCGCGGTTCTATGTTAAATTGGTGTCCGATAGGCAGAAAAGCTAGCAAATCTCAAAGAGAAGAGTGGATTAAAGCTGATTCTGAAGAAAACATAAGATCTTACTTTTTGAAAGAGATTAACAACGTTGTCAATAAAAGAAATTTAAAATTATCAGTAGCACTTGGCGGCTCAACTAGTTTTGACATATTTCCAGAAGGATGGGACAAAACATATGTTTTAAATCACTTAGAAGCGTATAGTGATATTGATTTTTTTGGAGACAAATGTTCTCCATCCGGTAATGACTATCAGCTTTACGAACTTTTAAAAGATGGAAAAGGCACACAGGGATACGAAGTCAAAGACTCAAAACATACAATCGAAATTATTAATTCAATCATCACTAGAGGAAATTCATCATGAATACTTTTATACTAGACTATGACCCATCAGTGGCAGCAAAATTTCATTGCAACAAACACGTTGTTAAAATGATTCTAGAAAGTGCACAGATGTTGTGTGCCGCACACTGGGCGCATCTCCTTAGAAGTGAAGGGAAAACAATTTCAGATTTTAAACGAATTAGAGATGCTCAAACTTGGGCTTTTGAAAACACACCAAAAAGTTTACAACCACCTTGGAAAATGTCACACATGCGCCATCCCTGTACTGTGTGGACTTCGGAAAATATTTCAAACTATTCATGGCAACTTAGGTTATGCGAGTCTCTTTTGGATGAATACACACGCAGGTATCAAAAACAACACAAGACAGAAGTAGAGGCAAAATGGCTCAAGAAGAATTACCCGGTTAATATTCCAGATGAACCACTGTCAAATTTTCCTGTCTGCATGAAAGAAGAGTATAAAATTTTTAAAGAGCAAGGTATAGTTGATGTCGTTGCTTCTTACAAAAATTATTACATCAAAGATAAAGTAAGATTTGCAAAATGGGAACCAAGATCTGTAACACCTGCTTGGTTTTTAGAAGGAGTTCAAAATGGATAAAAAAGATTTACAAAAGATTCTAAGTGTAAGACAAGAACTTATTGATCACTTTAATACACTCAGAGATTATAAGAGCAATAAAAATGCTTTAATGAAAGAATCAGATCATGCCTACATTGTTCATAAAACAATCACACAGATAGATGAAATTTTAAAAGAGCATGTAGAATTTTCTTGAAAGGTACTTAGATGTTTAACACCAACATTGTTATAGGCGCTGCTCTTTTCATTGTAGGTCATGTACTTGCGTGGTACACGCATAACTTGCAATTTGTTTCAGACTTCTGGAAAAATAGACCTATTTTATCAAATGTACTGTTTGGATTACCCTGCGGTTTAATTTTTTGGTACGGAACAAAATACATTATGATTGAAACAGAAGAGCTGTGGACAAGTAGATTTATAGCCTTTTCTTTGTCTTACTTTACTTTTCCTTTAATGACATGGTATTATTTAAACGAATCGATGTTTACTCCTAAAACTATTATTTGCACAATGTTAGCATTTGCAATTATATTTGTTCAAATGGTTTTTAAGTGAAATATATATACTATGTCTGTAAAGGTCGTCTATAATCCTGATACTGGTTTATTTCAAAACAAGGGTAGTATTAGCGACACTGCACCTGCGTTTAAGATCGAACATAATCACAACAAAAAAGATGTTTTAACTCTGCACGTTGATAGAGCTGTGTCTTTACAAGGTTCAGAAGAGTCAGGTGTAAGCGAAGTGAGCGGTTCTCTGCTAAGTCTAAAAGGCAGACAAGAAGGACTACATTTTCACGTGGGGGGTAATCAGTACATATCGAATAACTGCTGGTTTAATGCTGATCATCCAGAAAACCCGTTTGGTAGGTGGCAGTACGAAACAACTAGCGGTGCTGCTTTTAGATGGGGCTTTTTGTCATCAACAGGAATGTTCGAGTTAGATTGGGCAAAGTCAGGTGTTGAAGGCCAAGTGATTACTGGAAGCAGTAACGCGGAATGGGGTACTGGCTTATCCATGACCGCTTCAAATGGTGCAATAGGTATCGGTAAGCGATCGAGAAACGGATTAAGCGCCACACTAGATGTCACGGGAAGCAATCACGTCGCTTTGGCAGTGACAGGATCTGCGGACATTGGAGGCGGCGCACCAGATTCTTTCTTTGCCGTCCCCAGGTTGACTAACGACCAGAGAAACGCACTGACTAGTGTCTTTGACGGTCAAATAATATACAACACTTCAGACGGAAAATTTCAAGGCAGAGCTGATGGCGCCTGGGTTAATTTACACTAGGGGCATTATGAAAATCACAAGATCACAGCTGAGGCAAATTATTAGAGAAACTATCGGCAAAGTTCACGTTCAGACAAGACTCCGAGGACAAAACGATAGAGACGCTTTTGCGTCTGGCGTTTTTGAAAATGAAATTCAAGGTGTGATAACACGTGTGCACGGTAAAGGACCACCCGACCCTGTAGATCTCGACCCGGATGATTTAGTCTTAGATGATGACACAGATGATGTAAAAAGATAATATTAGTGTTATATTTAAAGAACATGGGCCTGCAATGGTTTCGACGGGGTAGAATCAAGGGGAGAGTGCAAGCAGGAAAGATACATCCTTAAAAGTTCAAAAACAATAGTTGCAAACAACAACTTACACTTCGAACAGCGCTTAGCCGCTTAATCGGGTGGCCGCTTAAAGCCATCTATCCAATTTAAGCGAAACAACAGACAAGTTGTAAAAATCAAACCATTTATCGCAACAGGATGGTAAGCGATATCTCAAAGCCATCTATCTTTTTTAATTTGTGACAGTAAATTAAACAAGCTTGTGAATGACTCAAACTAAGACTGCTGCGGACGCGGGTTCGACTCCCGCCGGGTCCACCATTTTTTTAT